TTTATTATTATTTTTAAAAATAATATTTATTTCATGGGCATGAGATAAATCTATATTTTCTTTAATCGGGATTTCGACCCAGTCATAAGAATTATCATTTTTAGATAATAATTTTGTTCCGTTATATAATTTACCCGATAATTTTCTACCACCAAGCTCGATATGATCTTCATCGATATTTATACTTCCGATAATCTTTTGAGTATCCAAAGTATCGATTGAATAATCGTATCGTTTAGTTTTTTTATAATACTGATTATCGTCGATCGTATAGTTCTCGATATTAAGAGAAACCATATTGTAGATTATATCATTTTTTCTAGTATTTAAATAATCTTGAATTTCGATAATTTTATTTTGTAAGTCGGCAAGGTTAACAGAATCATCATGTATTAAACTAATCATATGTTACCTTTTATATATTTTAAATTCTTTATCGGATGAAATAATGCCATCTTTTATCGTGATAAGATTATTCTTAAAATCTTTTCCGCAATAATTAATAGTTAATGGGATAGAATATCCGCTTACGCTAACCAAAATATAATAGTCACCTTTTTCTAATTTAGATAAAGTATATTCTTTATATTCTAGTAATGCCATATCATAATTATTTTTAACGGATCGATTATTATAAGATAATCGTTGATCGAATGAAAGTGACTTATTGCCGACCAAGATTTCGTTAGAGCTAATCTTATTATTATTTAAAAATATAGATCCAGCAATATCGACAGTGTCGAGTGATAAATTATTTAACGTTTCATTTACCGAAATAAAGTTATCGTAAAAATCTAAGACATTAACATACTGATCGTTATCGATAATGGTTGATTCGAGGCTATTTATTTTAGAAATAAGATTATTAATCTCGTTTCTCAATGTATTAATATCTATCGACATTTAATAATATATCCTCCTAAACCTTCCCAATAATCGCTATAACTACTATGGTGTTTTTTACGTCGACGCCAGATCTCATGAACTTCGAATTTCCAGTTCCATGGATTTTGATCGATACGAGAAATTGTTTGATAGTTCTTATCGCCGCCATAATAGTTTTGGAACGATACCGACATATTTGTCATCGGGCTTGAATTATCGTTAACTTCATATGGATTATATTTTCGTTTATAAGCATCTTTAATCATAAAGAATACTGTATGGAAATCATTTTTATATGGGTTATATGCATATACTTCACGCCAATCATTTTTGTTCGATTCTCCAATGGAATTACCGTCTTTCCATTGAGGAAGTTTTACGAATTTACGATAATTATTTTTAGTAATAATCGTTTTATCGGTAGCCAAACCATTATTATTTATTTCTAAATATTTATTATTATCTTTTGCAATAACGAAAGGCCAAACAGAAATATCGACACCATCAATCGTAAATAATACGCCATTGGATTTATTAAACTTTATAGCTGGTTGATTACCAGAATTAATCGTTAAATTACCGTCAAGATTTAAATCGTTATAACGAAGATAATCGACAGCATTATTTTTATTTAAAAACTTATTATCTGATTCTTGTTTCGTATAATATCCAGAAAGTTTATTATTAATGAAAGCCAATAAATCATCTATAGATGTCGGAACAGTATTCGTTAGATAATCTTTCATTTGATTAATACGATTAGTATATTGATTAAGTAAACCGTTAACGCCAGTTCCTTCAGCGGCGTCTCTAAAAGATTTTATGGCATCAATTATTTCATTTATTTTTCTTGCTTGTAAAAACGTAGTCGTTCTACTTCTTAAATGTTCTATCATCGCCATAACACCTTCATAACATTGCCGTTATTACGGCTTTGATTGTACCCAGTAAATACAGGACCAGTCTTTTGAGTTAACTTAACATAAGATGCTGTTACCTCGACACCGACCGTAGAATACGGAGTTAAGAATTTAATCGGAACTTCGGCTCTACACATATATACATAAGCTGGCGCAATACGATGATCGTTTTGCAAATCGTGACCATCTTCGTGATATGTATTATCGACGATAAGAACTAAATCATTCCATTTCGCCGGTAATTGAACTATACCGCCTACATTGTTAATAGAGCTATTCGGGATTTCGTTCCAAGCTGCCGGAATATAAGTACGTTCGCGTAGCTGGAAGATATCTTCACCTAGAGAACGTTGAGTACCGGTATTAATATTCTTAGCATATAGCTCAGATCCATCAGGATTGATTAATTTAATCCAATCACCATCGATAATTAATTTTACACCGTTAAGAGTCATTAACGTGTTGCCATTTTTATGGCCTATAATTTTATTGTCGCCAGCAACTGTAAGTTTATGCTGATAGTCTAAATTTTGATTCTTTAAAATTGCATTATTTAAACTAGCTTTTGTTAAATAACGATCGTCTTGTTCTTGTTTATTAAAATAAGACTTAATAGTCTCATTAAATCCATTTTTGATATTTTCTAAAGACTCAGAAAAACTTTTTCTAGCATTATTATAAATTAAGTTAATTTTATTAAACTCTTTGATAAAGTCGTTTGTCGAAATTGTTTTATCAGAAGTATCTTTAATAATATCTTTTAAGCTATCTATAATTTTATTAATTTCTTGTGTCGCTTTATATGACACAGAAAATTTTTCCATTCTTTTTGCCATACAAAACTCCTATCGATAATAAACTGCTTTTATAATGCCGTTAAATCCTTCTTTACTCCAATCAAGATTAATAACGCCATTTTGTAAATTAATCGTGCAATCTCCATCCTTATAATAAGGTTGACCTAGACTTAACTCGATCAATATATGATTAATGTATAAATGCCCGTTATCATTGCCGTCATGATATTGGTATACGATTAACATTTGATTCGCATCGTCACCATATACGCTAGAATAGTTTACGTTTCGAGTATTTCGACTACCTGGAAGTTCGACCCATTCACCAGGAGAAATATAACTAACGCCAGTAACTATTTCTTGACCGTTAATATAAGTAACACCATTTCTAATTTCGATCGGAACATTACCGTCCGGAGAAATCATTTTAAAATATCCTGGGCGGACTTCCCAACTACCGTTACCAAATTGAATGATTGGACCGCTAGTATTATTTAAACTAATATGACCGTTAATATTAAAATTATTATTAATAGTTTCATCACGATCTTTGCGTAAATAACTATTCGCTGTAGAAGACGAAGCAAATAAATCATTACTATTAGCTTTTGTATAATAACTAGACAACTTATTGGCTATCGTATTTCGAATATCGTTTAATCGACCTTGCAGACCTTGAATAGCATCTTCGATAGCTTTTTTATTAGTTTTAATAAAATCTAATAAAGTCTGTTTTGTAACCGTTGTACCCGAGATACGTTTAAGATCTTCAATCTCAGTATCAAATTCGTTGATCTTCGCGTTAATTTCGCGAAGACCAACAAGTTCTTTTAATTTTTGAATCATACAGAATCACCGTAATTCAATACATCGTTTTGTTGAGTGTAGTATAGAATATACCCACGTTCTGGGAATACACTATGGAGAATTACTTTGTTTGCATTGTATTCAGGAGTAATCGTACTAAGTTTCTTATTAATACCGTCATAAATCACGACCTGAATAATTTCGACATTAGGAATATCCAAGGATAATTCATAATTGTCTTCACCTTGTTTAATCCATTTATTAGTGCCGAATTCTAATTTTTGAATAATAACGCTTTGATTAATTTTATCGACAACATTATTAGGAAGAACACTCTTACCATTTCTTACCAAAATCTCCCAGTCTGTTCCATTAAACCGATAGAGAGATCCTGCGGTATCTCCACCGTTAACAGCTACAACATTGCCAACTGTTGCATCTGGATATGTCGTATATAGTTCGGTTACAGAACCAACACTATTCTTCCAATCGTTATTATCATTAGCTTTTATAATAGCTGCATATAATTCGTCGCGCAACAAGAAGTCTTCAATCGGATGGCCCATAAATTTACGAGTATCTTCACTTAAATCACTTCTATCTGCAGTGCCGGCACGATCAGATAGTAAAGCATGGTCAACGATTAAACGTCGAAACTTTTCTTCTAATGTCTCACCGTCGCTAAACATAACTTGATCGGCCGTCGTTTTTCCGTAAAACGGATCCTTGCCGCCTGCGCCATTGTCGACAAGGATATTACCTTTAATATCTGCCATTTTATATTATCCTTTTCATAGGGTTTAAATAACATCGATTACAGAATTATATTACAAAGAAAGCCTGTCTATGACAGGCTAACTTTCTTAACAATCATCTTAGAATCAGATTCTTTTTTACCAGATAAATAGACTGTTTCATCATATTTAATATAAGGCAAATTATTTAGATAAATAGAACTAAAGACAATTAAATCGATTTCGACGCCGCCACCAACATCGCCTTTACAGAATGCCATAAGGTTGCCAGACTTATCTTTGCGTTCATCAATCTTGGTGATTCTAACTTTAACGTTTTCTACTTCAGTTTTATCTTCCATAGAGAACCATTCTGGTGTATATGTTACCGGACAATTTAATGTTTCCATTTCGAAGCTCATAATAAGTTCCTTTCCATAATCTTCGTTATTTAAACGTTCATCTTTATCTTTTCTTAAGTCATAGAATTCATTCATCAATTCTAGACGATTATGTTTAATATTAGAGAAAGCACCCGATTTAATTAAAGCTGAACCGACACGTTTATTAAATGCTTTCTTGCCAATTTTATTTATAGCATCTTCTAAAGAAGTATAAGGTCGATGTTCAATTATGGCAGGTATGGAAGATAGACCCACACCCTTAATGGACCCAAGACCAAATAAGATAGTGTTTCCATTAGGAGTAAAATCAAGATTTGAAACATTAATGTCTGGAACTTCAACGTCAATCCCTTCCTTTCTAACTAATGGAATATAACGAACTAAATCTTCTAAAGATTGCATCGATAAATATGCAGCAAAGAATTCTACTGGATGATATAATTTAAGCCAAGTAGTAAGCATACTAGTAAAAGAATAAGCTACGGCATGAGATTTATTGAATAAATATGACGAATATCCTTGTATTAATTCAAAATAATCTTTCATCTCTTTTTCGGTGTAGCCATTAGCAAGAGCACCTTTAATTTCAGGACCATATTTGCCTTTAGGGTCATACCAAGGAGCTTTATCGTCTTGTTCCCAACCTTCTGGGCCTTCGCAATTTTTCTTACCATAGATATGACAGCGTTCAAGCATAGGCATTTGATCTACCTTTTTTTTAGCCAGAATCTTTCTAGTAAGTGAATCTGCTTGGTTATCGTCGAAACCAGAAACTTGTTTAGAGATCATCATTACGTTTTCTTGATACGGAATTACATAATATGTATTACTAAGGATATTTTCAATGCCGCGCAATGGAACAACAAGATCTTCCTTGCCTTGTTTACGCTTAGCATATTGATGATGCATGCCGGCGCTAAGAGGCCCTGGTCGCAATAAAGCTGTGGTTGCTGCAATATCGTCAAAACAAGTCGGTTTCATTTCTTTTAAATAATCTTTAAACATATCAGATTCTAATTGGAATACACAATCTGATTTGGCTTGTGCCAATAATTTATATAATTTTTTATCTTCGATATCGAAGCTATCATATAGCCATTGCACATCTTTATTTAAATGCTTTAACGTTGTTTCGATAATCGATAGTGTTTTAAGGCCGAGAATATCGAGTTTAGCTGTGCCTAATTCTTCACATTCTGTACCGGTAAACAATGTAATGGTTACACCATCAGCATCGGTACGTGTCGGGAAATAATCATCGACACGACAAGGCATTGCTAATACACCAGAAGCATGAACACCGAAGTTACGTTTAAGACCTTCGAATGCTCGAGCCAATCTAAATAATTCTTTATTATCGGCTTCAAGCTTTTGCCATTTAACATATAAAGATTTTTCTGTTTCGTTACCATCTTTTAATGCATCATAATGTTTAAACTTTGGCTGAGGCGGAACAACGTCTTTAAAATCATCGATAATTTTAGATAATGCATTCATTTTATCGAACGAAATTTTAAGTGCGCGACCAATATCTTTTAAACCAGATTTAACGCCCATTTGAGAGTATGTACCAATATGGGCTACATTACTTTCACCGTATAAATCTTTAATATGTTCAATAACTTTATCTCGACCAAAATAACTAAAATCTGAATCAACCTTTTATACCCTGACTTTCGCCACTGGAATAGACCATATCTTCACCATATTTTTATTTTTTTTAAAATAAAAACTTAGGTTGCTCCATTTCGGGCTTATCGCCCTACGTCCCTTTGGACTGGCCGTTGAACGCTCCTCTGTTCGAGGCTTCGCTGCTGATTTTCCAATCTTGTCTTTTTTTTAGCGTATCACACTTTTGTTTATTTCATCAATATGTTGTAGCAAGACAAGCTCTAAGGATGTTCCAGCAATTTAGAGCTCTTTAAATCTTGAGTTTCCTCAAGATACGACTATTATAATTTTAATCTGGTAAACCTGTTCTATCGATCGTTAAGAAACGACCGAACAGTAAATCATATTTAATTGGATCGATATTCTTAGTGATGCCGATACACCATAATACTAAACTACCTGCCGCCGATCCTCTCGCGGCACCAGTCATTACACCATTATTGTCAGCCCAGTTGATATACTCACGAACGATAAGCATATAATCGGCAAAATCTTTATAGTTAATAATATTAAGCTCGTAAGCTAAACGTTGTTCATATCGTTTAATATCGTTAGTGATATAATCATATCGTTTAGCTAATTCATATAAGCCTTTATATGCTAATTCGCGTAATTTACGTTTAGTGTTTTTAACGCCAGGCAATTTCGGCATTAATGGTACATCGCTACCTAATTTATATTCGCCGACTTTATTAGTAATTTCTTGAGTATTGTGCATTGCTTCTAAATACAAAGCATATTTTGCACGAGCAACAGTTGCTTCAGTTTCGGAAGTATTAATTAGATATTTAAACCCGTCCTGCATTTCTTCTTCACTTTTAAGCCAGAAATTATGATCGTATTTCATTCTATTAGGATTATAGATATCGGTGCCAGTACCGACACATACTAATACATCATGATCTTTATTATCGATTTTTAAGACGTAATGAACGTCGCTTGTTGCGACGAGTTTAATATTATGTTTCTGGGACATTGTTAAATAAAAGTTATTTACTTTTACTTGGTCGTCAAATGCATTAGGTTGAACTTCGAGATAGAAGTCGTCGCCGAAGATATCTTTATATTCTAAAATAAGTTCTTCGGCTTTATCTAAATCATCTTTACGAACACGACTTGCAACCATGTTTGCAACACATGCTGTCGTGCAAATAACACCTTCACTATATTTACGAAGCATCGGCATATCGAACAAGAATCGGCCGTTATATGTACATACTTTAGCGGATTCACTTTGTAACTTAATTAAATTATTTAAACCTGTTTGATTTTTAGCTAACAAAATTAGATGATATTGTCTTGTATCATACATATGTTTTTCTGCACGAGCTTTAATATCTTTAATACCTTTAACACCTTTCTTACCAGATGCTAAATCTTCAGCTTCTTTTTCAGTTAAGTCACCAGCTTCTTTAGCCTTTAAGGCCGCATCAGCCCAACGTTCTTCAACAGGTTTAGATAGCGCAAGCGTATCCCATGTTTGATATCCTTCATAACCTAAAATAGGTTTAATATCTTGCTTTTTACACTCTTGTAAAAATTCATAGATACCGCCCATATGATTATGGTCGGTAATTGCTAAACTTTCCATACCGAGTTCTTTAGCACGACTAACCAACTTCGGTATATGACAATAGCCATCTAAAAAGCTATATGATGTATGTACATGTAAATGCGTAAACATTTTACTATTCCTCCTTGAATATACTCTTTACGTTTAAAGTATATAGTCTAGGCTTCATAAAGTTTTTTTCGATATCACCACACATCGTAATTCTATCGCCAACTTTAATTCCGAGATCTCCTAACCTCCATGCCCAGATACTTAATTTTGTTTTTCCGTCGAATACTGTATAACATATATTGTCAGGATTATTGCCGCTAGGTTTAACGTCGAGAACGCTAAGCTCGGATATTCTAACTTGTGGTTTAGCAAAAGTTAAATTGTCGAATGAGAATAAATTAAATGATTTATAGGATTCTAATGTTAAATCAGATAATGTAAGATCGATGTATTCAGGCTCTTTCGGCTCGATAGTAACTTCTTCAGGTGGCACATAAGATGCGATTTTTGCGCTCAGAGCGAGTTTAAATTCGTCTTGCATATCTTTATATATCGCAAAGCCACAAGCGGCTGCATGGCCGCCATATGAAGCTACAGACGATTCATTAAACAACAACCAATCTAATGGATATGTATTGCTTCGAGCAGAACCATGAACGACTTTACTATCCGACAATCCAACAAAACTAGGTTTACCACTATACTCTTGAAGTCGTCCTGCAAGTATACCGATAATACCGACCGGTATTTCGTCGTTAACGACTAAAGCTATTTCACTATCGTCGTTTTGCTTATCGTACTGTTTAATGATTCTTTCACTAAAATCTTTAGTTAATTCTTTACGCCGAGTATTATATTCTTCGACAGTATTACATGTTTCGATCGGTTCTTCGCTTACGTCGAATAATTTAATAGAAGCATCGATATCGAATAATCGAGAACATGCATTTAATCGAGGAGCAATTTGCCAAGATACGAGATCGGCCGTAATAGCTTCTTTAGTTAACATATCTAAGAATACTCGTAATGTGTTCGGTATTTGTTTCTTCTGAATCTGATTAAAACCTTTACGAACGATAGCTTGATTAACATAACTACTTAATGGCATTACGTCGGCAATCGTACCGATAGCCGTTAAATAAAGTAATTTATCGCTTTCATAATGGTTATAACCTAATTCATTTTCGATAGCTCGACAAAAATAATAAGCGACGCCAGCACCACATATTGCTTTTGCCCAATGATCGCTTTCTATTATATGCTGATCGACAACGATTGTGTCTGGCAAGATTTCTTGCGGTAAATGATGATCGGTAATCAATACCGGTATATTATATTTTTTACATAATTCGACTTCTTCGACTTTCGTAATACCGTTATCGACTGTCATAATAAGAGGCTTAATTCGCCGTTCATATTTTTTATTTATGTCTTCGATAAACTTAACACTTAAGCCATAACCATCACTTCGCTCAGGGAAGTAAACTTCACTATGTGTCGGAACAATCTTTGATAAAAACTTTTTCATTATTGTTCCGCTTGTCATTCCATCGACATCATAGTCGGCATATACATATATATCTCGACCTTCTTTAAAGCATTGTACTAAGAATTTGGCTGCTTTATCGATATTAACAATCGGTTCTTTCTCATCGATATTTAATATTTTATCTTGGTCGTATAGAATATTATATGCTACATCTAATGGAATTTGTTTTAGGGCCAATATCTGAGCCACTAAATCGTTAACTTTTAACGTTAACCTGTACTTATCTTTATCTATCATATAAGTAACCGCCTTTCCTAACTATTATAACATATAAACGAAAAAAAGGCGAGCATTATTCGCTCGCCTTCAAAGGTTTTAAATATTTAGTTTTTAATCCTGTAGCCGCTTCCAATTTGCTTAGTGCTAGTCGTCTATGCTTTCTGTATTTGGCTTCAGATATGCCTAATTCTTTTTGAATATCTTTAGGTCGTTTAGTCTGAACGAATATCTTAACGATAATATTTCGTTCGAGTTCATTAAGTTCGTCGAATACGTCAGAACAAGTTAAACCCGATAACCAGGAATCACTAAAGTTCCCATTATCGTCGATCGTAACTTGATCTTCGATATTCATATGATGCATTGAATTATAACCGTTAAGGTTAACTTCTTCAAATGCCGTTCTATCGTAGCCGTTATTAATTCTATCACGTAAGAATTTAGAAATAAAATGGAATAAACGATATTTAAATACATACGTTACAAATGTATTGAAGCTACGATTAGTCTTCTTATACGTTAATACCATTTGAGTAAATACGTAATGAAGGTCAGTCATTACGTCATTATTCTTACCATAATTATCCCGAATTAAAGATAAAGATCGATTTACTTCGTTGAATTCAGTTTTAGATAATCGAGTATTCTTAAAGATTTTAAAACGTAAATTTTTATCGGCAATATACAAGCAGATAAAATCACGAGAAACTTTATTATTTAAATATGTTTTTTCGTTTACTAATAAATCATAAAACATATTAATAAATGGCTCGAATCTAATAATTAATTCTTGGAGTAATTCATCTTTTCTTTTGTTACATTTAGTTTGCTGACACTCTAATACGATCGCGTCAATTTCCTCCCAAGCTTCTTTTTGCCCTTCGAGAACTTTATATTCAGACATTATTTTTTCTTGGATTTCCTTTTTAATTTTTTAACGTCGTCTAGTTGCATCCATTGTCCATCATGAAACTGGATACATTCTAGAGTTAATTCGGGGAATTTATATTCGAATATCTTTTTCTTAAGATTAAAGTCGACCGTAGTCTTACCTTTAATATCAATGACACGAATACTTTTATCTAAATTCTTTATGACAAAGTCTGCTACGTAATTAATAGATCGAATCGTTTTTTTATTCTTTTTAAAACTTGGTTGTAGTTCGTAGTTAACTTGTCGTTCAAATCCAGATATCAATTTATCTTTTAACTGTTGTTTTAAATAAATATAGTAGCTAGCTTCCATTAAGCTATCGAATTTAATATCGTCGACAATAGGTTTATAAGAGAAATATCGACTTTTCTTAATTCGATCTTTAACTTGTGGTAATTCAAAAGATTTAATTAATTTCTTTTTCTTATATTCTTTCCATAGAATATGAGTATCTTTTAAGGCTTTTGTCTTATAGACGCAGCCATCTATTTCATAAGGCATTATTATTTTCCTGTAAATGTTCTAGAGAGTTCTGGAATAAATCGACTCTTAGAAGATTCTTCTCGTACCGGGAAGAATATCTTTTGATCGATCCCCCGTAAAACATTATTAGCGATAAAGTTTAATCGTTCTATCGAACTAATATCACGATACGCAATAAATGTTTTTCTAGTTTTAGCATAATAAAACATAACGCCACTCAACTGAAAATCGAATGCATCGTATGCTGCTTTCCAGTGGAGAGTACAGTTAATATTACTATCACATTCTTCTTGTGAAAACGTATGAGAAAATACCGGATAAAATAAAAAATATTTCCCGTTACGATATGCGATAGGGCCGATATCGACTTCAATTTCTCCTGAGTCAAATTCTAACGTATGAGAATGACCGATTGAAATAATATTAAGTTGTTCTTCACTACAGTATTCATAAAGACTAGAAAGATAATTAATACCTTTTAATACATCTTTATTGTTAATACGATGAGGGGCAGTATTTAAATAATTATCTAACATTTGAGTCATTTCAGGAATGCCGATAATTTCTTTTTGGTAAATACTACCTAAGAATGCGTATGCTATATCATGCAAAAACGAGCGTAAAGTACGCTCGTCTGTCGGTATTGGAGTATTATATTTTATATTATAGTACCAAGGACTATCGAGATAGTCTAGGAACTGTTCGTTAGTTATTTTCATACAATTTAGTAATGCAACGAGCTACTTCATAAGATTCAGCAAATAGAGCATCAGGAGTATTAAGATTAGGTCGTAATTGAGGAATTTCAGTTTTTTGACCTAATACAGATTCTGCAGATTGAGCAATTTTTAATTTAAGATCTTCAATAAGAGCGCTGCCTTCAGCCACTTCTTCATCGCTTAATGCGAGGGCAAGATCTTTATTTAAATAATCGCGCACTTTAAATATACTTAAAGTATCGTCTACTTCATTATCTTTATTTAACACTAAAGTAGAAACATATTTAGCCGTTAACTTAAGAACGTCGAATACTACAGGAACTGTAGGGAAACGTTCATTAGTTAAACCTTTAATAACCGTAATCCAGATACCTAAGAAATTTGATTTCTCCGTAGTAGTAGCTGGAAAACTATTTAATAAACTTTCAGAAAATGCTTCGTACACTTTTTCGTAAATAGTCATTTATTAACCTCGAATGATATTATTAAAACGCTCAGTATCTTGTTGATTAGCTTCTGTAGTATAAGAAAACTCAGGTACAAAGTAGAAGAAACTTCTACCTTTAAATTCGCTTCGTTTATTCTTGGCCCAATCTAGCTCTATAACAGGCTGAATGTCGGCATAGCCTTCTCTGTTATAAAATACTTTAGCATTATTTTTATTTTTGCTCACATCGTTATGAACAAGAAATACGACACTTGCATCGTATTGGTATCGTACTGACTCCTTAAGATCGTCAAGTGATGGACGGCCATTATGATTTAATTTTCTTAAATGTGCCGTGCCAAATACAGGAACTTGTAAATCGACATTAGCCAATTTTTTAAGTTCTTCCGATAATGCTTCATGACGTTCTTGTGGTTTATTAAAAATTCTATTTTTAAACCGCAAGTCAGATAAGGAGTCAATACCGATAATGATATTATTTTCCGGATTTACCGATTTGACAAATTCTTGAGCTCGTTTTGCGTGTTCGCAAATATCTTCAAAAGATTGAACTCGAGTTCCGTCGGTCATCATAAATTGATGGCTCTGTTCCTTTAATAGTTGAATGCCGTCTTTTCGACGTTGAAGTTGAGCTTTAATTCTTGCGAAATATTCTTCTTCTTCAGGGCATCGAGGAATAATCGATGATATTTTTTGGTAGCGTTTTGGTTTACCGGCAATCGCGATCGGAATTTGTTGGTCCATCGCAATAATACGAGGAATAACTTCTCCGACAGTATCGTCTAAGGTATAGTAAATGGCTAATAAGTTATTCTTAGGGTTAGTCCCTAAATCTTTTAATAGATTAGACATAATAGCTGTTTTACCGCCATTAGATTCACCGGCAAAAATATATAAGCCTTTTGTTAAGCCGCTTAGATTCTTATTGAACGAAGGGAATCTAACCGTATCATAACCCTCTTCTTCGTCTTTTTCGCTTTCTATTTCATATTCTTCATAGGTCGCTAAAGACTCTTTATAAAAATCAATACTCATATTTAACTCCATCTGTAGAAAACTTTATCTAAACCAGCTCTATGGTTGTCCCAATAAATAGATTCAACTTTCTCAAGTGTATCTATTTCGTAATTAGTTAAGTTAAGTAAAGAACTAACTTCGTGTGCATGATCATCGATTAGATAAAGCAGAATATCTAATGAATCCATAAGTTGACGATTATATCGATTTAATAAATAATCGATAGCACCGACATCTCGTTTTGCATCCCGTATCGTTAAAGAATTAGCTTTCTTATAATAATAGGATAACAATTGTTCTTTCGTATAAGAAATTTTCATTTCTTTAAAAAACTTAACTTCTTCGACTCGAATATCGAGTCCGATATTAAGCTTGGGTGGTCGTGATAAAATTTGTAATTCTGGATGAAAATAATAAGTATCTCTTTTAATGAGTCCGTTCCAAAGAGAAGATGGCAAATCACAATATTTAATAAATTCTTTACGAAACGTGGACAAAATTTTTACGATATCGTTTGTACTGTAAAAATTATCGTATAAGTAATCTATCGTATATTGTGTAACATACGTTTTATCTGTCGTATGGCCTAATATATTTTCTTCGTACCATAATCCACTAACCATATAAAATATCCTCCGATTAAAAATAATACCTTCATGAGTTATTATAGCATAAGAATCCGAAAAAGAAAAGGCCCGGACACTAAGTCCGAACCTTTAAAAATTCTATACTATACATTGCTTTTTTAACCGGAATGTCGGCATAGAATACTTTTGTATTTCGAGAGATCTGATTAACGATATCTCGAGCATGAGTTTCGATCGGATATAATAAATTACCGTTAGATAAATAACTATACAATTTAATATCCATTTCGCTACATGTCGTATTATGTTTACTATAACGATTACCGACTTCATCGGCAGTTTGATCAGATATAATAATATTATCGTTGATATACTTAATTAAATTTTTATATTCATTTTTAATAACGATATTACTATTCTTCGTATCGAAGTTCGCATTATATAAATAAATGTGGCGCAATCCGAATGGATACATACCGAGATTATTCACGAACGTTAGTTTGAAATTAAGCACCATCGTTTTGATACTATATGTATTATCGAATAAGATTCGTGTATCTTCTAATGGTTGATCGTAATCGATAACGATAGCCTTGTTACTTAATTGTGTTCCTGGCGTCGTAATAATCGTAATGTTCTTTAAGATAGACGCGCCCGCTAAGAACGGAGAAATTTCGATAGCGTTACAAGTTGCAGAACCGACGATAGGATTATCAGGAAACTCGATTGTTAGTGTAACAGTATCGGAAGAATATTGAGAGAATGTCGGCATCTTATTTAAGATTGTATCGTGTTTTAATACGTCGATATATTCTTCTTTAACTTCTTCGTTTATAGAAACTGTTGCTGAATTTTTAAAGATATAACCAGCAGCAGAATTAAAGTTAAGTAAGTTATCTAAATTACCGACAATTTTAGGATGAATACAATTACCGTATTTCTCATAATTAGAATTGACTTCTAATACTTTATTTGTATCGGCAAATAAAATTTTATTAGCATTATAGATATTCTTTTTTAATACTGTTTCACCATCGAAAATAGTTTCGTTGATGCGGTTGCCATCCTTAAGAGAATCGATATAGCGAGACATTTGATTATTTAAATAATTACTATATTCTAATACAGCATTCATAATCTCGAGCTTTTTATCATAAGAATTATGTTGTTTGATAATCGATGTTTCTAAATTGTTATATTCTTGTTGCATTGACTCAACAAGTTCAGTAAAATACTTAGATGTATTTTTTAATTCCATATTATACCTCAATAGAAATTAGAATACTGACGATACGTTTTAGCTAAAATATTAGATTCGACTAATTTTTTATACGTATCGTTTATGGATTCATTTTGGGATTCTAACTTTAATAATTTTTCTTTGAGTAATTTAATTTCGTTAGACAAATTGTAATAATTTAAAACGAACTTATCGTATTCCCAAGATCCATTAAATCTTATATTATACTTGATCATATTCATTATACCTATTCTGCTTAATTGCTAAAGAGTTAATTTTAAGAGTATTGCCAGATAGATTTTCAATTACGGCTACTGGATTATCGTAATTAACTTCTTTATCGTAAGTAATGATTTCTAGCATATTATCATAAGCACCGTCATAGAAAGTTCTAGAATAAATATGGTTATCTTTAATAATACAGTTGTCTACAGCCGCAAAAACGATGCCATCAGTATTGAAAGATACTTGTCCATAAGGCGGCATTCTAAATTTAAAGTATTGCACTTTATCGGTAATCGTTACTAAATGATTATTAATATTAGTTTTAATAGGATCTAATGTAAAACTAAAATCGATATGCGTACCTTTATAGATATAAAATTCTACATCGTGTTCAGAAGGATTTTGAACGTTATTATATTGATTTAATTCTATACATTGATTATCGACTTTAATCATGTTATGGCCAGAATACAAATAATACTGAGACTTATACGTATCTTCAAATTTTTGTGGTAATTGATAGCTACCAAAATATTTATTACCGGAGTCTAACGAGAAAAATTCTGTTTTAGTAGTAGGCTCACCTGGAACTTGATATAACGATTCATTAGATTCGTAGTTAAGAATATTTTCTGTCGGCGATAATTCTAAGACTACGTTCGCATTATTATCTTCGACGTTAGCTAAGAAAGCTAACGTAGACCCAGCATATGTCGTAAATGCTGGCAACTTAACGTAAGTCTTGCCATCTTTATTCTTCATATCGAAGTTATTAGATTGGAAAACTAATGTATCGCCAAAGATAGCGATTGTTTCTAATTTAGATCGATTATAATATTGATTGGCAATACGCTCTAAATTACTTAATTTAATATTTACCAAATCTTTAGTATTATTAAATTTCTCGACAGTTAATTCATAAACAGTTCTGTATAATATTAATAAATCATTATATAAAACATATAATTCATTATTAAATTCGCTCACATTTAGTTTAGAACCTTCTTGAATGTAACGGTGTTTAAATAATGCTAATTGAGTATCATATTCTTCTAAAGCAGAATCTAAAGCACTATCGCTAATGTACTCGCCAGATTTTAATGCTTGATCGATTAATCGTTGGCGATAATATTCTAATTTATAGATCTGATCTTTATACATTAGATACCTGCTTTCCTAAACATAATTTTAAATTAGCGATATATGGAGAATAATCGTAAGCAGTCGGCACGATCATAGCAATTTGCAATGTCGTAATTGGCTCATCGATATACTCAACATATTTTTCTTTAATAGGATTTTTAGAATACTTAACTAACTTAATTCCTTTTTTGTCGCTGTTAACAGGAACAACGTTATATGCGACACCATTAACGATCAGTTGATATTGAATATCTTGACGCAAAGCATCTTGTATAAAATCAGGAATATATTCATTACAGAATATACCGGCACATACTGCCTTACCAGAAGTTATAATATTTTGAGTCGTACCGGAACCATCTTTAAAAGAATTTCGTCGAGCTTGCATCGCATCGATCTTGATGAATTTACGGTATACACCGTCCTTTATTTGATCGTTAATCTTTATCTTTTTAGAATCGACAGCATTGCTATACATCGTAATTCTTAATAATTGAGTAACTGGGAATACTAATGCACCACTACCATAAATATACGTGAAATCAGAATAGCTATGATCTTGTTTATTCGGTTGAATATCGCCATTAAATACTGTACGCCATTCTACGTTATTATTGGAAACTTCAATCTTGGTGATATGTGTAGTTGCATCATCGTCGAACACAAGTTCGTTAAAACCATCTTCAGATTGAGACTCTAACGTAATTTGAGCGGTGGCCGGTATATCGTCGATATTAATTAAATCACTTTTATTAACGGCATCATAGCTAAATAATCGGCTGTATTCCCAAGCACTGTTTCTAACGCCGTCAAAAACGTTTTCCGTCAGAGATGTGTCGAACAATTCTTTTTGTAATACATCGTATTGATCCGAGACTACATATTCATTACCAGAATAACCGTTGCCGTTAATATTCACGATTTTAATCGGAATATCTTTTTCGTAAGTTTTACTTGAAGTAATACAATTTCTATATTGATATAAATTAGACTTAATAGAAAAATGCCCAGACGTAATCGGAATAATAGAATTAAAGTCAGAAATATTACCGCATATCATATTAATATCTTTTACGCGCTCATCTTCGGCATCTATCTTTTCTTGAATAGAAGCAATCTTGAGATCAACCTCGGACAATAAGTTTTCGATATCGTATGCAGAATCGATACAATTAAAACTTAAATTCATAATGTCGAAAATAGATTCTAATGTATTTTGATGTACTTCGGTATACTTAGGCTCATCTTCTTCGCTAATATAATTAGGTTTAAATAAAGGAGTCTTGGAATCTTGTAAACTTTTTTCTTTGAACTTATCCATTAATCCTTCATCGGCTAATGCTTGAAGGTACGCATTTTTAACGGTCGTATTTTTTAAATCTTCCAATTTAATTTTCCTCCATGAGCATTAACGATAATATTATCTATCTTAACCGGATTTTTTCCGAAGTAAATTCTTTTAATTAATTTTACGGCAATACGATTATCGATCGGCTTAATTCTTTTAGCATCAAACGGTACATAACTAATAACCAATTCCTTAGATTTTTCTTTAAGAATATTATTTAAAGAATTAATGCCGGCGAGATACTCGTCATAATTAGCATACGTATTATATAACACTAAACCATCTTTTGTTTTTTCATGAATCGTAATCTGATAATTCTTGTTAATTTTAAATCGAGTTTCGAGATTATAAAATAACTTCTCATATAATACTTGAGTTTGATTATACGGAAGAATCGGAACTTCTTTGTTATTATCTAACAAATAAAATTCTAAAGAATATTGTTCATCTTTAGACTGTTCTTTTAACGACGTTATAAGTGTTACATAATCACAATTCTCTATCGTAATAAATTTAGAAATAATCCCGCTCACGCTAGTCGCATTATTATAAGAGAATTTAATATTATTTATACCGAAATCATAAGAAACGACAGTAGAATCTAATTGAATATTTTTAATCTCATCACGTCGAGGAATTGGTCGAGCAGTCGTACTAATCGTATCTTTATCGTCGAGTACGATACCGATATCTTTAACGGTTAGAGATCGACTAATTTTTGTTTCTTCTGCCATTAGCTTCACCTACATATTTCGTGACATCATTTTCGTAATAAATTTTAGCCAAACGCTGTTCTTCTGTTTTTTCACTACCTTTATCAAAGTAGGCAATTCCAGCATAAGCGTTGTCCATAAATCCTTTAGATTTTGCATATAATACCTTCTTTTGTTTAACTTCAGGATTGCTAGAATTCAAAGTAATAACAATTAAAGATATTTCTTGCGGATCAAAATAAGAGTTAAAAGAATATTGATTAATACTATTATTAATCGTAAATGAGCCAGTACAATTTACTAAATCACAAGATATATAATTTAACACAATTGGCTCGCTTAATTTAATCATAAATGTAGCAGTTTTTTTATTTAACTCTGTAATCATATTACGCTCAAAAGATATAACTGCAGATCCATGATCTTTATCTATATTAACAGAATAAGCTTTTGTCGAAGAAATATTTTTAAATAAATCTATTTTGCCTTCTTGTTGAACGACATAATCGACTTGAGATATCTGAGTGCCATCTCGGTCATAAACAACTTTTGTATCGTCGAAATCTGGAGAATAAGAAATAAAATTTTTATTTTGATATAAAGAATAATTATTTTCTAACGCAATTAATTTATCGCTCAGTTCTTTATATTTCTTATCGACAATATCGTTAACATACGTAACCATATATTGATTACAATCTTCTAATGATCGTATCATTCCAGTTAAATCGTTAAGAGATTTTTCGATATCGGCATAATAGTTATTATATTCTTCAGAATCCATAATTTTAGAAATATCGTATGCCGGAATAGTAATCCCTTGTTTGATTACGTTAAGTTGTTCTAAAAAATCTTTATGATCGGTAATCATAGTCAATCCTTTAAATAAAAAAGCCGAGAGCTTTCGCCCCCGGCTATAACAGTTCGTTATTCGAAATCAGAAGCAAAGCTTACTGTAATTTCTTTTAGGGAACCCATTTGTTCTTGTTTCGTGATAGAGCTATCACTTAATTCAGGATTTTCCCAGTATACTTGAACTTCGAAATCATTATAATCTACGACTTCTTGTCCTTCTTCATATAAAGGTGTTTCAAAGATCAAACGATCGCTAACGCCGTCCATATAACTATGAACGTCTTTAACGACTTCAGTAAGCGGAACAATGAATCGTTTAAACTGACCTTTAGTAATGATACCGTCTTTAAATTTATATTCACGTGCTTTAATAGCTACGACATAGCCGACACGATAAACAGGATCATTATCGTTAACCAATACTGGATTAATTGTCGTCATAGATTCTGTATTGAAACCTTTTACCTTCGTGATATTTTCACCGATGATAACATCGACCGGCATAGAAATATCGGAAGGATCACCACGACGCAATTCCATTGGTTTATTAATTTCAGTTTTCAAACCTAATTCATGTACTGAATTAATTGTACCATTTTTTGGACTTCTTTTCAAGGTAATTGCTTCAGTCGTAAACAAAGATGGAGAACTTAAAGTACTAGCTTCATATAAGCCTTCACGTTTAATTCTTAATTCGACACGAGCTTTAGAAGCACGTTGCAATCTGCGATTGTAAATATGTGCAGAATATAAACCTTCGTTTACAGGACTAGGTTGATTAGTTAGTTTTTGTTGAGTTTTAAATTGGAAATAAAGATCACGTTTTTTAGTTTCGTCTGTTTCTGTTAATGCATGAGTTACAGCAACATCGGATTTGCGTTCATAATCATAGAAAATATTATTTAATTGAAGATCGCTCTTGTTATGATTAATCAATTCGATTTCATAATAATTATCTGTATTAACTTCCATGAACTCTACGATTAAACAATAACGTGTAGGATCTTGATAGTAATTATCAGGGATAATAGGATACTTACCGTCTTGTTGGAAACTAAATTTTACGTACTGACGTTCAACAGTTGCACTAACTGCTTTAGGTTGAGTCTTAGCGAAAAATTTAAACTTATCATCTTTATTAGCTTGAGAAGATTTATAAGCAGCTTCAGCTTGTTGACCGTTTTTAAATAAATCGACATCTCGTGCGTCGATTAAATAACAGTTAACAGGGCCTGGATTACCGTAAGCTTTTAAACAAAGCTCAACAGTTTTTAAATAACCAGTTTTACCTTCGCTAAATTTTAAAGTAGTCGCATAACCAAAGCCTGGTTTCATCATCTTAACGAATTCACGACTTGTATCGTCAGTTTCGCCAGATGCATACTCTTCATCGCCCATTACTGTTTCTAAAGGGCGAGCAAATAAGAAGTCGCCATTATAAATAGCACCATAAGATTTATATACTTGATAGTATTCTGCATTTTGAAGAATAACGCTATTTGCAATATTGCGATCTAACGTTAATTTAAAATTAGCTTTATCGACAGCAGCTACTTGACGAATACATTCTAACCCAGTATTGCTGTTTACGATAGCAATAAAATCATATTGAGAGAATTGATCCATATCAGTATTCGCTGGGAACACTAAAGATTTTCTATCGGTCTGAACTGTATTTTTAGTATTTGCTAATTCTTTATTTAAATGAACTTGATTAAAATCATGGAAGCAATCATAATATCCATCATAATAACCGATATCTTTTACGTAACCATTTTTAGCTAATTGACCACGAAGTTGATATAATTCGTCACGCAATGCTAAAATATCGCTACCAAATTTAGATTTAATATTTTCAGTTCTTTTATTTAAACTATTACCTGTCGTAGTAGTCATATAATCGGCAGCTAATTTGCCACCGAGTTTTAATGCGTTAGGAACTGTTTCACGATCACCGTCGATACTTACAGCGATGTGATCGGCAGGAATACCACCGACCTTATCTACATCTTCTGCTTTAGTATCACTATGATCCCTACGGTATACCAAATTACCTTTTGCGATGACTGTTTCAGTGACAGCATCCATATCGATTTGGTTTATTGTAACTTTAGTAAAGTCTTGTGCCATTAAAGTCTCCTGCGTTATACGCGATAATCATAAGTGATATAATGTTTTATACTTGTCGTATACTCTGATTTCCCAGTACGCTTTTTCCACGCTTCCATCTTTTCAGGATTTTCATATAAATCGATATACAATGGATCATTAGCTAATAGCGCAGCGACTTTTCTATCAGTAAACGTAATACAGCTTTTATATTTATTTAAAACATATCCATTTACTATATTACGACTCAAACCAGTAAATAGACCATTTATATAGAATAAAACTTCATCCTTGGATTCGAGAACTTGAGGATCGATTTTATAATCGTTAATCGGAAATTCTGGAACACGATTATATCGCATCTTAAATGTCTCTTCTTTGCGTTTATAATCTTGACGAATTTCGATCGTAATTCTATCTGGTTGATGATGATGTACAGTATAAGACGTATCTGTTTCTTTCTTATAGAAAGATTCATTAGGATAATTACTTGCTGTTGTACCGATATAAGGACGATCGGAGTTAATAATTTGAATTGTTTTATTCCCGATTAAAGTCCAATCTTCTTTTGGTAAACGAACACCGTTACGATATACGACTAATCGACCTGGATATAAATATAATTCTGTTTGCGCCGGAATTTCGTACACATTAGTGCCGATAGAATTAGTATTATCTAACGTAATAACGTCCATTACTTTAGAAGCACCAGTTTCTAATTGTTCGATCGTATAATGAATTTTTTCTCCGGCTTTAATATCGTTAGCAGGACCTAAGAATTTAATAGACGCACCATCTTCATTTTCGATATAATCGATATCGAAAATTTGACGAACGCCGTTTCTAAATACTGTTAATGCATTTACACGAGGAGAATATTTGTCGTATTGCATATAGAAAGATCGGTTAGTAGGGTCAGTAGAATCCATAATAAAATCGCCAATCTTAATTGCATTTTCACTATCGCCAGCAAACTTATAAGCAAAGATATCGATACTATCTTCCGGTAAAACAGGAACATTCATCTTAACTGCCGACACAGTATTTTCATAAGATGTACAGATAGTTTTAATATCCTTAAGTTCTTTATCGTTAGCAAGTCTCCAGATCTTTTTATAATCGTCGTAGATTTGAACGGTTGCAGCATCGGTTAAATCGTCAGGCATAAATAACACGACTTCTCCATCGGCCGTACTTTGTTCACGTTCTTTAGGAGATACCGGAGAAATTAATGGTTGTTGATTACATAATAGTTTTCCGTTATGATACACTAAACTGTCGCTTAATGCTCCAGTAAAATATGTATCCATAGCACTAGCGCCATCGAATAATCGATCGTCAGGATCTCGTAATAATAAGTATTGTTGACCTGGGAATAAACCATCTTTAAGTGTTAAATAATGATAATCTTTATTCCATTCAATATTCTTAGGATTAATTAACATACCGTCTAAGAATAAAATGATTTCATCGGTATTCGTAATAACACGAGGATCGTAATAAATTACGTTTTGTCCGCTATGGCCGATTTGACCTTGTTGAACGATAAGAGAATGTTCACCGTTATTATACAAGGCTGTTGCATCGATATTCGGTGTACCAGTTTCAGTTGCTAATGTACGGTTAGTGCCGGCAACAATATTATTGTCGAAATTTACAGTACCGGCAGCATAAGCATTTTCTTCGCCAGGGATATACGCTTCGATGACTGTCCACGGCATATTTACTTTAGCACGAGGAACGAAGATTTTATCGTCGCGGAAAATTAAGCCACCGAATAACGGATGAATTAATTCGCCGGCCACGAAGACTAACGGAGATTTAAATTTCTTATGTAAGTAGATAACACCTTGATTATCCAAGTTGGTTTCTACGATATAACCAGAGTCTTTAATATAATTTTTAAAGACGTGTACTTCATCTTCTTTATAGATCTTATCTTCTAATTTTACTAACTGATTTTTAACGTCGACATCGTAAAACTGTTCTTCGAGCATTAAGCCGTCAAAAAATAGGTTAATAGATTCTGGAAGATCAGGGATATGGAAACCTTCGAATAAATTACCATTATTTAACTTCTTCAAAGAACCAGTATAATTAATCCAGTTAAAATCATAAGTAACGGCTAAGATATAATCATAATTTTGAACAGTACGATAATTCAAAGAGATCTTTTTATGTAAAATAACATAGTCACCGAAGCGGTTATCGGGATCATCTTTTATAGTAATATCCCGACGTATTGTTCTATTTTCAACAGTTACTTTATCTGGTTTATTATAATTAATTCCAGGATTTAATTGTGCATTAATTTTATCGACACCAGGAATACCGGAGGTATTATCTAAAGCTCTTGCTGTACTATGCGTTAATCCTGTTTCTACTTTTTCATAGTAAGGATATAAATGATCGCCTTTATTCTCACCGGCTCTAAAACCATAGAATTCAGTATTATTAGGATTAATATCGATAATAGCATTTGTATTACTATCGTCTTTATTAATTTTAAATAAACGTTTAGTAATGTTAGATAATTTTTGTGCATTAATATGTAATGCACTTAAATTCTTATTCTGAGCTTTTACAGTCGGATATTGGAAGCAAACAGTATTTACTTTTTCATAATCGTTAAGTAAACTGTTCTCCATAAAGATTCTATCATGATTAACGTTAGGAATAACGTATTGTGTTCTATGATTAGGATCGACTAATTTATCGTGAGTCGGAGCCGTAAACGGATCTTCCCATTCAAAGTCAAACGTATCGACTTCTTCGACAGCATTCTTTTTAGAACGTTGATATCCAGTCTTCAACTCATTTTCATAGCGTTTAGAATCTCCATCTTGTAAGCTCGGTACAGTTACGTGTCCAACAGAAAGTAATGGACTAACGAGAGCAAAATCAGCGAATGCTGCTTCATTAAATTGTGCATCGTCAGCCGGGATCGATTTAATCGGTTTCCATTCTCGACCATCGAAATACAACATAATGCCGTTGTAAATCCATAACTGACCTTTAACAGGATTTACCGGAGTTGTTTCTTCGGTCAAATGTTCGATAATTTGGAATTTATTATCGAATACATTAACCCATTGTTTCTTGACGCCGTCATAATATTTTAATTCATTGGTTCTATCTTTACGCCAGAGAGAACCATGAATATTGTTGTCAGGAACTGCACTAGCACCGACAATTTTTTCTTGCTCGGTGATATCTGGGTTAATATCTTTGACAGCAGTAAAGATATCATACAGCTCTTGATTTAAGAGTTGTTCAGATCCACGACCTTGTTTAAATGTTCGATTTTTCTTCATTGACTATCCCTTAACCCATATTCTTTGGAGCATAAATCATATATTGAAATTCGATACTAGCAGCACCGGTATTTCCGACATAAATAAAATTAGAATCTTTTTTAACCCATATGTCGCCGGCTTTCGCCGCACTATGCAATGGTTTAATCGATACAAAATCAGGAGTAATCCCGACGTTTCTATCGTCATGTAAATTATGCGGAATTCTAACTTCGTTAGATTTACCTAAAAATGTAGCTTGGCCTACTTTATATAAAATAGTATTGCCACCAAATAATCTATATTTATTTTTATATTTTAAATAAAAGCGTTTCTCGCCATTGTGAAAATAAGCGTCGTTATTATTATCGATATCAAAATGATTATCGGTCGTAACAAATTTACTTATCTTATTATTATATTTATCTTTATTAGCTTTAGATACAAATCGATGAAGATTATTTGTTTTAATTGCCGTCGCAAGTATTTTAATTTTTTTAATTTCTTCGATACTGGCAAGTTTGTCGAATAAGCCCAAATTCTTAATCGCTTGGGCTTTATCGGCTAAATCATTTAAATTATAAAATATCGAAACATATGTAGAAAATGCTAAATCTTTTATTTCGTCTTTTAATTTAATTGACCATTTCATCGATTAACACTTCCTAACGGATATACAATCATACACTGGAATGCACCAGTAAAAGAACCAGTATTGTAAATATTAATAAGCTCAGAAGTATAAGACACGGATACTTCACCAAGATCGCCGCCAGTATATTCGACACATTGAACGTCGACAAATGCAGGAGAAATTAATGTACCATCTTCTCGTGTTTTGGTATTACGAATAATAGTCGGTTGAGAATTGCCGGAGAAAAATCCATTAACGATTTTAATATTATCTAACGCTGACGCGCCGCCAATAAGAACGTTTTTATTATTTAAACCGATATAAAATTTTTCGTTTACTTCATCGTAACCAATTTGATTTTCTTCCAAGTTGGTTTGAATTTCGACCGGTTTATTTAATTTATTATTCCAGTTATTTTTATCGCTATCGCTAACGAACTGATGATCGGCATCAGTTTGAATATTTTCCGGAGTAAATACATCTGGTAAGAACCCAGATTGTAAAGCTTCTTTAGAAATAAACTTATCGTATAAGCCAAGATTTGTAATAGCCGCATTTTTATCTTTTACATCAGATAAGTTTTTATTTCTATCGAGAATTTCGTCAGAAGATATCGGAACCCACTTTTTAAGTTTGTCGACATAAACACTAACTTTCATTTCGACCTCCTTAAACTACGGCAGGACCAGCTACACGAATAATACGACACATTTGAGGCAAGCCTTCTTTACCGGTAAACGTATATGTTTCAGGTAGCATAATAGTATGAATATTATCGCATGCAACAAATGCACCATCTCGAATAGTTTTTACGGATGGCAAGAACACTGTATTCAAATTAGTACAGTTTTTAAATGCAGAAGCATTAACGTTAGTAACAGCCGGAAACTCTAAATGCATAATTGTTTCACAATCGTGAACAGCATTAGAAGCAATACCGGCATATGCTGTCGTTGCTTTCGCAGCGTTTTCAGTATAACTAGCAGAAATAGTATCGGCTTGAACAATAGTCGTAGAACCGGTTACGCTAAGAGTTTCGATAGCATCGTCAGACGTAATATCGTCGACTAAAATACTTCCAAGACCAGACATATAAGATAATGTTTTAATAATGTCGACCGCATCAAGATCTTTTAAAGATTTTGCATAGTTATTGTTAGTTGCCATAGAAGCAAACTGAGTATTAACATTATTTAACTGTGCATTATTTGATGCAACAGAAACAGCGACATCTTTTAAACCTTTATATAAAGCGAATAAAGATTGAATAACAGTTGCCTTATTATTAGTATTAACATTATCTAATAAGTTTTGAATATAGCCTTGATAATCGGTATTGTTAAGTAATGCATAGTCACCGACATAAGTCGTTTTTAATGTATCGACAAAACCGGCAGCTAATGCTTGATTAACGAGTGTGTTAATACGAGCATTAATATTAGCGTTTAATTGATCGATCGTATTAAGCTTAGCTTGAATACTGGTATCGAGATCAGACATATTAATATCGTTATCTAAACGACGATATTCAGATAAGTCGTTTCTAACGACTACATTATCTAACTTATTATAGTTAGACTGAAGAGAAATAATTGCTGGACGCAATGTATCGTTAACATCATTTACGGTGATCTTTTGATCTTGTAAACGATAACGAGCATCGGCAAAATCTTTTGTAATAGCAGTGTTAGGTAAATCACTAATAATACGTTTTAATTGTTCAATATCGTTAGCGACAAAATTAAGACCAGCAAATGTTGTATTTAAAGCATTTACTTTATCTATAATATTACGAATTTGAGTTTGGAATTCTTCGCTCAAATCTGTTAATTGAAGTTTTTCAGTTTTAGCACGATATTTATTATCGGCATCAGAGATATTTAATTTAGTTAATAATGCATCTGCGAAATCTTGCATATCATCGATAAGAGATTGCATTTCGGCATTAAGCATTTCTTTCGTTAACTTGTCGGAAGTTTTATTGAACCATCCAGTTTTCGTAGCAGAGTTTTTTTCAAGAGAAATTACTCGATTACGAATCTCGGAGTCATCATAAGAGATGACTCCTTGAGATGCGTTTCCGATATTCGTTAACAATGTTTTTAATGAAGCGTCCAATTGATCCATATGGACTTGAGTTAAATTGCTGACTTGATTGATCTTGTCTTGAAGATCTTTAGACAGCATAAATTCTTCTATTTTTTTAGCCATTGATTAACCTCTAGTACTAGAAATAATATATTATCGTTGTTATATTACGGGTTTTCTTCCGTATCAACTACTTTTTTATCGTTTAAAACAACGGCCATAGATTTATCAAATAATTGCTTTTCTGGCATATCTTTATTAATGAAAATATTATAACCAGGCTGAGTCATTTTATATATATCGTAGTATTGAACATCGACCCAGCATCCTGGGATTAATACGTCGAGATCGATACCGATTCTTCGACTCGTTAATTCTTGTAACTTATAATTCTTATCGTTACATTCTATCGTGTTATTAATCGTAGCCGAGATTAAATTCTTGTTCTGGATATAAGATCCTTTATCGAGTTCAAATACAGCAAACCAATCCTTTTGGTAACGATAAATAAATTTATGCCGACGTTCATTTCTATGATTTATATAAGTAATCGTATCATTTTCTTTATCGATATCGATAACTAAAAATGGTTCTTTTATAATACGATTACCATGAATAATTAAATTAGAATCTTTATTTAACACTTCTTCGACCGGAGTCCAATCGGTTTTACCTTCTAATTTAATCTTTACTTTACCGTTTTCTTCATCGATTAAAAGAGACCCATTAGGTAATAGGTCCCATTTATAATCGCTATCACTATATACAAAAGTAGCTCGGCCATTGCTTATTAATCGAAAAGTTATTTTTTTACTTTGTTTAATTGGCATTTATCTAACTCCTATAAATGATCTAAGTCACTGCTCGGGAATTCTAATACTTGATCGATATAAGAATAAGCCGATAATTCAAACATAACATCTGATTTAGTTTCCCATGGATTATTAGGATTAGTACCAATATGATCTAAAATCTGGCTATACACAGGAACTAAATAAGTATATGTATTCCCGACCTGTTTAATTAAACGAATACGACCTTGAGTTCTAGTGTTATAAATCTTAGGAACAATTTGAACACTAGGAACACTATTAGGAACGATTAAGTTTAATTTCTGATACTTAACGCCGGCAATTACTTTTATTGGATCACTGCTTAATTCAAGCCGTGCTCTAATTTCTTTTGTTCGCTTAGGTTGAATACTCGTCGTAACAACAGTTGATACGGCATTTTCTCTTGTATCACTAGCCATAAAAGATACATATTGCATATTATTAGATAATGTTACATTATACTGATAATCATAATATGTTTTACCGTCTTCTTCACCGTTGTTCGACGTAATGTATCTTAAATTTTCTGGATTATTAGAAGCAGTAATCAAAGTAAGTTCTTTATTATAAGTAGTACGAACAAATAATTTAGCTATTTGACTATAAGTATTAGGAACCATATATTCTTTAGAAACAATTCTAATCGGAATTTCGACAGGGTCTTTTGCTTCGATTAAGATCCGTTCTAAACTAAAAGATAACTTACCCTGCTTGTGTGCCGTAATGTCGACATAATAAGATTTGTTCTTACGATCGAAACTAACATCATATGCATTATTTAAATCGTCCGGTATAAATCTAACATTAGAAGTATCGGCAGTACTATATATAGTAAATTTTAAATCGGGTTCGCCAACTAAATGTAAATTTATCTTGTCTTTTGTTAACGATAAATTTTGTAAAGCAATATTTACCTTAGAAGTAGAATGAATATCGCGAGTCACTTCATTGGTTAAATAATCATTATTCTCGCCGACAATTCTTAACGTATAAATTTCGTTATATGCCAACGGAACTTTAATCGTCGTCCAAGATCGATTACTTGTTTTTGTTGCAGCTAAATTCTCACCTTTATAAATTTTAAAAGTACTATTATTAATAGATTTTAAAAGGATAGAAAGTTGCATACTATTATAATCATAACGGATATAAGAAGTAATAGGAAGCTTTTGCTTCATGTGTTCACTACGCTTACTATTAATCCAAAAATCACCAGGTTCAGGATTTACTGGTTCATCTTCTTGATTATAGAATCGAGGAACAGGATTACCGACTCTATATCGTTCGACATAGTAGACATCGATTTCACAGCCTTGTTCTAATTGTGTAGAATTAAGAACGAAATGAGTGCTATCGAGTTCTTTAAGAGTTTTAGTGGCCGGAGAACATTCTATCGCATTGTTAATTAATGCTTTAATATGATGATTACCCGGAATATATTCACCTTTATCTAACTCGAATACAAAGTTATCTTGTCGAGTTAATTTAGATTCTTTATATACACCATTAATAGAATAATAAAGTTTGCCTTCGATGCGATCATAATCGATAAATATAATTTTCTCACAAACCATCCTAGAAGATTCTTCTACGATTAATGATTCACTAGCTGGTAGCTTAAGAGCTACCCAGCTAGGACCATATTTAGAGAATGGATCTTTTGGATCTTGATTATCGACATTATATTTTAATTTAATACCGATATTATTATCTTTTGGATCGACAACTATCGTACCAAATTTTGCGGAGTTCCAATCATATGTTTCATAGTCATGATATATAATAGGAAGACCTATTGTTTTTTCAAAATAATCATTAAGCTTAGACATATTTAATTTTAACTCCTAGAACAGTTCTTTCTGTAGGGTTAGAAAAATCATTTTTAATATTTATTTCTTCTAACGCTGGCCATCTATATTTTTGAATATATTCTTTACTTCCAAGTAGTGACATCATATTCGAAGCAGGACTATACGTAAGAAATTCTTTAATATCTTGTGGCTGCATTCTATTAGACATTTTTATAACAAGTTTTTTTATTTTAATGTCATTTTTATTTATAACATTGGAAAATAAAGCATAAAAAGTATTCCAATCATTAATTTCTAATGTTTCAAGATTTGCATTAGTAATAGAATCTTGATCATTAAAATAGCTAATATCGATGCCACTTGTTGATCCACCAAAATCATCAAGATGTCTAGCCAGAACTAAAGGTTCCTCATATCTAAGATAATTATAGCTAAAATCTATACGTGTTCCAGGTTTTGCAATATAAGAATGTTTTAAATTTGGCATATTAATTGTATGAATCGTACTATATGCACCAAAATTATCAAACATAAATATTTCATTATTTATTGCATTTATTTTATAATTGTCTGGATCATCATGAAGTTTCTGATTTTTTAAGAATCTGTCGCTCAAAATAATTGCTTTAACGCTATTAGAATTAATAACAAATTTTTCTAAAGGCACATCTAAAAATGCTTCAGAAAAAGATAATAAATTTGAATTATTTAATACGACTTCTTTAATGTTTTTTGCTCTACAAAAACATTCATGCACAAAATTAACAAAATTATCTTTTATTCTATTAAATGATTCTTGTGACATATTTGTTTCATAGAAAGCTTTATCTTTCATTTTTACAGGGAATTTATTGCCTTTTTCAATAGATTCAAGATAGCCATCATCAATAACGACTTCTTCTCCATAGTAATCTGTAGTTACAGTACGTTTTTCATATATAAAATCAGTAGCATTAGAACTAGCAAATGCACCATAATGAATGAAGTTAAAATAATTCATATTTATAGGTGTTTGAAGCCTTTTTGTCTCATAGAAAGAATTATAACCAGCAGTGTTCGATGCAGATGTTATAAATCCAAGATTGTCTATTTCAACTGCATAACAACTCGATAATGCATATTGCCCATCGATAGTTTCTTCATAATGATGTGAAATATATTTATCTGGAAAAATTATTTTTACTAATTCATTGTTTCCTGCAAATTCTCTTGTCTGTAAAAAATAATTTGTAAATTTTCTTAAGTCAATTTCTTTTAGTCTGGTATTAGCGAAATGACCCATCACATAATTACTATTAATAATAGATACTCCATCTGGAATATTATATCTATCTTTTACGGTATTAAATTTTCTGTTCATACCTAGAATTCTAGGAGTAGACGGAATATTTTTATAAGAAATAACTTCTCCAAATTCATCGATAAAAGTTACTGATGGAGATTCTATATCGAAAGATTTTATTGCAGAATTATTAAATAAAAGATCCGATATTTTTAAATGATTATTACCACATTTTATTTTTAAATCAAAATAATCAGAACCTGATTCATAAGAAGGAAATGGATATATTTTATCAAATACTGAATAATTCATATCTGAATTTAGATCGGCTAGCTTATATCTTACGCCATTATCAACATATTCTTCATCTTTTAATTTTATTGTTATAGTATCATTAGGCCCAATATTTTTTACTCTTGGTCCATTATAGCCAATAAAATAATTTGAAAAAGCAAAATTATTTAGTTCTTTTAACTTTGTATAATCTATTAAAACATATGAATTATTTAAAAATACAAATCCATTTTCAAGAACTCTTTCAACATTATTTGCTATTACGCCATTTTTTAATGCTCTGTGATTATAATCACCTAATAAAAACGATGGAATAGTTTTACCAGAAAATTCAAATATTAAATTAGAAGAAGAAACTTGTTCTAAAAGTTTTCCATAAGTATCGCTATTTTTTCTTATTCCAATTTCGTCAATTGATTTATAAAATTCTTTTATAAAATCACTATTATTAATTTTAACTCCAATTATATTCTCATTATTAACATTACAATTTAAATATAACATAGGTGAAGTCCCATCATCATTAATTATATAATTACTATCATCTATACTAATAGATGCAAATAAGTATGAAAATTTTAATGGGAATAAAATTAAATCAGAAGAAAAATCAAGATGCTTAAAACGTGTATCAAAAATTTTCCCATCGACAATTATTTCATCATAACTATAATATTTTGAACTTCGATAGTTATTATCAAGATATTTTTTTTCTTTTAATTTTGAAATAAAAATATCATATTTATTTTTAAAATATCTTTTATCATATCTAATGTTTATAAACTTGATAAAATTAGGATGAATATATTTTATGTTTTTATTAACAGAATAACAATTATTGCTAACATTTTCTGAAGCATTATATACTGCTTTATGAAAAACATTATACTTAGTATTAATTTTATTTTCAATAGAACTATCTTTGTTGATACTTTTATCAAAATTTTTCCAATGAAGAATAGTCGTCGGAACATTAATATCGTTAGTTGCTTTATTGTTAACTTTGATATTAATATTTCTATTTTCCATTAAGTCATAAAAATTATCGACTTTAAAGATAAAGTAATAAGATCCATTATCGCCTTCATATGCGTTAGATAAATAATTGTTAATCTTAGGTAAAACAGTTAATGTTTCTATATTAGATAAATCTTCTTTGCCGTAGAACTCTAAATAAGATTTTTTAGAACCATTAATTTTTTCTAAGAGATTTGTTCCAGAATATTTAGCGGGTTTTGCATTGCTTCCACCATATGACAAAGTTAAATTATTTTCAATTTCAGGATGAGTATCAAAGGTTAAATGAACTTTATCTAAATCTTCTGTTGTCTTATATATTTTAAGCTCTAATACTTGATATGCATCAGAATTATACATATCAGCATATGGATTAATAACATAAGTATTTAATAGCTCAACTTGATGTTCTGGTAAGTGCGCACCAGTAACAGTTCTAGTTACCTCTTGATCATTATATAAAGGATGAGTACAAGTAAATCTTACAGCATAATCATTATTCTTTTGTTTGAAAGAATAATATCGTCCAGCAAAATAACGCATTGTTTCATCTGATGTCGTAACAATACTATCTGTATTATCTTTAGTTTTAATTATATTATTATTCGCGTCATATACTGTAATAGTAGATCCTTTTAGATAATCGAACGATACATCCCAGACTCGATTATTAAACGTTACATTATTTACATTAAAAGGAGTTTTTGCATTTACTTTTTTATATCCGTTAACAGTAACTGTTTTAGATTCAGGAACTTTATTAGTTTTATTAGCTTCTACCGTAAAAGTTTTTACTTCTGGATGATAGAATAACGGAATTCTATAAAGTGTTTCTTCGACAGATAAATTAGAAGGCTGTCTTGTGTGAATAATGGCACCGGAACTATCTTTAATTACGATAGTAGAACCTGATTCTGCCTGAATCGATAATGCATTTGTTCCTTCGTAATCACCTGTTAGAGAATCTTTTCCGTCGACTACATAAACAGAAAGAGGCGTAGCTGGAGTATGAAGTAATATTTCAATATCTTTACTAACGGTATTATCTGCTTTATCGTTAGAAACTGTTACCGTATATGTTTCAGCTTGTTGCGCCAAAGGAATATTTACTTTATATTTTCCGTTGTCACCGACAACAGCATCTCTAGCGATTACTCCACCGGCCATAGGACCAGCGCCCATAATCGTTATTTTTGACCCAGGCAAAGTTGTCACGACAACTTCTGTTCCTGAGGTCGTTGTGACATGGTCGATTTCGGCCGTTAAAATTATTTTTCGACGGTCAACAGTTAATACTTTTTCTTTACTTAATCCATTACTAGGATTACGAACTATAACAGTAATATTATACGGATCTTCTTCACGAGGTAAATTATATTGAACTCCCATACCAATATTCTGAGAAGCATATAATTTTTTACCGTCACGTTTAAATGTTACAATATTACCGATTTGTGTTTTTACAGAAGCTCGACCCATTAAAGCATTAGGATATAACATTTCAGCATCTAATGTTAACTTATCTGTTTCAGTTTGAGTACCTTTAATTAATGCTTTACTATAGTTAGTTTGATAACCGAAGTAAGTCGAGAAGAGATTTAAATAATAATCGTGTACTTTGCGCGGCACTTTAAATTTGGTAATGCTACGTTTAGTCACGTCATTAAAATATTCGTCGCGGCGATGTGTCGCAATTAATCGAGATTTCTTAGTCGTAAAAACTGTAACTTCGGCATGAGCTGGATCATCGGCTGGATAAGAAACTGTGTAGCTCATCGGTGTAATCGCTAAGCCGTCTTCAGATACGTTTTCTGCTGTATTAATCCAGATATCTTTATCTTCGAAGAACCAAGGGTATCTTTCTTGAATAAAGATAAACGGATATAATTCACTTAATCGTTCATAATTAATATAACGAACTGTAACTGTCGAACCCAATCGAATATCATCGGCATCGATTTGGAAATACTTCATATTAATTTCTTCGAGACTGTCGTCCAAAGTATTACATCTTACAGTATCATTAATTAATACTTCTAATTGATTTGTCCCCGGAATATATAATCCAGAACCAACTTTAAATTGAGCCTTTCCATCGATCAATTTACCGATACGAGTAATCTCTTCTCGATCATGATAATAGAATCGATTATGCTCTAATTCGAATTTAACGATCGTATAATATTCAACATTTATTACGGCATCTTTAACAAGTTTATCCGTACCATCCTTACGGATACCGACTGGTACCCAGTCAGATTCACCAGTTAATTTAATACTAAGATTACCTGTTTTGTCATTTACTAATAACGATCCATCAGGAATATCGGCCCAATAATAGTTATCTTTTTCGCTATCAGTAATAATAATAGCTGTGTCTTTACTTATGCTGTATTCATTTAATTTTCGAATACCCCAAGTAGGTTTCATTATTTAAAGGCCTCCTTAATAATATACGATATCACAAGTTAATTCTTTAAGATCGTTAATTTTATATTTAAGATCTTTAGGTAACTCTATTACGATATTAAAATCGTAATAATTATGTTCACTATCTCCTTTATTCGGAGCGCCACTAAGTACGACTTCATTTGTTAAGTTTACCGTTAACGTATCACTTAAACGAGTTGTCGGTAACTCAGTAGAATCTGCATTTAAGATTTTAATATAATCTAACAATACAGAATCTTCAATATCGGTGAAATAAAAATTAACACCGAAGTTTTTTAAGTCTGGCTGCTTCTCGATACCCATATAATTATTATATAGACGAACCGGAATTACAGTACGAGAAGCCGAAGTAATAACTCCGGCTTTATAGGTACTATAAATATTAAATTCTTGTTCGTCGAGAACCATCCATGTCAATGTATTTTGCATGAATTACGCTCCAAAAGAAATAACCATAAATTTAAGTTTTCTTGTATTTCTAATTAGTCCAGCCGATAATTTAATCTTATTATTATCGACATAGACATAATCAGTACCATAGTTTAAGATCGTACTAATATTAGCGTTATCGATTTTATTAGTACCGACATATTGGTCTAATAATACAAACGATAATTGCTTATCGGTAACAGTATGTTGTAACGGATAAATCGTACTAGTTGGATCGATCGTAATTTCATACTGTTGAATAGTTTTAAATAAACCATTCTTAACTTCGTCATCCAACATAGACTTAGTAATCTTTTCACTGCGCTTAATAAAATTATCGGTATTAAGTGTCGAAGTTTTAAGATCTTGAATCGTTGTTTGCATTGCAGTAATTGCAGGGTCGATAGAATCTGTAATACGACTATATTTATTGTCGACTGCCGTAATGAGATCTTTGGTTTCTTTAATACCGTTCTGAGCATTAGTAATAATAGATTCTAATTGTTCATAAGACCAAGTATAATGAGAAATTCGATAAATGATGCGGTCGCCATATTTTAAATTAACGTTATTATTAATAATAAACTTATTCGTTAATGTCGGATTCGGATTATCTTCTGTCGGTACTGGTAGTACTTCACTAAAGTCGACCTCATCAGAAGACCCATTATGTAACTTTAATCCGTTTAAGAATACTTCGATTTGTTGTTTGCCGTATTCATAATATGTCGGTAACTTAATAACACGAGTATTGTTAGGATAAGAATCTTCGTTATAAATAATACGTTTTTCTTCGACGAACACGGCAGCACGTTGGAATACACCGGATTCTTTACCTTTTTTAATTGTATGACGAACGTTAACTTGTACGACAGTCGGTTCGTTTAATGCATAGTTTAATTTAAAACCGACACCTTTTACGATATCGCTCATTTTATATTTCGCACTATCAGGTACGATTAAATGTTTGCCTTTAGCATCTTGTTCTTTAAGCATGACCATTTCGACGTACTGGTCTTTCATAATATATCCTTGATCGATATATACGTCTAAAGAATTAGATCGTGGGATGAAGAACATATTAACATCGTCTTCATCGAATATAAATGTTTGCTTTTCGTTTTCTTCGTCGGTTAAATTTTCATCTGGAACAAACAATTTAGTTTCGTGAAGATCCATCGTACTGTGTTCATTTACTGGAACCCATTGGTAATCTTCACCGTTAAATTGTCGCCAAATATATAAAATATTTGTATCGCTATCATACCATAAGTCGTTTGGTTCAGGATGCTCTGGTTGAATAAAGTAAATAAATTTACGTTGATTCTTAGAATATAATTTACCATAGAAGTAAATATCGCCAAATTCATCGACATAAATAGCTCGAGTATTTCGGTTATCATAGAAAAATTTAACAGAGATACCTGTTTCATCGACTATCCAATAAGCCCATCCTAATACGATATCCCCAGCATCTTCAAAGTTTTGCATTGGCGGGAATGCCGGTGATGCTGAAAAAATACCGTAATGATATTTAGGATATAATTCAGGAGTTTTATCGTTGTACGTAATTGTATCGATATGAGATGATGCATAGTGATATACGACACCGACTTTTCTGCCGACGTTTGCTTCTGGGTCTACGACATGAATAATTTGTTTATTAATAGAAGCAATCTGTAAACTTTCTTGAGTTTCTAAATCGTATACTCTAAATTCCTTTAAATCTGGAAGTTCACCTTGAACTCCGGAGATATATGCTACCTGTTTTAATTGAGATGGAGCATATACCGGAAAACGTAAGGTAATTTGTCCGCTAACATCCAAAGTAAATTTCTCGAAATACTGAATAGCTTGTGGAGCACCTACGTTAATGGACGCAGCGTCAAGATTAATTCGATGGCCTTTTTTGTTGATCAATTCACCAGCTGCTACATCGATAATAAACTCATCGCCACGTCGACTGCATTCAAAACCGGACACAACACCCCAGCCAGCTGACTGAAGACGTTCTGTGTCGATCCAATCTTGAATCATTTCAAAATTGTCGTTAATAGGTTTAGCTTTTACGCCTTTGGTAAAATCAACCTTTGTTAAATAATTTTGTGCCATTTATTAATCCTTAAATAATAATACTGCTGCTTCCGACGAAGAAATATGTTTGTCAATTTGTTCCTGTAATTGGTCTCTATGACTTTCATATTTTTTAGGTAACGTAATTACCATAGAAGTACCAATTCTATACGGTCTGCCAAGTATATTACCTGTATCGATATATTCGTAATTGTCGAATTTACTAGATCCGCCACCAATTATTCTTGTGTCGGTAGGCTCGATTTTTGTATCGAGTTTAATAATAATATCGGCAACTTTAATATCGTTAGATGGTTCATCGACCGGAAGAATATAAAATCTTTGGTCTTTTAATATGCCCGTATTCGTCATATATAAACTATAATTAGTTTTTATATTCGAGATATTAATAATGGTTTCTTCAGACTTAGCGATATTATATTTAGAACTATAATATTGACCGATAATTAGCTGAAGTTTTTCTTTATCATAATTATAACGTATAGAAGGTAACTGTTCAATATTAAATAAAGAATAGTCGACATTATCGATAAATTTTAATTCTTGATTTACGGTATAAATTAAAGATTCATTATTATCTTTTTTAGGTTCGTCGTCGATAACTTTTTTAAAATAAATATCACGGGAAGGTGTCGCATAATCGAAGATAACGTTTTCGTTTGTTGTTTCGACATAAACTAATTTATAGTCGTGATTATCGAGCGAAGTTAAAGAAGCGATATCTTTATCTAAATTGATTTGAGGATGTTTCATGTTTAATCGATTATTTAAACTATAGTAATAATTGATTAAATTATTAGAAATAAAAGTATTAATATAGCTGTCGGCTTTTTCCGGAATACGATGGTAGCCAATGCTATAAGCATAAACAATATTTTCAGCAAGAAATTGAATTAAACGAGGCTCAGTAAAGATTTCTTTACCGCACAATAAAATAGTTTTAAAATTCAATCGATCTTGCATAATAAGTATCGGAGTATGATTAATCGTTAATTTAATATAATCATATGTAGCACGAGGGAATAGCGACATTTCTAAATCATGATTGAAGATATCCCATGATGGTTCAATTACGTATTCAGATTGATTAAATAAAACAGGTTTAGCTACGTCAAATATCTTAGGTTTATTATAAAGAATTTTATTACCGTAAGTAGAGTTTACGATATAAATATTGCAATTATCTTTATAGCCGCCGGCTTTCATAGCTTTTAAGAACTTATCTTCTCCGTTATAATATTTAATATCAGGATTATCGGTAACACTATTAAATTTAATATTGTTAGGAACAGTAATACCTTGTAACATAGACTTTACTTTTTCCATACCGGTAAAATCTATATTAATATCCCAACTACGTCCAGAAGAAAACGGAATATTTCTTTGGAGAATATATTTATATCCGAACACTGTTGAACGATAAGAAGCTTTTTTAGACGTATCTTTTATCGTAATAATACCATCTTTATCCAAAAGGTAATCTTTTTGTTCTTTGGCCGTAACATAATTTTCTTTAAACAAAAGTAAATCTTTATCGATCTTTTGATATAAAGATATAGCTTCTTTTTTATTTAAACTTAATAAATCGTTATTGAATTTAATAACGGTATCAGCATAAACAGAATTATTAACCAAATAAGATAATGGCATATCCTGATCATCGAGCAATACAGTATTCGCTACTTTTTTCTTGTTTCTATAAATCTTCATACCGTTACCTCATAACAACATATTCATTTGGTATCATATTTAAATCTGTTATTCTATATTGATCGATCGCTTTAGTTTCTTTATTTTGATCGTAGATAATCTTAATATCTTTTTTATTAGAAGATACTTTCACTTCGTAAAGATTAGAAGCTTCTTTTCCGATTAGTACATTATATTTTAAATCATTAATGCAATAACTATTTGCTTTTAAATACTCAATAATATAATGTTTATAATTATTATTATGAAGAACGATTTCGTTTCTTTTGAAATCGATATCGAATTGACTATTGTCCAATACGTCATAATTAGTAACGGCCATTTTTACATCGGTCGTTTCTTTTTCTTTTCGAACACGATAGAAATATTTTTCATCGATATCTTCATTTGTAGCATATACAATAATATTGTTAAACGTATCGAGAATAGGTTTCGCTAACTTTAATTCTTTTTTAGTATTAGAAAATACTTCACGATTCCAGTTCGTAAAACGATACATATATTCTTCTGCATGCGGATATACAATAATAATATATTTATATTGCTTTCTAATCTCGTTAGAAATAGTAATAGAATTATGTTTAATATCGACATCAGTATTATGATTAAAGTCTAAATACACATATCCAACATCGGATAAAATAAACTTATCTAATGTTTTAGCTAACGGATTCACTTCGGTAAATTCTTTAATACCGACTACTTGTATATCTTCTAATTCATACACGTTAAGTTTTTTAGATAAATTAATTGGTGTATATCGATTAAACATTTCTATTTGAATAGAAGGGATAATAATTTCTCGATATGAAGAACTTAAATCAAGCGGTTCATCATCTTTATCTAAACATAAGATAGGAGACGTTACTTCATCGGTTACATAAGAAATAAATTCACTTACGTTAAGAATGTCTTCGGTTTTATTTTCTTTGTTAGTAATAAGCAACTTAGATACATAAGCATCGATATTATAGAACATATCTAGATATCGAGAAGAATATTTATTTAAATGAACGTATCCACCTGGATATGCGATAGTTAATGATTCACGATCGTATATGATTCTAACGTCTTCATTAAGAGGAAGTTCAGGCGTATATTCACGGCCATCATATTTAAAATAATAATATTTTAATTTATCGGCAATAGGTAGTTTCTGAATATTAATAACGAGTTCGATTCTAGAAATGTTATCTAAATCGAAATGTAAATAACTTCCTTCTTGTTTAGAGCCGCTGCCAGAAGATGGAACGTATTCGCTATTTTCATATTCCTGTAACGAAATATTTTTAACGGTACCGTTTCTTCCCGCGAAGCGAATAGAAATGTCGGCGTCTTTTTCGAGAACTATTTTATTACCGTTTAACAATTCTTTTTTATTTATATCTGTACTGTCACTATTGGATTCAAAAACATAAGCGATAATATCGCCTTCAATATCGGCTTTTAAGAAGTACGTCCCTTTCTTAAGCGATATGAAATCAGTTTCTGTTTCCGCTTCATAAGTACAATTTTCAAATTGTATTGTATTATCATAATAATAGATCCGACCACCAACAGTACTGATAGAATTAGCAGCCCATCCAATAGGAAGACCAGTTGATATCTTGATAGATTTGATAGTATTTCCATACTGAGAATAAAATCCTATTTTATAGTCATCGATGTCGATTTTAAATTTTTCGATAAATACGACTTTTTCTTTTTTAGTCTTTAAATAAAAATTAATTTCGTTATTTATTTTTTCTAGAACTAAAACAGCATCATCGTTGTTTATTAAATGTTTAAATTGTACGGTAGAATATTCTTGAATAGTTTGTGTACTTGCTCCAAGCAAGTCAACAATTTTATCGATAACAGAATATTCATTATCACCAAGTTTAAACATATATTGTTTAGGAGATTTAAAAATGTCTTCGGCATCTTGAATTAACAAAATGCCGAATCCAGAATTAACATATTTTAATTGAAGTTCAATTCTACAATCTCCAGAATATAAATAATCGGCAGTTATAATATCTTGATCATAAAAATAACAACCATTATTTTTTGTTACACGAGCTTTATTAAAAAATATCATATAGCCGTTAATCCTATTCTGTTTAATTTAATAGTAGATTTATTATTTAATAACTCAATTTTAAATTGGAATGTATCGGTATCAGTAAACGATACAGGAGTTAATGTGCCAGATCGATATAAATCTTTCCAAGCCGTAAACTGATTATTCACACCTTGTTTACGTAAAGAACGAACTTTAATACTAACGTCGCCTTTAATATCGGCATCGATTGTATCTAAATTATAAGTACCTTTTTCAGATACCATAAATAATCGAGAAATAAAATCGCCGCCAGCAACAGGTAAGGACTCAATAGCCTGATCTTCTAATTCATCATAAATATTATATACGTCGATAGAACTAATAGAGCTATTCGCCGGAATATCGATTTCGAATCTAATATACTGTACTAATTTATCGTTAGATAAAAGTACATAGTCGCCATTTTCTATAACAGCAATAGTAGCATATTTAGAATAATAGTTTTCAGAACCTAATACTCGAATCGTAAATTTATCTTCGCTAAGAGTATTAATTTTCGCAGCCATATATAATATATTTTTAAGATATTTATACCAATCTTCAGATTTAGCTTTATATTGATTATGAATTAAATCGAAGATTTCTGTAGTAACAGTTCCTGGTTCATTCAACGTAATTAGTTTATTGCCGCGTAATAATACTTTATCTAACTGACAACGTTTCAAATCGGCTGTCGCTAATAATGTAGCGTCATAATCGATTGTTGTACCATATTGAATTACGTCGTTATCATCGACATCGATATTGTTATCGGTCGTATAGTTAAATGTATCGAAAATAATTTCGTTTGTAATACTGTTTTTCTTTTCGGTTAAGTCCCAACTATATTTATCGATATTTTTACTATGAGGATCTGTTATTAATTTATCGGATAGAACGATTTCCTCGATTGAACCGACTGTACCAGTAACGACAATATAATAATAGAAGTCTTTGTCGACATCAAATTGAGAGAAAGCAAAATCATCGTTAATAACAAAATCTCCGATTTTTTCTAAGAGTGGTTTCTTTTGTAATCTGAAGCCGTTTAATTTCTTTTCTTTATACAAAGAAATTTTTAAATTACCGGCTTTTTTAATGTAGCAATATGATGTAGCATATGCATACTTGTCGATTCTAAAAATAGCATATCCTTCTTTATCGAATTTAAAATTAATAACGTAATTTTTATTTAATTCGATTAATGTCGGATCGCAGTCTTGAAATGTCCAGTTGTTAAACGTATTTGCCGTCGTTAATGAATGAAGCGATGAAATTTCAGAGACTTCTTTTTGTTCTTTAAAGTTAACATAACATAATGGATTTAATACTTTCATATCCATTAAACTATTCGGAATGAAGTTCTGTCTTTCTGTTTGCATCTTAACAAGACTACCTTGTTTCTTCGTGCTATTTAAATCAACATAATGTTCTTTGTGATGATCGACTTCTGTTTCATATACCGGGAAATAATATTCCTTACCGGCTTCATAATAATAACCAGATTTAACAGCAACTTTATTATCTAAACTATTACGATATACAGACACGACATTATTTACGACTACTGCAGTAAAATTAGGGTCCAGTGCTTTGGCATATACTTTATCGATATCGTTATTAACAATATTTAAGTTTTTAGAATCGCCATCCTTCATATCTTTAATCGTCATTAATGTTTCTGTATCATAAGCATTAATATTATACTCGACTAATTCGTATAATTTATCTAAATTAGTAAATACGATTTTAGAAGGGTGCTTATAAGTATATGTTGCCTGCAAACTTAATGAATCATGATCGTAAATAGAATTTACTTGAATGATACCCGGCGTTTCGTATAATACATATTCGTCTTCGACTAAGGCCGTACCGCCAATCGATAATTCGATATTATTAGAAGACACATTAGAATATTTAAATTTACCTAGCCCATCTTCTGTCAACTCGATTGTTTCAGTATATCTTTTTTCATTATATACGATAGTAGCATATGAAGGAACTGATAGAATATATTCAGATAAATTATAATCGACGTTATCGATTTGATATACATCTTGCAAACTTAACTCAGAAGCAAATAACGTTGTCTCTAATTTTTTATTAACCGAGATATTATAATCCGATTCATTATCGTTCCACATATTAGCAAATATAGAAATTTCTGGTGTTAAGATATTAATATTATTACCTAATAAACACCATTTAGATAAAACTTCTTTATTCTTGTGTTGATATCGAATATACTGTGTCGATTGATTATAGCCGTCCGGCAAATTAATTTCGACAAAATAAACCTGTTCTGCCGACAACTTAGGGATAAAATTATCCAAAATGATCGGATATTCTTTTTGGTTTTGAACGATCGTTTCAGAATGATGTAGCGTATGATTAGAAGAGTTCTTTGTCGCCAATAAAATTTTATATACTTTATTTTCGGTCGATGCCTCAGTCGTTTTAATTAAGCCTCGAGCATCGTGAATATAATTAACTAATAGAGTTGCCGGAATTTCGGATATAATTTTATTATATTCGAGTTCAAAATATGCACCGAAAATATCGATTTCTTTAAACGCTGATTGGTCCATATTTTTATTATAAATAATTACACGACCATCGTAAGTAATAAATACAGCATCGTTTGATTTATCGAACGAATAATGATTAGTTAATATATTTAATAACGATAGCGATTCAATTTGTTTTTCATAGTGATCGAACGTTAGCGTTATATATTTCGTTTCGCTATCAACATTAATATAATCGACGTTATGTTTGTTTATTTGACCTGTAAGGATAGGGAATTCACTCTTAGATATATTTTGTTTATCGACGAGCAAAGGAAGCCTTCCTGGGCCAATAAACGAATCGTAAGTATCATAATTATCGTCGATAATATTATTATCTTTATATAATTTTAATACTGTGTCTCTCGATTTAATCTTTAAATTAACTTGGCTATTAGGAGGAACCGTAACAGATTTTTCATAATATTTAAAATTAGCATATTCACCAGCAATAGAAATATAATTAATTACTGGATTAGAAATACCGAGATAAGAATGAAGAGATAATGTTAGTATTTTATTATCTGGATTATCGGGGATAGAATATGTATTTAAAGATTTAGATAATGGCTGCCCATTAATCGAGAATACTAATCCGTTTGCAGTAGCATTAATATATTTAATCTTAAATCCGCGTTGACCGATTTTAACGATCGAAATATGTTTTCGTTTTGTATCTTCAGATTCGAAAGAGAACTTCATATTTTTAGTGTCGGTATTTAATTCTTTAGACGCTAAGATATTATTATTGTCGTCAGTAATTAAAACACGACAAGAGCCGGTATTCATTTCATTATCTAACTTATCGATTTCAAATTCGAGAGAAGTAATAATTTGATCGATATTGATTTGACCTTGAACGTCGGAATCGATATAAATATAATTATCGGCTTGATTATATTTAAAATTATTTAACTTAATTAAATCGAAGCGATTAATGATATTAACAGGAGTATCTTTAATAGAATAATTGATTGTTTTAAAACACATATTATCTGTTAAAGGAATACTTAAAATGCCAACAGTAGATTTAGACGTGTCGAGCTTAATACCGTCTTTTGTATTGATTACGTTAGAAGAGGAAGCAAAGTCACTAATACGAGTACCGTAAAAATAATTATCTAAATAGGAAATGGCTCCATTTTCTTTAACAAAGTAATCGTTAGTGAATTCATTATTTAACTGTTCATTATTATCAATTTTGAAAGAGGTTAAATAAATATTGCCACCTTGATATTTAGGATAAGCAATAACTTTATATGTTACTTCTTTATTGGTATCGTTAACAAGTAAACCTTTATTTTTAATCGTAACGTTTTTTGAACCGACTTCGCAATCGACAAAGTCTTCTAATGGTAAGCGATATTCACCGTTATAAGTTTTATAAGATTTAAAGTTAATTGTCGCAGGATCGACCTTAATCGTAGAAGTCGCTTTTAAGTTGTATTCAACTTGTACCGGTTTAAGTTTTAAATCGAACTTCTTTAATCCGATACCAATATTTACGTTCTTATTACTATTTAATAAATACTGACTAACCTTTTGATTAGATTTTTTATACCCGATAATTGATACGTCAGTCGTATCAGAAGAACTAATTAAATTAGATGTCGTAACTTTTAAGCTATCATAATAGCCGACGCCGTCTAAATAATATTCGACAGGTTGATCCCAGATATGAGGAAGATAATCGAGTTTTTTAAATTCGTTTTCCCAGAATGTAATATCCCAGATCTTTTCTCTCGCAATATCTTTATTTAACTTAGCAATATAATCGTATACTTTCTGATCTTTTATTACTTCTTGGATATTAACATTATTTAATTTATCGATTTTAATATCTTTAAAAGCGATACCGGCATAAGCCGATAATAAGTTTTTAATTAAATATTTTAATCCGAATTCAGTCGAATTAAAACGATGTTTGTATGTGTTAAGAATATTAGGGTCGTCGAACAAGATGTTATTATTTTTATTATTCTTCGTTCTTAATGCATCATATGTTCGGTTAGATAAACTAAGATTAGACTCATTAGGAAGTCGATCGATTCCGGCAAACCATGCAAACTCATCGAAGATATTCCAAACAGGTTCTTGTTTTAAATTAACCGTATAATGAAATTTATTAATAGTATATCCAATAGGAGTACCATCTACTTCATCGAGTTTAAAATAAAGATTACCGTTGTCATAATAAGCATATTTTTTATTTTTATAAAACTCGTTTAAGTTTTCTGTAATAGTAAATTCATTATCTAACTTTAAACCATCTTCTAGTTTACCAATATTCGCTACATAGATTTGAGAGATAATAGAATCTTCTCGGCCAGCATAATTTACTAAAAAGAAATCTTTAGTATATTCATCGACCTCTTTATAGATAGAGGTCATTTCTTCGATTACAGCTCTAAGTAGATGTCCGGATGTAGACTTGTATGGTCGTCGTCTAATTTGCATCCACTTTGGAAAATACTGCAAAGCTCTTGCAAAATTTTTATTAGTAATTGCATCCATTCATTAAACCTCTATCCATTGAATTGTATCGAGAATCATTTTGGATTTAATATCCTGTAATGATTTTAAAGCCGTAACAGATACACCGTCTACAAATAATCCTGTAACATTAAAATAGCTTACGCCAGTTTCGTTAATGCCCATTTTGTTGATTACTCCGATATCTAAATAAGAATCAGGAGGAATAGCATTAATATATTCTGCAATACGTTGTTCTAAGTTCTTTTTGATATCGGCTAAATTAGAATTATCGTTAGATAAAGTAATAGACAATGTAACGGCTTTTAATGCCGGAGTCACATACTCTATATATAATGAAGGGCTTGTGACATTCTTTAAACGATCTTTTGCTTCATTTAGCGCGGCTTCAATTTTTTCGATAGTATATTCTTTAGGAATAACGTAACAAATAGCCGTACCTGTTCCATATACCATCGGTACATAGGTTACGTTAGAAGCATTTTGTAAATCTAATAACGCAGCATCGATAGCAATCGTATTAGATTTTTCGTTAATCAAAGACCAATTAATTAATCGATATAATAAGTTCTGGTCACTTTCGCCTTCGCGACGAGTAAAGCCACAGAACTTAACCATATCATCTAAATTGGAGCCTTTTAAATTTGTGTATATATGAGGATTTTTATTGGACTCAATATACAAATATGCTTCTTCCATTTCTTTGGAATTAGCGAGCATAAATAAATCGATAACAGAACCACGCTCAACAGTATCGTTTGTTAGTTTCTGAAAAATATTTTTAATCGATTCATGAATCTGTGTAAATGTCTTCATATAACGAATCCTTTTAAAACCTTTCCAGTTCTTTTATTAATAATCTTAATATGAATATTATGCCATGCCATAATTTGATGATCGTCAACATTAGGTGTAACAGATACATCGTATAATGAAGTGTCGACAATACTGTCGACGATTTCTTTTATAGCATGTAAATTTGCTTTATCAAATTTATCTTCGTGGCGATATTCAACGAGTCTAGATCCATAATCAGAATAAGGTTGAACTTCACCTAATTCAGTTTTTAATCGTAGCATAATTTGCTGAACTTCATAATCCTCATTGTCTTTACATACGTTTACGGAAGATAGTTTTTTATTTAAATAATCATCTTCTTTAGGCCTTACTTTAAATTTAATGCTTAAAGCATTTGTTTTTTGTTTCGGTCTAGTAATTGATTCAACAAAAAATTGAATTTTTAATTTATTTGTTTTTTGACCGATATTAAATTGAATAGCTAATGAATTAGATCGTCGACTTGGACCTAATACAATATCGTCTTTATTTGTGTCTAATAAGAAATCGATCATTTATTATCCTTAAATTTTAAATTTACCGAGTGCCGATTTAGCAATTTTACCGATTTGTTTTCCGATCGCACCTAACGCTTTAGTCGCTAATTTAGTAACTTGTTCTGTCGCCCATGTCTTAGCACGATCTAATGCCTTTCTGGCGATTTCGTTATACTTAACTAAATACTTGTTAACACGTTCTACTTGTTTGCTTACATAATCGATTTTAGATAATTGCAAATTAAGATTAACGACTTTCGCAAATCCACCAAGCTGAGTAGTATCTAATTTAGATACAGCAGCATTTAATTTATCTTCCAAAGCTATCGCTTTGTCTAGATATGTCTTACTAGTCTTATTTGCAATATCGAGATACTGAGTAGCCTTCGTATATAAATTATCTATTTGCTTCCCACTCTGTTGTTGAGCAATAACTAGATATTTATTATGAGCATATTTTACTTCTTCATCGAGTTGTTTATTTATATTATCGGACAACTCTTTGATCATCGTATTGGCTAACTCAGGATTCGTATTTTTAATATGTTTATACGTTTTAATAATCGAGACAATTTGTGCTCGCTTATCTTTTATTGCACCAGGAACTGCTTGTAAGCTATCAACATGTAACGTATTATAAATTTTATTAGTGATCTCTCTATCTAAAAATTTATCTAAAGCCAAATAAGCTAAATCTCTCTTGTCGACATATTTAAGAATATCTTGCGCATTGACATCCTTAGATATTTCAGGAATATTTTTAATATCCTTAAGCACTTCTTTTGCTGCCTTAAGATCTTTTTTGCTTAACGCTTCAGATAATCTAGATTGAGTTTCTTGAAGTTTTTTACGAATCGTATCGTCGATTTTTATATTTTTATTCTTCAATAAAGTATTGATTTTATTGTTGGCGCCATTAAAATCTTCCTTTGTCGGATTCTTTTTATAAATCTCATGATACTCTTTCGATACCTTCTGTTTAGTCTCTTCACTAATCTTTCCTAGTATCTGATTATAGTTCATATTTATTTTTCCTACAAAAAAATTAAATCTAGTACTGATATTATTACCAGTACTAGATTTATATTACAATTACTGCTTTTTGTTGGCATAATAATTTGTTGCTGCTTTTAACAATAAATCATATGCTTGAGTAGCTTGTTCTATTGAGTTTTTAGCACTAGCATTACCTTTAGAAACTTGTTCGTTAAAACCTTTAACAACGTTTTCTTTTTTAGTATCTAATGCTTTTTTGAAATCATCTATAGTCTGGAAATCAGAAACTTTTAAATCATAGATATTAGATTCTAAAACTTTTTGCTCGGCAGGATCAGCTTTCGCCAATGCTTCTTTGGCAGATTTTTCTGTGATCGGAGAATCGCCGGCAAGCATTGCTGCCGTAAACGGAGCAAAATCTGTTACGAGCTTAGTCGGATCTTTTAGTTTTAACCCTTCTGCAATTTCGACTGTCGTCGTCGTTTTTCCGAATAACGGTAAATAAATATCGCGGCGGATTAAAACATAACGAGCTAAATTAGGTTCCCATGATTTTACGAGAACAGTTCCTTTCACCATAAGATCGCCAATAATGGAACCTTCTTGATCGGGAAGTTCACGGAAATCGGCAAGTTCAAAAATTCTATTATTTAACTTATGACCGTTAATAATTAACTCATCACAATCTAAATGAATTCGGTTTGCTTTAATTCTATGTGTTTGAGATATAGAATTAATACTTCCTGAATCTAATGATAGCTTAGTATCGTTACCGATAGATAAGCCAATAGACTTACCCATTTTAATAACGATACTTGCTAAGAATCTTTTAATCGACCAATCTTTAATTCGATGTGGATGTTTAGAAGATTCTTCCATTTCTGTCGCATTAATTTTTAAATCTTGATATACTTTCTGATTATCTATCGCAGAACCGTCGTCGGGAGTATCTTTAATTGCTTCAGATACTGCTTTGTCGGTTTTAGCGATATTGACATTTTTAGATGTTTGATTTATTTCTGGCATTTAATAAACTGAGCCTCCATTATCTTGACCATTTTCATCTGGGAAGATATCGCTCTTCAGTTCGCTTTCTTGATATATTTCAGAACCGTAATCTGCAATCCAGCGACCAGTAATAAGAGGACGATCCCCGTATGCTTCTATTATAACATAATCTCCGCCTTTTGGGAACCAATCATCAGGTGAATTTGTCTGTACTGGCATAGCAGGTTCAGTTATTGTTTCACCAGTTTGTGAAGTATAAGTTACCGAACAAGTACAAGTTTTAGGGTCAGATCCTAAAACTGACCCTTTTAACTTTGCAAACCCGTCATTACGGATTTGTTGTCCAGCATATGTATCTTTAAATTTATTCTGTATTACCGACATTATGCACCGAACTTAGGAATATTAACGTTAACTTGATATACCTTACCATCGTCATTATCGTATACTTGATAAGTTATTTCGTCTTTCTCTTTTAATGTATCCATGATAACTTTAAGATTATCTTTAGACTCACCATGAGCAATTAACGTAAAACCAAAACCAGAACCAGGGAATATTTTTTTAGTACCGAACAAATAACAACTTGTTAACGTTATATAATCATTCGATACTTTATTAATATATGTATTTTGGTCAGTCGTAGTTTTATAAGACAACATTTGTTCTGCTTGGAATATAATCTTACGAAGAGTATTTAAAGCAAAAGGATGTAACAATGGAGCATCGACGATTTCATTGCCGTCGCCATCTTTACCTTTAATACCGATAACCTTAACAGGTTTACCGCCTTGGTTAATAGAAAATTCGACCGTATTTTTAGACTCTTCATTATTTAACGCTTTTTCATGGCGTACAACAAAGAATTTAAATTGTTTAAAGATATCGAATTCAGGACCAGGAACAGGAACTAAAGGATCGAGAATAGACGTATTATCTTTTTGAACATCTTCGAGCTTGTGCATGAATTGTTCAGCTCTCATTTTAATCTCTTGTTTATCTTTTTGGTTCTCTTCGTTGTTACGCATTAATAATTGTTCGACAGAACGAATGCTGCCACGCTGTAATAAACCATCGACATAGTTTTGATTTACGAGATACTCGTAATCGCCGCCCATATTATTAGCATACATGTTGCCATCAGCATTTAATTGATAACGTTGAAGAGCGTCGGCAGGACCGCCGCCCATTGAAGCATTTAATAAGAAGCTTAATGAACCAGCAATAGGATGATATCCTTCTTGATCTTGGAAACGATGGTTAAATACAGAATCCATAAGATCTAATACTTGGCCACGTTTTCCCCAGTTAGGACTCATAAAGATTGTGCCACTATTACCTGCCCATGCCGGTATAAATGGCATACCGCGTTTAAGTAAAGGAGTAACACTTAATGTTTTATAATTCTGAATAAAATCAGAAATCATATCGCCCCATCTACCTAATGTATAAGCAGCAGCGATCATTAATACGTTACCACCAATTTTGCTACCGAAGTTTAATGCCGAAGATAAGTATCGGCCAATCGTGGAGCCAGCAATTTTATTAAATAATGCACCGGCTTTACTCTTCATCAAAATATCTTTAGACGTAGCATCAATTATCTTTTTGCTTATTTCAGGTTTAGCTTTTAGTGCAGCAAGAGTTTCTTGACCTTTTTTAGTGTTATTAATACTTTGAACATCTTTAATTAAACTTTGAGTTTCTTTACTGTACTCTTTTAATTTATTAAATTTTTGATTATATAAATTTTCATAATTAGCAGTAGCTTTTTCTTTCGCCAATTTAATATGTTCTTCTGTATATTTACCACCAGTATCAAAAGCCGGATATTCTTTTTCGATAATTTCTTTATAATGTTTATCGATATAGTTTTGTTTATTGGCCTTAAAATTATCTAACTCTTTACTAAGCTTTTGGAATTCCTCAGTTCTTAATGCGAAAACTTTTTTAGTAATTTCTAAATTTGCTTTTTCAAAATTAGCACTAGCTTCTGACCAAGCATTTAATACTTTAGAGATTCCTTCTCTACCTTGAAGCTCATATTTACTTAGCGCCAGCGAAGATTTAATAGGGTCATATTTTGCTAAACGAGTTTCGACAGCTAAAAGTTTAGCTTCTAATTCTGCAATTTTTGCTTCGTCTTTCGCTTCTTTCGCAGCATCTAACGCCTCTCTTATACCTGCTTCTCTTGTTTTTATTTTTTTATAAAAACTTTCTAATGCATTTTGACGTTTCTTTATTCTGTTTAAATCATTTGAGACTTTTTCTGCATATTCTGCCGCAGCCCAACCTTTTGCTCTAGCAAATAGGCCCCAGCCATCATCGATAATTGCACGAACAATATAAGCTCTTTGTAAGTTATAAACGCCGAGAGCATATATTGCAATACGCATCAATGTAGAAGTAATAGCCATATTAACAGCTTGAGTCGTCTTGTCGTTAAGCACGTCGACAATTGCATCTGGCGTAATCGTCGTTACAAAACCTGTTGTTGCCGATAATGTATGAACGACTTCTCGAACTCTAGCTTGACCTGTCATACTACTAGGTTCATCGAAAATAGAAATTCGATCGTGAGGTTTTACAGTAGGATCGCCATAAACTACAAGATTGCCAGAATAGATTTGTTCGACAGATTTCTTTAATCGTGACAATGTCATTAATCGAGCAGTTTGAGCATGATTATGTTCAGGACCACCATAGTTATCTGGAGCAAAATTAGATATTGCCCAAGAAGCAATATTTTTTAATCCCAATTCTATGCCTGTACCAATAGCTCCACCAAGAGCAAAACCAGCACTAGCACCAACAGAACCGCCACGAGCACCGACAACGCCGCCGACAGCAGAACCGAACGCACCCGTAACTGTCGCATAGCTGTCTAAAGAACCGATTTCACTATCGATTCCGAATGTATTTTCAGAAGAAGTATGAACTTGAGTTCTGCCATGTAACCATGTATCGACTACCATAGAACGTTGATATTCAGGATAAATATCGCGATCTAAATAAATATCGGGAGTCGATTTTTTAACTTCTTCAAATTGGTACATGCCTTTAGCTACTGTAGCTACTTTATTAGAATTAGTTTGAATTTGGTTAGATAAAATATCATGGTCTGACCAATACATATGGAATTGAGAGTAAGGTTTCCGTTTTTCGAGAACGTTTAATTGTTCATTGTTCTTAATATATTTATAAGCATAATACCAATTAGGTAAGCCCATAAATACAGTACTTCTAAATCCGAAGTAATCGGTTGCACCGATATAAGATGGATTCGCGCTTGCTGCAAATTGCAACATATCCCATACTGTTCTACCTTGTGTTTTGATGCTGATAAATTGATGGCCTTGTTCTGGGGGATCAATCCCAATAACACTTCCTAATGAGCGATACCAGGATTGCTGTCCTTGTTCCGAGGATCCATTTTCAAACTGCAAACTATCGCTATTAAATAAATTAGTGATGTCAGTATTTTTTCTAAAATTATAATAATGAGCCGAAGAATCGTTAGTAACTTCGTAAATATTTTGTACTGGTTCACCATTAACAAATATATCACGATAGTATGGATCGCCATAATGGTAAATACCGAATGGATTGTTAGAGAATACTCTCGATAATACATTCCAATTCTTCTCACGGAATAATTGGCTAAACCAATTTTGATCTTGACACGTTAAAAATGAACTTACTAACACTCGAGGGCTTACACCACCAAAGGATAAACCGTAAGGAGATTCACCTAAGTATTTTACGCCACGGTTTTTAATCTTATCACCGAAATTATCTTCACGAATAGGGTTAGATAATTCTATACCGTCGCCTTGACCGACGATACTTACTACATCGCCACCTTGAATCTCGGTAACAGTACCGTTAAACATAACAGGTAACTTAGCAGCATCAGCAGAGTACCCCATGCGAATATGCATACGAGCACCGGCTACTAATTTAATAGAATTACGTTCAGGTATTAACGCTTGCTTTTCACTTAAATTACGAACATAAGTACGAGGATTGAAAATACTATCGTATAGATTTTGAATACCGGCAACACCGTATTGTAATTGTGTTGTAAAGTTGTCGCCTTGTCCGTCGTCTTCATATTCAGCTAATATATTTTGATATAAATTATTTAACTGAATAATAGCTGTATCAGCCGCAATATTTTTAGATTTAACGACTTGAATAGAACTTACTGCATTTGTACTATAGAAACTATCATGCATCTTCCAGAAACCAGATGAAGCACCTTCATCGATAAACATGATCTGGAATGTTGGAAATCCTCGAAGCATCCTGCCACGAACATCGGTTTGAACCATGTTAAGATATGAATCTCGAATGCGTCGTGCTAATGCTTTTGGCGTCATTGCATTTGCTTCTAATTCTAATTGCTGCATAAATTCACGTTGAATTTGAGCGATAGGATTATCGGTTGCAATATCGATACCAAGCTCTTCGATTTTTTCTACAAGACCGGAAAGAACTAAACCATATAATAGTTTTCGCAAACTAACTTCGTCATTTGTTAACGGAGCTGTCGTCGTAATATTCGGCGTAATTACTTTATGAGTTAAGGCATTTAACGCGTTATAATCACGAGTAACGATTTTTTTAATCAAAGAAGAATCTTTACACATCAACGATAACGCTGTTGCAACAAATAATTTACCTTTAACAAATTTATCTTGATTATCTTTAACGAAGTTTTTAAGAGTTTTAACGTTCTTTTCTTGAACATCGTTAGCAAGTTTCATATCCTTCATGAACTCATATGCAGAAGCTTCGCTTACCGCATTTTGGAACATGATATCGGTCATATAATTAGGATAAATATTTTTCTTAATTAAAACACATAGCCAGTATAAAACATTTCGCAAGAAAGCATGTTTTGCATAATTCATATCATGCATACAATATTTCATATATTGAATTGTTTCATCATGGTCAGATGTTTGATAATAAGGATCCAAGAAGTAATACCGATCAGAAGCTTCGAAAGTGAAGCCTTTATCTAAAAACTTTTTACGACGTTTATTATAGTCGATCGGTAAGAATTGAAGCATAGGATTTTCTTCAAATTCTTTTTGTGTAAAGCAAGGAATACTATAAGGACCTAATTCAGTGCAAGAACCATATGCATAAAAATCAGATGTATCGTCAAGATGACGAACATAAGTTAAACCATTAATTGTATATCGTGTCGGCTTAAAGTTTTTTACGTTAAATTCTAAATCGCCTTTTTTCTGATCATTTTTATCTTTATTGTAATTAGGATCATTAAAGATACTATTGGATTTTCCGTTAAGTTTTACAGATTGTCCCCATAAGCCATATTGACCGCCATTTTCTTGAGCACCATTAGCTAAAGCTTGACCCATATACATAATAATGCTTTTTGCTTTTTCAGGTTCAAGATCAGTAGAGAACCCAGAGGCAAGTGCAGACCAAGCAAATTTATTTAACCAATCATTAATGTCGGCATTCCATTTGGAAGTTAAAGTAGTATCAACAGATTTTGTTTCGACAATAATATTTTTAAAATATTGAATTAAAGCTTCTTCAGAACCTTCATCCTCAATAGAAGTTTCAGATAAGAATTTAAGAGCTTTATCAGCTTCCCACTGGAATGTATTAATGCTGTCAACGATTACAGATTTAAGAGCGTTTTCGCCGTCCTCTTTTTTAATTTCGTTGACTTTTTTCTCAGCGCCTTCTTTTACATCATCACCGATAACGTCGAATTCTGTATTTTTTTCAATTCCATTTGTAACAACTGGAGCAGCTTCTTTAACTTTTTCTCCAGCCTTTTCTACTTCTTTCTGGCCTTCTTCTGTATTTAAGTTATGATACAACCATGCATAATATGGCTCTAAGAAAGTAACGCCGATAGATTTACCGACCTTCCATTGACCTGTCGCAATACCAGATTTGAAGAGTTTCATGCGCTGTTCATTCTCTTCTTTTTTCATCTGGTTTAATTTGTCTTGTGTTAATTGCCAATCTTTAGCCGTCATTTCAGATATGCCGCCATTTTGTGCAATCATACCATGACGCATAGAATATTGAGCAGCCTCACTCAAATCAGATAATATTTTTAATTCGCCAGATGGATTACCGTCTTCATCTGGTTTAGCGAACATTTGAAGCATTTTACTATCTTGCAAGATGCAGTCTCTTAATAATTCCGAGAATAAATGTTCATGATAGAAGAAATAAAAATCAGGATCGACAAATACTTGATCTCGAGGATTTTTATAACGAATAAATTCGAAGCCTAACTCGCCAAGCTCTTTAATAGTCGGTAACTCTAAGTCTGGGTATAATTCAGCTTTAGATAAATTTTGATCGATTTCAAAGTAGCCTAATGCGGCTTGCGCAGCACGTTGAGCCGTAGCTTCTTTAGATGCAAAATTAGATTGTTCGAATTGTTTATAAATAGCGAATCGATTACGAATCGTTCTATCGGTTTGACGTAATGTTACATTGATTTGAAATAACCCAGGATAATTTACGACAGTCGAAATCGATACTTGTTCGACGATTACTTCGAATATACCGAGTAGACGAGTGAATTCAGAATCAATTCTGAATGGATAACTCGGTAATGCATTCGGATATTTCTTTTTAAAATAAGAAATAATCTTCGGAATTTTATCGAAGCGGTCGACAGTTTCTTTATCGTAAGTTATTACAGAGAATGTTAATGTAGCATCTTGTCCTCCCATGAATTGAGGAGCTTGACCATGATACGTATTTAATGTCATATTAGCATATGTATTAGAGAAGTTAGCTGTTAAACCTTGCACTAATATATCTTCTAAATATGTTACATATTGAATAGAGCCGATACGTTCAAATTCAGAATCTTCATAATTTTCATATGTCTCTTGATTGCCAGACATTTGAACAGAACCGTCAGCATTTTGTACAGCAGCAAATTGAGATGCACAATATTCTAAGAATTTAGAATCGCCATCATAAGGAGAATATTCTAATGTACATTGATCATTATTTTGCTTCAACACAATTCTAAAATTAAATGCGTTATCAGCAAAAATCATATCGTAATAATCAGTATTTATATTGTTCTTAAGATTATCAGACATGTTTTGACTTCCGTCACTTGTTAAAGTCGAAGCAAATTGCTGTCTTAACAATAAAGATTCATCTCGATTATTATAATCGACACTCGGAATGATTTTAATTTTTAAATAATCGTTATCTGGATCTTCGTCGAAACTATATTGAGGTTTAGCTTGTCCGCCGCCAGCAATAGATTTTGCATAATCTCTAACAGATTTTACGACGTCGACATGTTTTTCTAGAATAGAATAGTCGGATGGGATATTTAATGCTCGCAAATAATCGACAATTTCACGACCAGCTGTCGACATGACAGATGCCTTATCACTATAGTTAAATTTATATTTCTTAAGAATATTATTAATTTGATCGCTATGAATCGTTTTATAATATTGATTTGCGATCGCAAATAATTCTTTATCTTTTTCAGATGGACGATAATAGTTAGGAGCTTTATTATTATCATGAGTAAAAGTCTGTCTAACTTTTTCCATCTTAACAAGCTTACCTTCGTCAGGCATATAAATATTAATTCTAGGATTTAATGTATCGACCGGCATATAAGCAGATTGATTTGCAAACAATGTTTGCTTCATAAAATCCTTAGAAGAAATATTCATTTTTCGATCGTGAAGATCTTGACCAAGCTGAAGCGGTCGTTGAATATACCAACGCAATAAATCATAGTTTATAGTCTTCGCAAAGAAATTGCGATAAATATCGACAACGCCATCTTGTAAGTCACGTTGCTTAGGAACTTGAGGCATAAATACCTGATAATCAAATTCTTTAAGTAGTAACGTAACTTTTAATAACTTAGGATAATTAGGAACAGTTGCTACCGACATCGATTCAAAACAAATAGCATCGATATCGAGAACTTCGTTAATATATTTATTTTCGATCGGCATGTATGGAGCAAAATGGAATTCAGACAGCAACGCCCGGAATCCATTCATATGATATACGACTTTTTTCTTTTTATCGCTAAGATTTGTATACCATTCAACAGGTTGCCCGTTAATACCACGATCTTCATTGAAGTATAATTCTAATTGTAAGAATCGTTCAGGTTTTGCATTTTCAATATTAGCAGAACCTTTTGCACGAAGTAGTGGAACAGAATTTGTATAAGCTTGTGTTACCGTATTAATAGAAATTGGTGGAACGAATAATGTTACGTCACCAATCGTACAAGTCCAATCAGAAATAGAATTTAAACCTTTAGTAATATTATTCCAACCAAAAGCTTTATTCTGAATTTCGTGACGATTATCATATTGCGAAGCTGCATTCCATACTGCATCAGTCCAAGCTTTTGTGTCGTATTGATATGCCCAAGGCTTTAAATGAGGATTTGTAAAGTCGGAATACTTTAAAATGGAAGTGTTGCGATGACGAGCAATGATATATTTATTTAAATTAATCCATTGTCCATCTTTATCTTTTACAAAAATAACAGCAAGATTACGACGATAATGTTCTAAACCATATGCGTTAATACCTGTTTCTTGGAATACGGTAGGATCTTGTCCAGTAAAGAATTTATTAAACGTATTAAAATAGTTAGCTAGTAATCCGTCACCTGGAAAACTAACCATATTTTTAGGATATGCTGTAGTTTGGTCTTGCTTAGAAGAACCATTAATATCGATAATGGCACGAACTTCTTGTGCATTCTTTACCATATTTACTACGTCGTTAGCTGCAGCATATGCCACTTCTAATGTGCCGTAGTTAGTTCCGTCTGCCATTAAGCCAAATACAGGTTTACGTCCATTTAATAAAACAGCAGAATTACCAAAACGTTTTTCGGTTAGATAATTATTTACTTGGATCCATTTATTATCGAACTCGCCGATTTGAGCAATCGTAACAGTATCGCTATCTTTATAACGCTCCCATTTAGAACCGTTCTTATTATTGCTAGAGTCATAAGCTTTTGTTAAAAAAGCTTGATAGTTTTGAACAGCTTCACCATATGTAACTTGTTTTACGTCGGTTGTATATACGATAGACCAGTGATGAACTTCTGGTGCATCGTAGAATAAAAAACGGAAACCCATATCATAATCGAGACTTCTGTTTTCGTCTTTTACTTTATTAGCATCTAATACATCTTCTGTTGCTTTTTTATTGCCAGCTAACCATGCTCTCATGTTTTGCTGACCGACACACAGATATTCTAATAATTCCGGATCTTTAATCTCTGCTTTTCTTAAATCAGCATATAAAGTATCACCATCGACAAAACCAGCATGTAAATCTTCATCTGTAATTCTAAAAGCAGATGGAGGAAGGCTGACCATAGCCAGCCCTCTCAATCTATCAATACCAGTGTTTTCTAATGGAGGATTTTCTTTATAGAACAAAGCCTGCTCTTTTGAATCGCCCATCTTTTTAGCGAGCTCTTCATATATGCGCATATCGACAGCGCCTTCTTCAAAGTCGGACAATTCCGGAAGGCTCATTTGAGTATCACGAACCATTTGATCGAGCTCTTCTTTCGATCCTTCGGTCGGATTATTAGGAATGTCTTCCTTTTTTGTCTCGACTTGATCGGAGGCCTTTTTGCCAACTTTCGCATCTAAATGCTGTGTCGCATAATTGACATATGGCTTTTTATCTTCCGCCATAGAATTTCCTTTCATTTATAATACACTATCTAAATAATTACTAATATCGTTAGCATTCATATCTTCATATTTAGATGTAACTCTTGTCGTAACAGTTGCGCTACCGCCAGAACCTACAATGTTTGGCATAGCATTTAACGCAGCAACTGCAGCTTGTGGATCTTGACTTGTCGAAGTTGCTACATTGATTATATAACCACCATTAGCAGCACCTTGTTGAGGTTGAACTAAACGAACTGACGTATTAGAATTATTAATTTGCTGAGCCGGAGTATTATCGACATCCGGAATCGGAGAAGCCGATCCATAGCCAGCAACAAGAATCGAAGAACCTAAAGCAGCCATTGCACCTAAAACCGATTTACTTCGTGCCTTACGAACAATATCCATAGCTTTAACTTCGCCACTTCTTAATTTTGCCATACGTTCAGCAACACCGGAACCAATTAAAGACTCATTCATTTTAACAGCTTGAATTTGTTCTTCAGGATTATTTACGATAGGCGCCATATTATTTAAAGCAGCGTTATTTATAATCGCTTCTTGAGAGGCACTATGTGCATCGGTTGCACTTCTGAACGTAGCATGTCGATCGCCAGTAACACTTACACCGAGATCTAATTGAGACATCGTGAAATTAAGATTTAATTTATTCTTCTCCATATAAGAAGCAGTTATCTCAAACATATTAGATACATGTTGTTTATACTGTTGACGAACATATTCATCGGCAGCACCTTGAATCTCTTCAGCACTTTTGCCTTGTAATCCACTGTTCGCAATAAAATCAGAGTTGTTAGCAACGGCATCGACCATTGTTGATAAGGATTCTTGTTTACGTTTCATTTCAGACCATATAGCTTTATTATATGTATCGTCTGTAACAAGTCGGCCCATATTACGAATATCTTCAGCTGTTTGACCATGTCTTGTTAAATCGGTAAATACATCGGCAAACTGATTCATTATATCGGCAGTAGCGCTACCGGCATTCTTCGCCGATAAACGAGCTTCTTGGACACCGATAGCTACAGTAGAAGCCGTATGCCCTAATCGCATTCCGCCAGAATATTGAGTCATAAACTCTTCATTAAATCCGACGTCGTTAACCACTTTTTGTAAATTCTTTAACGGGTTATATGTTTCACCAGCATAGCTTGAAGCTTTTTGAGTTTTGGCAAGAGTATTACCATCTGCACCTTCTATTGTAACATCACTTACAGTTTTTGTCGATGGATCATAACTTCTTCTTGCTGTTTCTTGGAATGTTACAGCACTATTATCCATGGAAGATGCAAGTAATAAACTATCGTCGGTCATACCAGAATTAGTGATGATATCTTCGTTCATCTTAATTAATTTAATTTGGTCGCCGTCATAATCGAGGCCTTTACCTTTAGCCATGAGTTGGTTAGTTCTTACTTCATTCTCGGCAAGACCTTTATTTAAATAAAGTTTGCCGAAGTCGACGGATGTAGGATAGTCGAATGGATAACGTCCGACGCCCATTGCCATACCTTCAGTTTCGAGTTGTTTAATCTTAGCAGCTCGACCTGCAGCATCTAAACCGTCAAATACGCCTAGCTTTTCAAAGACATCGATAGAAGCTTCACCAAAGCTTGTACTTAAGCCGGCCTTTTGGGCCTCTTTAATCGTCATGCCACCAGCAAATTTTCTCGACGAAATAAAATTCTCGTCGAAGTCGAATACGTTTGTAGCAGCTGCTTGAATGCTTTCACCGAGATAAGCAGAACTTGTCGATTCTAATATATGACCTTTGCCTCTTAAATTTTTAGTAACATTGTCACGTAAACTATTATAGGCTTCGTCCATATTATTTTTTAATTTAGCTGCTTCTTCGGTATATTGAACACCGTCCTGAACTTCCATTTCGGCGAGCTTTTGTGCTGAATCAAAGAACGATTTAACTTGTGCTCTTGTTTCTGGGCTATGAGCACTTTGCGGAATAAACATTTCATATTTTCTTCCGCCGATTGTTTCACTAAATTTACCTGATTTATATTCACCAGTTTTCTTGTAGTGATTAATCATTTCGTCGAGAGTAAGAGGCGCATCTATATCGTTAAGAGCTTTTTTAAATACTTCTCTTTCTTTATCGGTACCACGACTACCGGCAATGATATCGGCAAAGTCTTTAGTATCGTCAGCCATGCGACCACCTTTATTGTTACGATAATCAGCAGCATGGTGAGATAATCGTTCAGCAAATTCTTCGACATAATCTTTAGTAACTTTAATGCCTTTTTCATCGAATAAATCATATACGAATTTTTCTAACGACGTATCGGCAAAGTCGTCAGCATGAGCAAGTTTTTGACGAGACTTTCTGGCTGCACGAGAATAACGAGTTCCGTTCATTGCTGCATCAGATAATTTTTCACCGTAATTAATTTCGCCGGTTATATTATCGTATACACCAGTTGCTGCTAAAGATTCTTGTAATGTTCCAGTCGGATCTATTACTTTTAATAATTCTTTAGCTGTTCTTGCGCCGACCTTTAACTCTCTTACTTTCATTAATTCGTTTTGATTAAATACAGCGTGTTGTAATTCGCCGATATAATCTTTTGAATATGCCGTAACTTGTTGAGCAGTTACTTTACCAGAAATACCCATAGTTAATTTATCGACGTCGCTAAGTTTTTGTACGAGTTTTTCGTCTTGATCTTTAAGCATAATTTTAAAGATATCGCCAAGATTCTTACCGTCTTTTATTTCGTATACGCCGTCAGTAAACATGATTCTATTTAATTTCTCATCGAAATAAATAGCACCTTTGTTAAATAATTCTATGGAACCAGACTCATTTAAATTATCGACGGCTTTTCTCATAAATGCACGTTTAACATCCATAGGCTCGTCGGCAATATTATCTAACCATTGTTGTGTTAAACCTACGATATCTTTACGTTTAACCATTTCTTGTTCACCTTGAATGATATCGATCGGTGATCCATGGTTAACAGTTTTAGCTAATGCATTAACGATAACGTTACGTTCGATATTAATACGTTTTTTAATCGCGCTATACGCTTCTTCTTTAGATGCATTCTGTGTTAAACCAACTTCGAGTAGTAAACGCTTGCGCATTTCTTTTAAATTTTGAGTTCGTTGGCCTTTGTCGCCAGAATAATAACGGTAAGCAATTTCGTTAAGATCGCCAGATAAGAATTTAGCTATACCTTCTGTGTCGTATTTCAATCCGACCATATTACCAAAACCTGTTTCATTTAAAATTTTAGCAATATTTTTATCGACTTCACCTAAACCAAAACCTAATGTCGACGTTGTTTGTTTAGCATTGCCAACAAACAATTTACGAGTCGTATCTCTGAAATTATGTAATACCATTCTAGTATCGATGCCTTTAGACTTAAGTGCATCGATCATACCTTTAATATCGTTAGGTTTATTTTCGACACTTAATTCTTGTAACATCTTTGATATCTTAGATTCAGAAACAATATTATTGTCGGCATCGACGAAATGAATTCGACCAAATAAATCACTCTTAGCCGTTTTAGATGTTGCACCAGAGAACTCTGTATCCATCGAAGTCTCGACAATATCTTGACCTCGTAAGAATACCGCATCAGATACTTCTTTTAATTCGAATTTGCCATCGGCATTCATTTTAATCGGAACGTGACGCTCAATAAATTCCTTGCTAATATCTTTATTACCGGATAGGTTAATAGCTTCACCGCCATGTAATCCATAAGTAGCTTGGCCTAATGCATCGGCGAGTTCTGGGGAAATTTTAGCAGAACCTTCGATACCGGATTTTAAAGCTCGAGAATATTCTCCATATAATTTATCGACTTCGTTAGAACTTAAAGTGCGATGATATTCATTTTCGATACTCGTTACAATTTCATTGAAAGATTTATCGATGATTTCTTGTCCCTCTTTATCGTGTTGCAACAATAAAGTATTTGTATTCAATACAGCTTTATTCGTATCTGCTTTAGTCGAGCCTATCCAAGATTTATCGGTATAATAACGAGCAGGATCGTCACCATGATCAATAGCGACTTGTTCAACGCCTTCTTTTAATAATGTTCGAGATTGACCAGAAGATTGCTGATAACTACGTTCATTGCCCGGACTAACAGCAGAAGCATTTGTCGCGGTATCATATCGTTTAGCACCTTTAAGTACTTTAGCGTAATGATTTGTTTCGCTCTTAGTAATATTTTGTTCTTCATATTCTGTATCAGATAGAATAGAATATTCACTACCAGAATATCGAGTACTTGTTTTTAATGTGCCATCATCGTTAAGAATGATTTTACCGTTGTCGTCATATTTAAAATCATAAGTATCGACGCCGACAAAATTCCTTTCGATAAAATCTTCATCGTGAAGTACTGCATTTAATCCTTTAGACGGATCTTTAGGGTTAAGCAATGCATTAATTGCATTCTGGGATTTACTAGACGGAGCCATATCTTTAAATAAATCTCCGGTCTTACCATCCCATGCTGGATTAATTGTCTTAAAGAAATTAATTACGTCGTCTCGGCCAGCGCCCTGTTCAACAACGCCCATCTTAACAAAATGGTCGACAGCTAATACGTTAGTGTTAAATAACTCAGGAAGAGATCTCATGATCTCTGCTTTATGATCGATAAGATTTTTTTGTGCGATATTGAAATCGGACAGTCTTAATAATTCTGGCTTAGTTAAATCAAAACCTTTATCGCCAGGAGATAAGCCTATTTTATTGGGATTTGCTTGAGCATTTTTAAGAACGTTAGTTAACACTTCACCGATACTAGCGTTCTTATCGGTTTTTAACCATCCTTTAACAGACGGAAGTATATGATCGTAATAAGATAATTCTCTTGCTACATATTGTAATGCCGGTTTTACTTTTGCTTCGCTGCCATCCATATGAACAGATTTAACGGCTCGCTCGACAAAACTCATATCGACAACACTGTCGCCGTGTTGGAAAGCAAAGTTCCCGCCATTAGCATATACTACTCGAGATAAATATTTACTAATATCGTAGAACTTATTACCTTCGACAATAGCGACAGTATTACCTCTAATCGATAAGTTAGCATTATTACCTAAACTAGCTACAATTTGGTTAGCAATACCTTGCATTTGTTTTTCGATCGTATTAAATCGAGCCGATAATACATTATCAGGCACAAGACCTTTATAACGATCGATAAACATATCTTCTGTAAGGCCATTCATTAAATAGCCTTTTAATCGTTCACTTGCATCGAAAGGGCTTTTACTTAAACCATTTGCCGCAGATTTAGCTACCGATCTTAATACAGTTTTCTGAGCATCAGAAGTTATAATTGCCTTACCTGGAGTTAAATCGAAACTTCTAAATGCTTCATCATGAGGATTACGTTGTTGATATGTTTGTAATTCTCGTATGAAGAATTCAGACATATCTCTAAACGATACATCGTCTTGAGATTTTAAATCGTTAAAACGTTTAGTAATGTTAGATAATGCACCGCCACGCTTTTCGAGCTTGGTCGCAAAATAATTAAAGCGATCGATTAATTGTGTCGGAGTAATCGTCTTATTAGTACCGTAAGTTCTAAGCTTCTTCTCGAGTGTAGCAGCAGCCATATTAAAGTCTTTTTCTTTTAGACTTAAACTAAATTCTACGCCACTAAGATTTTGAGGGCCGGCGAGTCCTGCCAAGAATTTATCGTCAATTCTAAAACGAGAATCATAAGATACTTCATGATTACGAATCATACGAGTATATTCGTTCATCACAGATTGCATTACATAATCGGACGCAATCTTATCATGTTCTAATCCACTTGCCGCAATCTCTCTTGCTGCTGTCGAGATTAAGAAATGATTATCTTTAGAATTAATATTATTTAAAATTTCTTTAACGGCACCGAATGACGGGATATATCCTTTTTCAGGATTATATCGTTCTTTCATTCCGGCTGCTATTTTTTCGATTGAACGAGCAAATGCTCCTTTATCGATACCGCCAAGATCTTCAATCGAATATCCGGACATTGCTTCAGCAACAGATTTACCTAACTCGATATGATCTTGAAGAATTGTTGCGGCAGCTAATTGTTGTTTTTTAGTAGAGAACGTACTAACGATAGGATCGATAACAAAATTTTCTCGACTATAAGTCGCAGACTGAATTTTATCGATAACGTTGCCACGAGATTGTCGTTGATAAGAATGTACTAGTAAATTATTAAAAGTATCTTCTGCCGTATTTGCCATACCGATACCTAAAGAATTAGTCGCAATTTTCATGCCAGGCATATTATATTGCATACCGTCTTTAGTTCGTTGAGTAATCGGTACAAAAGATTCCATAAATTGATTTTCTAGATTTTCTTTTGTTCCGACAATATATCGTAATGCACCATCGCCGCCAGTTAGTTCTATCATATGTAAATCATGGCTACCATTAATACCGAGTTGACCAGCATTCTCTGCTATATAACGACCAAGGTTAAGATCGTTATGGTCGAGTTTCATTACTTTACTTACTTCATAAACACTATTCGTTTTAAAAGTAGAACCTCGATATGCCGTATAATTTTTACCGTCGACATGACGCATATTATATTCTGGGAAAATATATTCTCCACCATTACGTTCAAACGTTAATAGACCAGAGTTTCTTCCCCATACAGAATTAATATTGCTTACGAATGTACCAGCTTTAATCTCTTGCATTGTCGATTTATTTTCGGCAATTATTTTAGAAGCTGATTCTAAATAAGATCGGAAATATTCATTGTTATATAATTGCTCTAACGCAGAAATATCGGCGCCGGCGTCATGGGCTTTAGATACATCGATACCGAGCATACGAGCAAAATCTTCTTGTCGTAAACTAGAGCCTTTAATATAATAGGCTCCAAGTCGACCACCTTTAGTTTGTTTAGCCCCACGCAATATAGAATCTTTATAAGCTCGAGACATCGCTTCAGGGTCTAACGTAATAGCTGTTTTAATCGTCTTAAAAATATCGAAATGATTTTTAGTCGCTATTTTATTAACAGCTCTTGTTCCTAATGTTCTCGTGATGTCAGGAGACTCACGCAAAGCAGTCGATACTTTATTTACGTCGAAGAACTGACTATTAAAACCGATTACTTGTGTACCAGAAGAAATATGTTGATCTATTTCTCTAGCGATATTATTTAAACCGTCTTGATGGTTGTTAGATAAATAATCGATACCACGTCCAATTAATTTGGTCTTATCGTCAGCATCTGTTAGTGCTTCAAGTGCACCGCCAGAACTCATATTATTTGCGTTCTTACCGATACGAGCTAGTGTATCGTAAGCAACTTTTTCTTCTAGAGTCGCAGTATCGTAATTAAATGTGCCGTTATCAAATTTCAATCTTAATAAAGATGCTTGATCTTTTGTTAAGCCATTCATAACGACACGAGTACCGCTCTCGTCTTTTGCAGCATATTGCCAAATAATATCTGGCGTTCTAACTGCTCTATCTTGACCGTCGACATTTACGAGTACAGACGGGATTGTTTCGATATCAAAGAAATAAGGTTTTGCATCAGAAGACGGCAATACCTTAGCTTTATTATTTAACGATAAAGCGGAATTAGACGCTGACTCAATAGCCAGCGTCATATCCTTTCTTTTATTTAAATTTGCTTTTTCTAATAATTCAATAAGATGACTAGGTGCCCCAAACGATTCTTTATTAAAAGCATCGTATGTCGGTCTCCTAGCTATATAAGTAAAATCTTGATCCATTATTTAATCCTTCTATAAGAATGATAACGCTTTGTCTATTTTGTAACCAAGAACAGAAGTTACATTAGTTACTATATCTATTATACCATCTTGTTGCGTAGGATTCACCTGTATTTGTTTCTCGGTTAAACCGATACCACTTAATACAGTATTAATTTTAGCTCGGACAGTAATAGGATCATCGCCGTTCCTAATATTTTCTATATTAGGAGCATTGATAACTTCTGGATCTTCATATGTCGAAGAATAAATTCCGAAGTCTGCAAATTGCATTCCTTCGTTATATATTACTTTTGCCTTAATATCTTCAAGGTTAGAAGATGCTTCCCAACCTTGCCATAATGGTCCAGGAAGATTATGAGTCGTGAAATATGATTCATTAGACTCTGTTTCAGTTTCTTCTTGATACCATACAAGTCTTAACGCTTTAGCTAACGATGGAGATACATTACGCAAAATAGCTCGGCGCTGTTTCTCGTTCGTTACTTTAGCAAATTCAACGAAATATTCTTTTTCGGTGCTAGGTAATGCACGAATAATATCGGAATATTCACTATCTTTATTTAATGCATATACAGTAGATTCAGCTACTTGATGATACATAATAGCTTGTTCTGTCCATTCACCGGCAGCAAGCGTTGTCATATCTTCACTTAAACGACCGAATTTTTTATTAATCCATTGCGCTAACGGATCGTTAGACGGAGTACCAGAAGTTAATACGGATGCCATCATATCAGTAATCGATACGTCGCCATCCATTTCGGCACGAAGAGCTTCTTGATGTTGATACAATTTATCGACATCGACGCCTTCTTCGGCTTTAGCTTTTTCTTTAGCTGCTTCGTATAGACCCATATATTTTATATAACGAAGTCTATCGAAATATTCTTCTGTATCCCAACGTTTTTCTACGTTATCAGGAGTATATACATGATCGATACCGAGTGCTTCGGTAATCGGATTATTCTTGGCTAATGCTATCGCTAAACCAGTACCGGCAAAAGCAGCTGCTTGTAACATACGACTAGCACGAGTTCGTTTAGCGAAATTAACTAAACTTTCAATACCTTTATTGTCGACACTACCAAATAAATGTTCGGCAAATCTACCGATAGAAGACTCATCCGAGATGAATTTATCGAACAGATTTAAATGGCTACCGATATCGTAACCCATACGTCCCCATGCATATGTAGCATACATAGGATCGTCGGTCGATGTTGCCATTGCAAATGCATTACCAGCAAATCTAAATGCACGAGAAAGTTTTTCTTTACGTTCGACAGCATTGGCACCGACGAAAGTAAAACGACCTGTGATTTCACCGGCTAATGCTGGGCCATCTAAATATGTCGAAGCAAATTTAGCAACGGCTAATCTAGATTTAGAAGCATTATCTAAAGCTCGACTATTTAATCCTTTGTAATAACGATATGCACTATCGGCCACTAAATCTTTTACAAACGATGTTTTACTTTGTTCGAATGTCGGAACGAGCATTGTATCGACAATATCTTCCCATGAAGCAAATCCACTACCGTATAATTGATCGCTACGATATTCTTCTAACGGATCGTTAATTCTCATGAATTGACTATGGAGAATCGGAATTTGTGCATGCGTTACTAATTCGGCAGCACTACCAAAAATACGTCCAAACGTATTATAGTTAGCATATGCACCAGCCGCAGAACTATCGTCCATATCATATTCAGCTAAGCCTACTTCTCGTAATGTATCTGAAATATTTTCACCGTTCAAGAATACGGCAGCACGAATAGGAGCTTGAGGTGCATCTGGATTATCGGTACGTTCTTCATCGTCGATACGCATCGTTACTCGTTGTCCTGGTTGGATAACTTGTAATAATTGTTGTTTCGACATAAAGCCGTTTTCTTTAAATTTAACACCGGCAATTTGATATAAACGATCATCGCCGGCAATTTTAAATTTACCGTTAGATAATACTTCTTCGATATGGCCGTCTTGAGATACGGTAGTTTTACCTAAAAATTTATAATTAAAGAAGTCGTGTTTTTTGCCCTGATGTTTAACCATTTCTTCAGTATCTCGTAATACTTTTTTGGCCTCATCAGAGTTCATCATCTTAACGATTTGTTTCCAGTATTTATACTCTGGACTATTAGGAGCTATATCGGCTAATATCTTATAACGGTCAATAGCGCCATATGATCCAAATTGATCAGGATGCAACTGATTAATAGCTTCATATCCTGCACCAGGAAGACGAGCCTCACCATTTATAACTTTCGTATAAGCATCGCCCATATAGAATTTTTCTGGAAGCCAAGCATGCTGATCTGCTATTGTATTCATTAATGGATTAACACGACGTCTTCTTGAAAATTCCGGCAAGAAACGACGACCAATTTCGGCTGTTTCACCACCGAGGCCACCTACACCAGCATCCCAGAATTGACGAGTAAATGAATCGATATCGCCAGCATTAGCGATAAACTTAGATTCATCACGGCCAAATACACTAGAACCAATATAACCATAAATACCGGTTAATAATCTCGAAGTAGTTTGTAATTCATCTAAATAATCGCGACCACCATTTGAATTCATCAAATTATTATATAGGTCGGCATTATTTAAAATCTCTTCGAGAGATCCTTTAGGTCTACCACGTCGAACACGTTGCTGAATATACATACCATTAGGGTTAATATAAGGAGAACTACCAGAATAAATAGCATTATTCATTGCTGAAATAGCACTACCAGATCCACTCGTAACAGGTTGTAAACTTGCTACTTCCGGATTTACTGTTCCATCAGGATTGATATATTTAACATAATCGGCGGCTGACGCATACATTGGAGCTTGTGGCGCATATTGTTGATCGCTACTTTGTACATATTCATTAGCGGTAGGATGATCGAATGCTGTAAAATCATATACGCCAAGACGTCCATTTTGAAATATTAAATAACGAGTATCTTGAGACTGCTCTTGTATCTGTTGATTCATATGGTACATGACTGCTTTAACGTCACGACCGAACCACATTCTATCCTCGTGGTATTTTCTTTTAGGTTTAATTATTCCGCCTAATGTCGGATTAAGAATTAAACCTTGAAGAGTATTAGATTCGAATAGAGGACCTGATTCTAAATAAGGTCTATCTTCTGAATGCATCTCTTCTAACCAATAAGGATTAAGAGCATATATTAAAGGAGATAAAGGGTTAGATAATGTCGGTATTGGGCTGTGCATCCATTTATTAAAATAACCGCCATAAATACCTTCAGTCTTATAATCAGACTTAGCTAATTTTAAACTATTATCTTCCCAGTATGAAATACTAGAACCACGGAATTCATTCGAAGAACCCCATACCCAATAACGACCAGCCCTAATAGGATCTTTACCGTTTTGATAATAATCTAATCGTTCTTCATAGGACTGATAGGGACGATAATCGCCACTAATATATTGAGCCATCGGATTAGCCATTTTAGCTAACTTAAATGCATCCGTTAATCCAGTAGCATCGGTAAATTTTCTAAAACCTAAATCGATATTCGCTAAACCAGTTTGGAAGTTTTCATTTAAATTAAATGTATCGTCAGCCCAGTCTAATTGAGTATATAAAAAACTAGCTGGCAATACACGTTTAAATAAAAGTTTATCGATGATTTCTAAACTACTTCTTGTCGCATTTTCATGTAGACCAAGACCATGTCCAATATTAATAAACTGAGCAATACCTCTAGTTAACCAGTTATTTACGACACCGGTAAATGCGCCAGGATCAAGCATATTAAGGCCACCGCTTAAACGATGCCCAATCTTATATAAATATGCTCCAGCTATCGATAAATCATTACCTGTCGTATTATTAGAAAAGTCTAAATGACCGCCAGTAAGTTTACCTAACCATGTTGTTTGACTTAATTTAGAATTAGCAAATAATCCTTTAGCAGAATCAGAGATGCCTTGCATTATTCCGTCAAGGTCGCCACTGTTCCAAGACGTAATTATCTTCTTAACGTCGAGTGATTTTCTCGCTAAAACTGGAGCGGCAGCATTTCCTTTTTTACCGAAATCAAAATGAATGTCTTTACCATTACCTAAATAATGTCCGAGTATTCTATCGGCTTCAGGACTATCGTCTAATGTTATTTGTATCTTATCGAATACAGCAGAACCAATATCTTGTTTATCTCGATTAAAATTATGTCTGTCTTTAATAACGTTAATGCCAGATTCTTTTTTATACTTTTCAATAGTATACATATCTTTCAGTTTTTGTTTTTCACCTGGAGATATGTTTAAAGAATCTATTTTAGCGTAAGCTTCGGCTTGCGTTTTGCCCAAAGAGTCGACAGCATTTTTAACGACGGCTTCATTAACTGTTTCTTCGACAGATTTAATCTTATATAATGCTTCACTACCAATACCGATACCGTCATCGCGAAGCCTTGCATTAATTTTTTTGCCGTCACGAGCGGCTTTAGTTACACTTAATAAATCTAAGTTATCGACCTGATCAACGTCGATATCTCGTAAGATTCTTCTTTTAGCACTTTCACTTTTGGCATGATATACATCACGTATTTTAGAAAGTGTGTCTTTTTTAATGCCTTCTTTTGATGCGGCTAAATCGAGAACAATTTTTTCAGTATTTTTTTCTAAATCAATATCGATACTTTGTACGGCACGAGCATGAGAATAGGCACGTCTGCCTAATGCAGATAGCTCAGATTCGTTTAACTGATCTATATTAATATTTCTTAATGCATATAAATTGTTGCCATCGACATCGGTTAATCGTTTAGCGCCTTCACTTCGACCAAGTTGAGCCCAATTCGTTTTCTCTTGTTGAACTCCGTATTGATTCATTAAACGACCATAATGAACGATATCGTCATTAGCAGATTGCCAGTTGTAGCCGCTAATATCCATTTGTTCCATCTTACCGGTCGTAAGATCTTGACGATATAATTTATCGCGGTTACGAACTAATAATGTTCCTTCCTTTTGGAAGTTGGCCATACCGAGTTTAAACTGAGCATTAGAATAAACGTCGACACCCAATTGATTTCTAGGCGATAAATCATCGAGACCAAATAATTTACCGACTAATGTATCGCCGACAATTCCTCTCGCTTCAGATTTTATTTTATCTAAATTCGGAGTATTTAATATTTCGCCATCGACATATTTAGTACTATCATTATATTTAGCATTCTCTAATAGATCGGCTAAAAAAGCAGTTCTATCATTACTGCGTATCTTATCGATAGCATTATCGATATCGATGATGTCTCGTTTACCATTACGAGATACAATCGGAACATCGAGAGCGCCTTCATCGATAGAAGCATTAACTTGCTTTTCTTTTAAATAATCGGCAAGAGCAAAGTCATGAACTTCTCCAGTCTTTTTGGCCTGATGTTTAGATAATAACTCTCCGGCATCTCTAATTTGATTTTCGATAAAGTTGTCGACTATTTTTTCGCCACGGCTACCAACACTTTGCCAGTCTGCGAGACTTTCTTTTCTCGTTAAATTTTGAATAGCTCTTAATGCTACATCTGTGTCATCAAATGCTGCATGCTCTGATTCACCATCCATAACGACATCTCTTAATGTATTTTTAAGACGTTCAGAGAATCCGAGGCTACCGTCATATCGTTGAGACGGAGCGATGCTATTAATGGCGTCGACCATATTGTCGATCGTTGCTTGATTAACGCCGGCATCTTTAAAATCGGTTGCTATCGTATCTATTACTTGAGCATGATATAAATTTTGTGAATACTTTTCTGCATCAGCTTGTAGATTTAATATACGATTAGTCGTATCTCGAATAATATCGGTTTGTTTGTCGGCAGTTACGACAGATGAAGGTTTAGGAAAATTTCCTCGTAATGCTTGATTAGCATATCCTTCCAACTCGGATAGTGTAATCGCATTAGCACCATCATCAGTAATCTTTGAGAGTCTACGTTCTACTTGTCCTATAATAGGATCGAGTTTAGATAAAACTCTCGCCCCTCTTTTTGTTCTAGAAAAAGCAAAAGCGGCCCCGACGAGTCCGCCGGCAGCCGCTACTGTATCAACAAAAGAGTCGGCAGGACTATCGGAAGGAGCTTCTATTCCTTTAAATAAATAATCGTCAGCCATATTTTTCCCTTGTTATATTAATTTAATTATTATTTCTAAGTTCAGCTAACTCTGCAAGTGTCATATCATGAGGATTTTTACCACTTAATGCTACTTCACGAATAGAGTTTTCATCGCCTTGATTAACAAACGCCTCTGGGAACATAGCTTTTAGTTCGTCTTCAGACATTTGTTGTTTCCGTCTTTGAGGACGTTTAACTGTTTGTTTTGGTTTCTTAATTTCTTCTGGAGGTTTTTCTCGTTGCTCTCTTAATTTATCGAAGTATTGTTTTTCTTCATTAAATAAACGAGGATCGTCTTGTTTAAATGATACATTACTACCAGCATCAAGAAGTTTTTCCATATCGAGACCGCCACGGCCATGGATATTTTTAAGAATCCATTCGCTGCGAGCCAAGAAATCCATTGTTCTAACCATATCCCAATTATCGATATCTTCTATATCGTATTCAGGGAATGCTTCATGGATTACACAAGAGATCTGCTTATCGACATTTTCCATATTATCGACAGCATTTAAATAAAGAATTTCTCTGCCACGTTTACTCATAAAACTAGCGTCGAGAATCTTTTGTGCTAAGTCGGCAATAAGACCGGCTGGTTGTGCACCGATATCGAAATTTTCAGGATATAAGATACAATTATAGCAAACAATATCTTCACGTTCAACGTCCATTAATTGTTCATTTTCGAATAATTCATAGTATTGTGAACGAGTTAATGGTCGATAAATTACGATACCGTCCGGGAATCCAGTATAAGTAAAAACAGTTTTATACTTTTCTTTTAGCTGTGTGAATATTTCATCGAAACGTAATTCTTCCATATTAACACACCTTACAATGGGTTAGAAATAGTATTCTTTTCGTAACCAGAGTTTACTAAAATTTCATTTACGACAGTATCGATAAAACCACCGAATGTTTCTTTACAATATTCAATTCGTTCTGGGCGTGGAAATAAAACGAAATAACGAAGAATATTATCGCTACGCAAATCTTCTAATTTTTGGATTCGTTCTTCGTAATCTGTAATTGCATCGAATTCAGCTTGTTGTTCAAAAGACAAGTTAGTCATAAGATGTTGTTCGGCGCGAGTGATAATTTTATATACGATAAACTGATCGTTTAACATTCGAAAAAATCGAACGTTTTTATTTTCTTTACGAATACGAACAGCTTCACTATTCATTAAGTATTCGGTCTTGGAAGGGTCGAAATCATCGTCATGTTCAGTTGTCGTAACTTCGACAACATCGACACCACCTGTCATTTCACGATCAATATTATCGACAGGATTACTTGCATCTTTTACAGATTGAGTTTCTTTAATATCGATACCTTTTTTATGTTGTTGATTATTAAACTTTTGTTTCTTCTTGTTATTAGTTGTCATAAATCAGTTTGTCCTTAGCTATTAATTACCTTACGATCTCGAGCTAAAAATTGATATTGCTCTAACACTGGACGACCAGAAGAATCGAGTACTGTTTGTACATTCATTATATGACAGTCTAATAAAATAACATGTAACGGTTGACCCATTACATCATCATCTTGTCCATATACAATATCGATTTCAAACCCCTGTCTCCATATGGCATCATGCTCAGGATTAGATTGTACGGTTTGAGATAATCGATGTGGCTGAACAATTTCTTTATATTCGACTTCTTCTGTTTTATCTTCGGCGACAAGTGTCGCCTTTTGATATTTTTTAATCATATTATCGATATAAAGTGGTTCAGTAAAATTAATCGTAAATGTACCTTGTACTAACCGATTACCGATAGCTAATTCGTCATATATATAAGAATTATAACCGAATAATGGCATATCGTGTTGAGATAATCCATAATTAATATTCTGGATATCGGTAACTAATTTGTCACCGAACCACACATTAGCATCGATCTGAGAATAATATCTTTTATATGTCGGAGTATTTTTAGTATACCCAGACGAAGATCGAGTTATTTTTTGTTCAACGTTTTTATTTGTATAGGACAATAGACTGCTTAAATGATTATCGAAGCGCTTTCGTCTCATAATATATTATACTCCATTTTTATTTAAAAGTCTATTTGGTTCTTAATTAGAACGTTCCAATTAGCCAAATAATAATCGTTACCATTTCTCCATACTGTAACTAATCCAGTATGAGTTCTAGTTTCTTTATCGTATATAGATATTACAGTATAGTCTGCATCATCATATGTTATATATGCAGCATTATCTGTTACTTTTTTATATTCAAAACGATAGTTTTCTCCACGTTTAAATTTAACGGCCGATACTATCATATTTTTGATATCGTTAGGAACAATTACTCGATGAGATGATTCTTGATTATACACATACATACCGATATCTTTATGTACTTGTTTAGAATAACGATATACATTTAAATAATGAATCATATCGAGCAATTCATCGTACGGATTAATTTGCACAAATCGGTCAATAACTTTATCGTAATAATTAGATAATGTTACATCGCTATTACCGATACAATCTGTAAAATAATGATAATATTTATTTACGTCTTCTAATTCAAATTCTTCTTTTAAGAATGCTAATAAACCAGTTTGTTCATAGCGAAGAGTTTCTTCGATATATTTATGTTCAATATCTTGATCGATATTAAATAAACAAATCGGACTTAAAATATTATTATCTTTATCAGATAAGTAACTAAAGTAATTGCCGTCATAAATAGAATTACCTTGTGTCGGCAAATCGATTACTAAATTATCGATTTCTTTTTTAACTAATACTTGATCGGCCGCCAATCCTTCTACATCTGTTATACAGAAATAAATCGGGCCGATATCTTGATATTGATTAGCACCATCGATAAGTGCCGTTATTTCACCGTCTTCTACGACGATCTTAGGCATTTGCAATACAGGATTATCGATATGTTTATTAAGCAACATACTAATCGCTAATTTCGTATCGTCGTCAAATGATTGATACGCTAACGGTAAGTATCTAAGACTATCAGTTAAATCGCTTATCTTAGTCGCAATTATATTTAATTTATCCCAAATAAGATTAGCCGACGTTAAAGATGGATGAATTGTATAATAAGAATTAACTATGTTCTGATCGATAATTAAATCGATACGATATAAATAATCTTTATCTAAAAATCCTAAATCGATATTTTCATCTTTAAACGTTATCGTATCTTGATACTCGTAAAACTTACCAGTAAACTTATATAAATTAATTTTACCTTCTAAGAATCCATTTACGATATTAGGATGCAATAATGATTGATTATCAGAGTTTAAATAAAATGAACTGTTATTATCGATATTGTTATAAAAATTATTAGCGTTATAATGTTTAATCGTCGCCAATAATAAATAGAATAATCGATACTTATTTTTCTCTTCTTGATTAGTCATATAAGAAAAATATAAAGTTTCGACCAAGTTAAGTCCACGCTCATCGGATACTTTAATAATAAAATCTTTAAGTTCTTTATTTAACTCATCGTTAAAGATTAAATTATTTAAATACGTCAGTTGATATTCTAGTCCTTCAGGATATACTTCGATATATTTATCTTCAGACTGATCGTCAGGCCCTTTACTAAATACTCGATAGATGCCAGACTGTAAATCATTAATAATAACAGTCGGTTCTTCTAATTCATATTTAGTTAATTCATTACCGTCATCGACATATAATTCTGTATGACCGTTAAAATAATCGTTACAATAGAGGGCAACGAATGTTTCAAATTGCCACAAAAAAGTAATGCTAGATGTGCTCAAGTTCTTCGTTGCCTCCTTCTTTTTTATTAGTAGCGTTATCGGTAATAATCACGATATTTCCATTTTCATCGAGACGATATTTAGTAGCGTCTTCTTCATCGACTGTTTTAATATCTTTTCTAAAATTAGAATAATCTGGAAGTTTAGTATCTTTACGTTTTTCAGTTTTTCTAAATTCATCGTAAGACGGAATATTGCTATTATCCTTTTTAGGATCTAAACGATATTTACTATAATCAGGAATATCCTTAGAATCGCGAATTTTGCCGTCTAAGCGATATTTAGAGTAATCGGGTACATCACGTCTAGACGCATATAAAGATGTTCTAAAATTGTCATATTCTTTATTTATTTTAACTCTTTTATGTTCGAGGAATCTCACTTTCTTTTGTTTCTTAGAAAGTAATGCTTGAGATGGATAATACTGTTCAGCTTCTGTGCGCAAATCGTAATAATCTTTTTTAAGCTGAGCCATCTTTTCAGATTCTTTCTCGCCCATAAATTGATCGGCTAATTTTTTATATTTACGATTGAGAGCTTCCATATAAGATTTAAAAGAATAATATCCGTCTTTAGATAATTCTAATACATGTTGCCCATATTGAATCTTAGGATTATAACGAGAGATTTTAGCATTCGTCGTCGTTAACCATGGATTAGATTCGATAATACTTTTTTCATTTATTTTATAATAGTCGTTAGACTCTGTCATATAATCGATATCGGTCGCATAATAATGATATGTATTTTCTGTTAAGATATCGTTAATCGACATAATTTGTCCTTCGTCTATAATCGTACAGTTATAAACGCTAATAGTAGATTGGTGGCCATATTCATTCGCAAAAGATAATGTTACGTCGAATACAGGTAATTCATCCATTAAATAATGTTTATTTAAATAATTGCCACGTTTAGTAACTTCATCAAATATTTCATAGATAACATGTTTATCTAATACTGCAAATACAATAGAGCCGGCGATAGTTCTTGGGCCGCTTACATACGTAATAGCATTAACATCACCTAATGTTCGTATAGGAGACTTCTCTTGATGAATACTATAAGAGAAAGTTTGAACACTCCCGAAAACATATGAAATCATATCTTGTCCTGGGATCGTGATATTTACAGATGCCACAATATCGCATCCACTATAGGATGTATAAGTTCTTGTATATTTAGAAGTCTGAATTACTTCCTTATTCCCTAAAGAATAATCAGTTGGCATATTTCACCTTTAAGTTGTATAGCTTCATATATTGTTTTACTCTGTTATCGACTAACGTGATAATATGAGTTTTGAGCTCGATGTTGTGCTCATCAATAATGTCATAGCAAACTTTTAACATTTCTGATTTCATATCGATAGGATATTCACCAGAAACTAGGACATCATTGATCAATGTTTGTAAGCCACGATTTAAGTATAAAAAGATTTGATTTGTGTTTTCTTGAGGATTCACGCCTAATTCTCCTTAGAAAAAATAAAAAGGCGAGGAAAAACTTCCTCGCCAAATTTATTAATACTTGTTGTCAAGTAAATATTTATTTTCTACTGGTTGCAAGTAATCGACAGAGCGAGCAATGTAAGTACAAGCTTTATCAGTAGTTGTAGAATCTACGGAGAAGCTAGAAGCTTCGTTCAAAATTTCACAGCCATAGATAACCATAACTGCGGATTGACCATATTCATTTGCAAAGGACAAAGTAATGTCGAATGGAGGAATTTCGTCAGAATATTTTGGCGTAGACTGAATAGCTACGTTTTGCGTAACTTTGAATGGGTTAGTAGAAGCTACTTGGCTATCGTTACCATTGGAACCCAAGGAATTAACAACCATGTTAGTTAATTTTGTATCCCATTCAGTAATTGTATACGGTTGATAGTTAATATCGCCACCGATACGTTGGAAGTAAGCTGCTTTAGCAGCACGAACAGCAAGTGCGTCGACTAAAGCATCACGGTCAAATAACGTGAATACAATAGTACCGGCAATACCTCTTTTCTAGATTTTAAGAATAATTATCATTTAGCTTTCACTAATGTTTAGACTATATCTTCATCCCTTTCGGGAGCTCTGCACTTCCATCAGCTGTTATGATGTACTCCTTACGGATAGTCGTTGAGGCGCAATATAAATATCGCTGCCTGCTGATTGCCCAATCCTTTAGATTGTCACACTTTGGTACTAAAGGCTCTAAGGGTTTTCCAGCATATCACAGAGTTTAATTATGCGTTGCATTACTGCAAAGGAGAAGCAAAAGTGGTATTCTTACCTCTCGAAATAGAGCGAGGTTCTGCTGAACCAAATGTATAGCGATAATGATTCTCAATAAGCTTTTTATCTTATTCTCTGGAGCTTTCGCTCATTTTCATCGATCAGTCTTTTCTGATCCAGTTTAGCATAAATTTTTACCTTCGTTTAACGTTAAGCAGTGCTAACTCTTACACTGGATAATCTATAATTATCGTAATGCGGCCTCGTGGATGGATTATATCTTTTCACCATCTATGCGTTGCCCCTGACTTAATTTAGTTAAGCCTTCGGTTCGGATTAGCATATACATATAGTACTTAGCCTTCCCGCTTAATTCCGCATTAATAACCTTATCATTTCTGATTAGGACGGCCTATACATTGACCGGAGCTTTTTCACGATTAATAGAAACTGTAATACCTTGAATTTCAGCAACTACTTCGGAACCGAATGTAGCAACGATATCACAGCCGGAAAAAGTAGTATAACTACGAGTGTATTCAGACGCTGTAGTTACACCAGAGTTATTAGAGTAAGCCATGTGTTAAATAATGGGGCGACGATTAAGCCGCCCCCTCCTTCTTTATTTAAAAACTATTAGGTACCAGGTTGACGAATTTGGATGTAGTTATTAATTTGACGAATTTCGTTAAATGGCATAATAGTGTAATTGATATCAATATAAGTATATTGAAGAGCAGTTACGTCATTAGCAATATCAAAAATGTAATCATATAATAAAACACCTTTAAGTTTATTCAACTCAGATGTCAAACCTGTGCGGATAGCATCACGAACGGAGTTTTTGTTTTGTTTACCAATAAATGGCTCACAAACACGGCGGATAGCTCTTTCAACAGCACCGATGATGCGAACGCTATTTAAGCGGGACAACGCATCAGTAGGGTCAGCCATTGTACAGCCATCAGTTACTACATAACCACGAGTGAATGTGTTTTTAACTGTTACGATACCTTTCTTAGTCAAATCAGAGATTTGAGTAGTAGTTAATTCGAACAATGGGTTAACACCGATTTTTTGGTTAGTAGGAGATTGTTCTACAGGCAATGCAGAAACCATACCAGCATAAGCACCAGCACCGTTACCTACATAAGCATAAGTAGAATTGTAAACAGGTACATTATTTTGGAAGAAAGTACAAGAAATTGCACGACCAATATCGACAGGCATACCATCATCATCGATTACGGATTGACCGTTAGCACGTTTCAAATCGAGATGCAAGTCGAGATTTTTAAGGTCTTGGAATTTTTGTTCTACGCCAGACAATGTGTAGTCAGAGATACGCTCCATACCAATTACGCCATGAGTATGTGCAGTTTTTAATTCTGTGTACATACAATGTTGAGCGAATTGACGAGCGAAGTTATCTGGAGTACGGTAAGGGATACGCATAGTATAATCGTAATCGATTGTACGGTCAGCTTTAAGATCGGCTAACGCTACTTTACCGCCAACCAATACTGGTTCCAATACTTCTTCGATAAGAGCGTCTTTTTCTACGATACCGTTATCTGTCATTTCAACAGCAAATGTATCAGCAAAGTTTACGTTATCTTTTAAGTCAGAAATGAATTCTGCTACAGTACGATAGTTGAAGTCTGTTACGGAAATAATAACACGGTTGTCGACACAATCGAAGTTTTCAACATAAGCTAACACTTTATCGTCACGAGATTCTTTATTAATAAGAATATCGTATTCACCGATTGGAGTTACTTGACCGCCGTCATATTTACCGACATAAAGAACGTCGTTTACAGACAACAATACATATTTAGCAGTACCAGCAGTTGCAGCGGAAGCAGCAGCTGTAGTTGCATAATATGCAGCAGTAGTTGCATCAGCATCAGATAACAAACCGTTCATAGCTGTATCGTATTGAAGATCGGTAAGAGCAGTAATATCTTTAAATGTTACTGTGTTACCAGTAGCAGGTTCAGCTTCAATAATTTTATCGCTAGTTACGAAATGTTTGAATTTTTGATGAGCAGATACTGCAGGTTGAAGTTTGCCGTCGAAGGTAATAGATTTAACTTCTTTAGTATCTTGTAAAAAGAATGTTTGGCCAACTTCATAAGTTTTATTATCTAAATCGAGAGCTGCTTCATTAGCTACAGTCGGAATAACTGTAAATACTTCGTTTTGATAAATAGCATCATCAACGATAGCATTAGCATCATCGATTTTTACGAAACTAAATTTGTAAGAACGAGGTGCATGTTTTACATCTTTAGTATTAATTACTGGAGTTAATTTAAACATTTCTGTATCGACTACAGGAGCACCTGCTGCTACAGTATTAATCATAGCTACATCGATAGGGAATGCTTTTAAGAAATCTTTTGGTTTAGGTAAACGGCCACCGATTACTGTGTCAGCACAGATTTGAGAACCTAATACACGATAAGGCATATCGGCATTTTGTAATACAGAGTAAGCACCTTCACCGATAGCAGTGATGTATTGTTTATCTTTTACTTCAGATTCTTTAACACGAGGAGTTAAATATTGACCAGTAGAGTTTGTACGAGGGAATGCAGTTGCAGTTACTGCGAAACCGGAACCTAACTTCATGTATCTTTGGAAGTTAGTCATATTAGTATCTTCATAATCTTTATCGTCTTCTTCGAACGCTAATGCAGATGCACCAGGAGTCAAAAGATAATCGTTATGAGAATACATTTTTAAACCGACAGTTACAAAAGCTTCATTAAGGTCTTTATCCATTACAGAATAAATTGGATATTCAGCATTAACGTCTGTGTTAATACGCAATGTATGGAAATATTTACCAGTGAAGGAACTAAAAGGTTTAGGAGATTTTTTGTTTTTAATTACATGTGTGCGAACTTCTGTACGGCATGGAATCAAAGAACGTTTACGGCCGATGAAATATGTACCAGGGAAGATAGAACCCATAGCTAAATCATAAGAGTCGTTACGAAGAGTAACGTCTTGGCCTTTTTTATTTACGATAGAAAGAGTTACGACGTTGTTCAATTGGTGTTTGTTGATATAACGAATTACTTCGCTAATAGTAGTGTCGGCATTAAAACCTGCACCCATCAAACCTAATTGAATGTCGATTTTGATCATTTCGTTTTCATCGTTAACCATTGCATTGTAACGTTCATAAGCAGTAGCTTTAGAAACTGGTTTATACAATGTGAAAACTTCTTGACCAGGAGTATTATCAAAAGTAAAATATACTTGTTTTGCTTTATTGGAAGGGAAACGAGATTTTACACGCAAACGAAGAGTATCGTCAGAACGTAATTTAAAATCTTTTTGAGCTTCGGAACCACCAATACGGAAACCATAAAGAGTACGGCAACCAGAGTTGTAAGCATCGGATAATGCTGCAGTCAAGTCTACTTCACGTTTAGTTGTGCGATCATAAGTATCGCCATAAGTATATTTAGCATATGTCGGATCATAAATAGGTACTGGAACACCGTTAGGACCATCAAATGCTGTACCGATACAAAGAACTGCGTCAGTTGTACCGAATTGAGAATCGTCATAAAGTTTCTTCTTTACAGAATTGACTTCGACGAATACACCAGGAAGATCTCGAAGGATTTCCTCTTTAAAGGTGAAAGCCATATTTAAACCTCTTAAGAAATTATTTACCAAGATTTAGTAAACGTTCGATAAGTTTGCTAGTTACAACATACATTTTATCGATGTTTAAAGTATAGCGAACACTTCTTATGGAATATTTTTCACGATACATAACGTAGGATTCGTCAGTTAAGCGTTGATCGTAAAGTAATTCAGACACACCACGCATTTTTAAATAACCAGTGTAGTCTACCATAAGCTCTTCAAATTCTTTAAGAACTTTATTAGCTTGATCGTATGAAGTAGCGAAGATGTCAAATTGGATGACGTATCTGAATGCATGACGATACACATCGACACCTTCTTCTTCAATATTTTCTTTAACAGGATATTTATCGTCGGGACGATAATCAGGATTTCCGGGAGCACGACGAATCGTTGTTTCCATCAATCTTGGTTTTAAATCCTTAGCAGGAACACCGCTAATAATTTTAAAGAAAATATAAGGATGGTTAATTTCCTGATCTCGGTCGTTAATCGTAACGCCTTCATCAGGACTCATCTTTACGTTATCTTCACGAAATGCTTTTTCTACGAGTTCTACGAGTAACGCAATAAATTCGTCGAAACTAATGGAACTGTCAGCCCGTAATCGGTCGAGACGTTTTCGACTATTCAGTATCCTACCGGGATTAGTGACTGCAACCAATTGTTCTTTTTGACGTCGTACTTGGTCGAGTACAAAACGTTCATTAATTTCTTGTGTCATAGTCTTTGCTCCGCAGTATAAGATTCTGTTGTAAATAATGGATATAATGTATATCGTAAAATGATGTCCACACCATATCCATGATTACTAATTTGTTCTTCAACACTATCGATATGATAATCATAAAGAACAAAGCCAACATTATCTTTAAGTAAATTATCTAACCGTTCTTTTATTTTATTTAAATAAAATTTACGATAATTCTTACCTATATATTCTTCGAAATCCATTTCTCTGATTAAGTAATTAATGATCCGCATTACCATGACAGATTTATTAGGATTTTCGTCAGATAAGTTAACTAAATTTTCAATAGTAGTACCAGTCCGATAGTTATTTTTGAAATAACAAACATTAGGAAGCATGTCTTTATAATCTATAATAAAATCAGTATCCTCATCATCGAAATCGGGGTACTTATTGATAGGCGTGGCTGCTAATTTCGCAGCTACAACTATATTACAGAAGTGCACATATTTCAGGTTGTTGCCGACAAAAATTATATTATCTAAGTATTTGTTCTTATTATTAATAGCAGTATACTCTGCTAACTTATTATTATAATCTTTATTAAATGCATCGATATCTTCGTATAATGAACTATGATTATCGGTAGCAAAAATAAAACTTCTATTCTTTACACAAGAAGAAGATAATAAATTTAAATAATGTTCGGTTAAATTCTTATTATATCGATCAGTATATTTATCGGAGAATTTAATCTGAGTCGGACAAATATAAGCGAAGTCGTAATCGATAAGTTGTTTTGCTATATTTTGAAAATCAGATATCGTTCTCATATTCACTAAATATATGGATGGCGCCCCATAATTTTTAGCGATCGTATATGCTTGATACAAATCAGAATCTTTCCCATATTCTTCTTCGACTTGTGAAAGTAAATCAAATTTTTCGATTTTACAAGTTTTATTAGTAAAGTCGGAGTTGCCGATAATTAATAAGCTAGTGTGCTTATCTTCCATTATCTAAACACCTCCGATCAATGCTTTAAAGTTTTTCATAAAGGCTTCTGGATTTCGTTTATAGTCGACACAATTAGCCTGATAATATACACAATCCATTGTATTAGAATGCCAATCCATAACATAAACGACATTCATAATTTTATCTTTAAAGACGATAATATCTCCAGGGAAAACCGGGAATTCGTTTCTAAGATATACGTCGTAACCGCGCATTAAAAACATTTTGTTGTCACCACTATCTGTTGCAAATAATGGTTGAAAATGTGCGCGGATTTCTCGTATCGTTATTTTATGACCGAGACCTAAACAATTTTCGCAAAATGGATCACCATGTTTTGATACAGGATCCATACAAGTACAATTAATATGTTTATTAGGTTGGATCAGCCACATTGGCACTTCCATTAATTGGATTAAACCATTAATACGTTCATCGAGGTTTTTCATTATGTTTTCCTCAATGCTTTAAGAGAACGAGATAAATTATCTAACAAGTCTGTCGGGAATGTATGCAACTTACGTGCTTCAGTATAAGAACGTTTGCCGACACGAGGTTCAGCTCTACCCATAGTAAGATACGTAGGATCGACAATTAGTTTCTGGAAAATCTCCATCTCGGCTTTAATCATTTTAATTAAATCAGATAAAGATGGAGCACCACTACCGCTAGAACTAGAGGAACTAGAACCACCGGACTCTGTCGAGCCAAAACTAATATTGCCGATATGACCAGAAATCTTACCAGAAGTAGTAGTTATTACTGCATGTTTACTAACAAGACTTAACGTTGCTCTTAATTTACAAAATTGTTGTAAAAGATATGGCAAGTCAGCTCTATTTTCATAGCCAGGAATCTGGTCTAATAAAAATTGAGCAAATCGACTTGCTTCTTTTAAAGCATATAGTACTTCTGTGTCACTGGCATCAAACACATTGATTAGATAGTTAACATCGCTAAGCGTGTAAAAATTACTAATTTGTTCTGATGCTACTGTATATACTTGATACTTTAATACTTTTTTACCGTCGACAGATTCTAATTTTTTAATTCTGATTTCGTATAAAGAATCAGGTTTAGTTCCGCCAACCGGTTTTAATTCTAAACGATTACCAAATATCGTATACTCAAAAGGTTCTGCCATTAGAAATCCTTTCTGATGATTTCGATATTTTGTAGAATACCTTCATCTTTAATTTCGGCATCGAATTCAAATACAAATCCATCGTTAGTGCCTTGTCTAGGACGTCGAAGGACTTTTAATTCTTGAATAATTACTGGTTTAATGTCTTGACCGGCAGGAGTTTCATCGATAACGACACCAGGTTTGCCAGCAGTAGCTCTTGTTATTATAGTACCATCTGCTAGTTTAATAGTCGTTGCTGCATTATTACTATTATCATCTTTCATAATCTTTTCGATTGTTTCAGGCGTTAATGCAGTTGTCGATGTGTTTCCACTCGTTACTTCGTTAGATAAACCAAGAGAAGTAGCATCGTTAATCTCGTCTTTTGTCATAGAGCCTGGAGAAGTCGGATTTTGATCGAGATTAACTTTATTATTGTGCATATTACGTTTGTAATTATATGGTGCCCAAATAGATACTGGATCTATTTTATGAGGATTCTCTTCGGCTTTTTCAAGTCGATCTTTAATACGCTCAGGACCATCATAAGTAAACGTAGCCAATTCAGACCATGCACCAAACTCGCCGTCTTTTTCGACACGTACTCTAATATAATATTGTTGTTGTTTATTTAATTTAGGAAAACTAATCTGCTGTTTTTCGACTACTACTGTGTCTATTTCAACAGGGTTAAATAAACTATTGTCGGCAATTTGGAGTCGATATTCTAATACAGGTTTTCTTCGTTTGTCTCGAAGTATTTCTTGCCATTGGCAGTTAAAAGTACCATCGACTAATTCATGATTAGCCGGGCTAAGAATTCTTACGTTAGAATAAATACTTGTATTAAAATATACGTGTCTAATTAAACTAGATTGTAATGGTGCACCAGTAATATCTTTAATCGTTCTGTTAATATCGAGACGATATTCTTCATTGGGAAGTACGTCGTCTAATACAGTAATAATAACAAGCTTTTTACTTGTACGATATTTTAAACGATAAATTTTTTGTGATTCAGCATGAACCATAGCGATTGTATCGCTACTAATAGTGTCTGGATCGACATTGCCAGTAAAGAAAAGTTTGATTTGCTTTTCAATAGGATTAACGGCCATGTCGACCAAAGCAAATTCTTTAAACATGCTACACCTTATTTACTAGCTTTTTTTCGACCACGTTTTTTAGGTTTTTTTTCGGAAGTTTCTTCGGCTGACGCCTCTACTTCTTCAGAAGTTTCTTCCGGAGCTTCTTCAGCTACCGCTTCAACTTCTACAGCTTTCGCTTCAGGTTCTACTTGCAACCCTTCTTGCCCTTTTTCTTGCAAACCATCTTCAGTCACCTCTTCTTTTTTAACTTTATGTTCTTCTGTTTTAACGACAGGAGCTTCAGCAATAATACCAGCACGCTTAGCTTCTTCTGCTACTTTTTCTTTAGCTTCTTCTGGATTAACGAAACCAGAAGAAACGATATCATAATTAGTAGATTTAACTAATTTACGGATAAGTGGAGAATATGTACCTTGCTCTGCTGGAAGGATTCCATATACTAATACTAGACGACCCATGCGAACGGATTTACGAATATTAGTTAAATCCATCTTTTCATGGATGAAACCGTAAGGCTCTTTGCGAGATAAACGCATACGAGACAAGCGATCCCAATAGCCAGTTTCTCCAGAGGCCAATTTAACAATGGCAATTACTTCATGTTGTTGTTTCATATTATATAAATTCCTTTTATTTAAATTAAAAAGGAGGAGCTCCGAAAAGCTCCTCCAGTTAACTACTATTATTCAGTTACACGAACAACAGTTGGACGTGGATAGGATGGCATTGCGGAAATATTTTTAGCAACTGCGATACCTTTACCGTTATCCATGATGCCGATACCATAGCGTTCTTTAGCTTTGATAATACGAACATCGATTTCAGGATTAGTCCATTTTTCAACGGACAAGTCTTCACGTTGTACGATCGCACCAATGTTGTTGCGGTCGATAACATACATATCAAATGTTTTGTTTTGTTTGTCGAATTTAACGCGTGGGCTCAAGATTACGTTAATTGGCATTGGCAAATTGAAACGTGCTTGAGATTCGTTCAATACGAATTGTTGAGGACCCATATTGTTAGATAAACCAGCGAAACCACCAGTACCTTGAGTTGTACCAAATGGGTTAACATTCATAGCACCCATAGCACCGAATGTTAAGCCTTGACCTACCATTGCGTTACGAGCGAATACTAACCAGCAAAGTGGATGCATGATAACGTCTGTTGGTGTCTTATCGTTAGCCATCAAAGCTAAGCACATAGACATAAAGTCTTCAACGGACAATGTGTTGTTTGGCAAGGAATCTTCGCCAAGACCTGTTGTAGCAGCGTCTGGGTTTTGAGCAGCCAAAGCATTATCGAATACTACATGGCCGTGTTCGGAGAATTCACGAGCACACCATTCATCTTTATAACGAGCCATAGCGCCACCAATACGGGAAAGGTTAGCTTCCATGATGTCCCAGTAAGAGTCCATGATAACTTCTTCGGAAAGAGTTACTTTAAGACCGATTTTTTTAGGACGAACTTCGATGGAATTGTATTCCAAAGTATTGATTTCTACAGCTTCATCGTTGTAAGCGCCACCTTCAGCAACTTCGTGAGCTTGCAATTCACCGATGATAGGTACTACTACAGTACCGTTAGTGTTACCAGCTTGAACTTTAGTGAAGAATGGAGAGATAACAGATTGAGTATCTTCAGCTTCGATCATTTTAGATTCGATGATACGAGGAATCAAATCAACTACGTCTGTTGTCATAATTGTTTCTTTGATGGAGAAATGTTTGTCGGACAAGTTTTGTTTATTTAATTTGCCGACCATATCTTTCATCATGTCATATTTTTTTACGGATTCTGTAATTTTTTCTGGAGACAAGCCTTCTTTTTTAGCAGCTTCAACAGCAGCAGAACGCTTCGTATTAACATCTTCCAAAAATTCTTTAATATTGATAGCCATTATTATGCGTTACTCCTATTATTTTTGCAACAATACTTTAACTGCGCCTACACAGCCGTCCCAATCCATGAATGTAGGAACACCTGCAAGACCTTCGCGAGTATAAGAAACTTTCACATCAACAGTTTCTTTAGGACCTGCTTTAATAATAGCGTCAGCTGCAGCACGATCTACAACTTTAAGACGAAGCAAGTTATCTTCTGTATTATAGTGAACTACTTCGAATGCATTAGCGATTAAACCACCTTTTACTACAGGAGTGTAAGCGGAACCGTTAATGGAAATTTGAAGTGTGCCAGGTTTTACAAAACGATCTGGAACTTGGAAGTTGAAATCTAGGTATTCTTTACCAGCTTCAGCAGCATGCATTTGACCTACGAGAACGTCTTTAAGTTCAGTAGATGCAACATTGCGGCCATCAGTTAAGCCAGGAATACCGATATATTCATATTTAGCACCCATACGAGAATCGTAAATGTCCAATTTGTTATTGGAAGCATTCATGTTCAAGTCATGGTTGGAATACAAGGAATTATATTCGTAGTTGTCCATGCCACGGAAGTAAGCATAATCTTCGTAAACATCTTCACCACGACGGTAAGAACGACCATAACCATCAGCTGCATATTGAGCCAATTCTTCTTGATCGCCAATAGCCCATTTCATCCATTTAGTGGAACCTTCAGGAACCAAATTAGGATTTACTTCGTGTACTTGACCGATAACTTGTTGACGTTCAAATTCAACTTCAGCAGGAGTCATAGCAGCAAGAAGAGTTTCGTCGGACAATGGAGATTTAACGACACGGCCGTTTTCATCAGATTTTACTAGGTCACCAGGCAAGAATGCGCCATAAGCACTACCCCAAGGGTTTTGCTCTGCTTTATCTTTAAATAAGAAATGAGGCAATTCTACCATTACGTCAGTTTTAATAGCACCAGGAGTCATACCGTTCCAAGCGTTTTCATCACGAGTAGCTTCGTTACGGGACATGATACCGATAGGCACGTTACCAGCACGATGAGCCATAGATGGTTTACCGTTTTCTTTTAAAAGACCAGTAACTTTATCTTTTTCTAAACCAGCATCAGTAGCCAAAGTACGAGGGCCTTTACCACCAGCAAATGGTTGATAGAAGTCAGCAGTATAAGCTGCAGCATTTACTGGAGTCCATTCAACATCGATGTTTTCCAATGGTTGACCAACGCCGACAGGAGAAACAAGACCAGTAGCAGCATTATAAGTATCGCCAGCTTTACGCAAACGAACAGGAGAACCGCCGTTAGCAAGTGTTAATACGTTTAAGAAAATTTCAGGATTTTCTTTTGCAGATTTTACGTCAGGATCTACGGCTACGATACGACCTTTTGGAATAACCAATTGGTTGTACATTTCAGCGTAGTTATAACGGAAAGCAACTGGCAAACGAGAATCCAACCAGTAAGATACGTTAGAAGTGTCATGGTTTGCAGTATTTAAGCGAACTTGAGTACGTGTTACACGACGTTCTTCGTTATTGAAAGCTTTGAAGCCAAGGCCTTTGAATACTTTACCGTTAGAACCAGTGGTGAAGCGATTAGGGCCTTTACTAAGATCAAAATTAGGCATTGTAATAGAGCTCCTTATTATTTAAAATATTTGTAAAGATCGGATAAGGATTCAGTTACTTCGACAACTGGCTTAACCTCAGTTTTCTTTACAGGATCTTCGACTTTGGAAGTGGAAAGTTCAATTGTTTTAATTTTTTCTTCCAAGGATTCTTTAACGGCTGTTACATTGTCTTGTAAAGCTTTTTCGCTTTCAGAGCGCAAAGTTTCAAGACCTTCTTTAACAGTTTTTACAGAATCAATTGCTTCTTGCAATTCTTCTTTAGAAGATACAACAGCTTGAAGTTGTTCGCGAACTTCATTTTTATAAGCTAAGAAATCAGAAGCTAAATTTTTATAATCTTTTTCTACTTGTTCTTTAGCTTCGATAAGCTCTTGAACTTTAGCAGACAATTCTTCGAATTTAGTATCTTCGGATTCTTTAACCTCAGTAGGTTCTTCAACTTTAGCTGGAGTTTCTGTTTCTTCAGCAGGAGCTGGAGTTACTTCAGCAGATTCTTTTGCTTCGACTTCTGCTGGAATTACTTTAGGTTCTTTTTCCATGTGTTCTTTAACGACAATTTTATTGCCGTCATGTTCTCCTTCTAATGAGCTAATAGGAAGAACCGGTTCAACTTGAGCCGGCTCTGCATTATCATCATATACTTTAATATTCTTAGCATATGCATCAGATGGAACAATAACGTAAGATAGCTCTTTAGGTTCTAATTTCTTAAAATCCCAATAGCACATCTCGCCGTCATATTTAGTTCCTCGAGCATGCTCACATAGACCATCGTTCGCTAAATCTTGTCCACAAATAGAACAACGAACTTCGTCGCCGCGAGCGCCAATGCTTACAGTATCTAACAATCCGTTCTTAACTTCTTCTTGAGCGTCAGGTGTTAAAATATCGGCAGTTAATACTAATGCTTTTGTACCAGGTAATCGTTGAGATTCCTTAATTTCGGCATTAATAACGCGACCAATTGTTTCACCGTCTTCGTCGTTATGATGTTTAATAACTGGAATGTTATAAGGATAAGTCCATTTATGCAACGACTCTCTCATTGCAGATTCGTAATAACGTGTATCATTACGAGTAGCATACGGATAAAAATGTAATGCTTCTATATCTACTTTTAATCCTTTAGCTTTAACGTTGTTAGATAAAGAATGAGAGTGTGCGACTGCGGACTCTTTTACGTCTACAGGATTAAACCCAAGATATTCACGGAATTCCATGTTTATCCTTTCATAATCGGTTTAATTGAGCACTTACAATATGGAGTGTAAGCTGGAATATCTTCGATAGTAATCTTATCGATATCGAAATGGGTCATGCGGCCATTTTGATGATCGCTATTTTCGAATTGAATTTCGATTGTTTTTACACCGTCGGTTTTACATTGTTGAACGTAATTCCACCAGTAAGCTTTCTTTGTGAGATAATCACATAAGAATCTTAATCGATATTCCGTTTTCGAAAGTTGATTATCGATGTATATTTTATCTTTATTATTTTTTGTCGCAGATTTTAAATCTTCGACTATCTTATTAATTTTTTTTGAAGAATAGTCTTCAAATGAATCGACTATCGGATCAATTATCTTTCCATTAGTTTTATTGTTCGCATGTGAATCGTTAACACCACGCCTTGCGGACTCTGCCAAATGTTTATTTAACTTTTTCAAGAGTTCGGTAACTACAGGCTTTGTAGAGCCACGACTCGCCAATATATTACCTAGTCGATTGTAACTTACGTGTATATCGCTAAAATTTTTCTCATAATCTTTAATATTATCTTCTAAAGATTCCTTCATTACGAATTCTTTCGCAGTCGGATTATCTTGGATTGTATTTTGATTTTGAGGATTTGCATCGTTAGAAAAATATTTATTCGGAGTCGATTGTTTCTTTTTTCCGTTGAAACTACGTTCATCTAAGCCGTCATTACTTGTTTGCTGAGAAGATTGTAATTGCATAGTTTCTTTAGACGCTTTAATAGATGCATCTGCTTGTGCATCGATTTGTTGTAATTGAGATTCTAGTGTAACTTTAAATGCATACATATCCGCTTCGGAAATTTCGTTATCGAAACCAAGTTCACGACGAGCTTCTTCAAGGGAAATAACATTACCTTGATATTTTTGAATCGTATGAGACTCAATTTTAATTTTAGTATCGATCGATACTTCATTAAAGTCAAAGAAAACATAATCGTCTTTATTAGTTAGTGGATTGAATCCACCTTCTAATAATATTTCAGTAAATAAATATTTTTCGATGAAAGCAGAAATTATATTCTGGAATGCTTTTACTTCGTCATGCATTAATGCTTCCGTATTGTCGGCTGAGGATTGTCCACCACCTCGACCCATCGAAGATTTTGAAGCATTGAGACCAGTAAAAATACGTTGCTCCATATAATCTAAGAATTTTAATAATTCATTAGCTTTCATATCGGGAGTAACGGACGTAATCGTCGTTCTTTCATTCGTTACGATAAAGCCATCATTCGGCATATCTTGGAAAGCATTTTTTGCGTCGTCAATTTCTTTTTGTGTCGCATATTGACCTTCGGCAACATTACCTACTTTTATATGCAAAATAGGAGTGGCGAAACGATATAATATCGTCATAACCAATCCTTCAGCTTTCCGCAGCATAGATGCATCCTCTAGAACTGTGAACATTCTAGAGGTGCCATACTCGGCATTATTCATTTTATCGATGTACAAATGAATTACATCGTTCGGAGAATACTCTTCTCCATCGATTAGGTAATGATCAATTCTTCCATCGTCTCCTCGCTGTACTGTGACATTACAAGGATCTGCTAAGAATAAACCAGAGATCGAACCGCCTTTATAAATTTGATCTGCTTTAACTCCAAATTTTTGCGTATCATTATCTCTAGTTTTAATTATATACGAATTTGAGAAAGTATACAAGTCTTTTGCAATAGAAGTTATTAAAACATAAAAAGGAATTTTAGAACGGAATTCTATAATACGCAATCTATCATTAATATAATCAGCTGCAGCTTCATTTTTAGATTTAATCTGATACCCAGCTTTAGTAATAAGCTGAGAGAACTTTCTAATTGCTACCGATAAATATGAATCGGTAAGAATTGCATTTTTAATTCTTTCTAAATCGTATGTACGAGAACCTGGATTAGATCCTCGTCGATTAAACTGACCAAAAGCTATCGCCTTGGCTTTAATAAGATTCTCCTTGACAGTACTAACTGCTCTGCCAAGGACAGAATCTTTTTTCTTTTTGGGCTGTTCAGCCTCATAAAAATCTGATATTTTCATTTACTTTCCTTGTAATGAAATGAACCCGGCATAATTTGTCCAACCACCCATTTCGTGGAAGTCGCTACCATGGACACCTTTATTTTGTGAAGATGAATTGCCATAATAGCCGCCTTGCCCATCGGCAATAACGACATGATTATAACCTTCCGCATCATTATGATATACTATTATATCACCTTTTGCCGGTGTTCCACTAGTCACATGTTGTAATCCGGCAGCTCTAGCATTTTGCATCAATACGTCGACGTTAACGGTTCCTTTCGATAATTCATCGGCTAAGAATTTAGAGAAATAGGAACCGAACTTCGTCGCAAATTCTACGCAGCCAACTGATCCATTTGCCATAGTAGAACCGACCAAACCAGATGCAACTGCTTTTGTAAAGTCTGTATCGATGACTCCAGTACCTCCGCTACCATTTATAATTTTATCAGATAATGAACCAGGTTTCAAGTTACCATAATTACCGGTACTCGATAATCCATTAGCACCAACCTTACCAGGATCAGGAACTAAATTATTTAAATAAAAGACTGGATCTGGTTCCGGCGTTTTTTCGAATGGATTAATACCGTTATTAATTAAAACACCTTTAGCAAATGCACTATTAACAGTTAAATCGAATACGTCTTTCGTTAATTCTGTAGACGACATCAATAATTTATTATATTGATATACACTATTAACATACTTCTGGTCGTATACAGCACGATTCTCTCGCAAGAAATCATTTTCGTATTGACTTAACATTGTCGGGCAATACGATAAAAATTCATGATTATAATATTCTTGACGAGTTTGTGCCGCCGCTTCGATTGCTCTCATAAATTTAATTAATTCGTCGGCTCCATATAGCTTAGCCATCATCTTCGCCTTTTCACGAATCATTAAATCGTTACGGACAATACTATCGTGTGCCACTTTACATTTCTTACCAGATACAGTTTTAACGGCTAAACCATCGAATACTAATAATAATATCGTTAAGTCTTCTGCGCCGCATAATTGTACGGCATGGAACATTTTAGATAAATAATCCTGAAGATAATCTTTTAACTTATCGATCCAATGTTTCTTAATGCGAACCAAGTTACTCTTTGTCCATCGATATACAAGTTTATCGATCTTCTCAGATGGTTCCTGTTTAATATCGACAATCGGAACATCGGGGAACCCGAATGGGTCATCATGATTAGGTTCTGGTTTAGGGGTAACCGGTTTCGGTGTCTCCGGAATTTTAGGTTCGACCGGAATAAAAATATTTGGGTCTTCTGGCTCTGGAGGAAGAGGAGTTTCTGGATCTGGAGGATCGATACGGACAATCGTATCGGTCGTAATTGTTACAATCATCGTCTCGATAATTGGCCTAATCTGAATCGGAAAGTATGGTAACAAATTATATACCGTCTTTAAATCGGCTAATAATTCATCGACTTCACTTTTCTTAACTTCTTCTGGTGGTATCCAAGGAATAGGATCGTTGAATACTCTAGAGGGAGTTTTTTCAAAAGTGGCGTCACTTTCATAATGTCGCTTAGGCTGTATATCGGGACGATAAATAATTTTATTATTGTCTTCCATATTTTCCTAAAATAATGTACGACTAAATTTATTTCTTGTATGAGATAATCTTCTCGATGGGCGATCGAACGATTCGCCAGGACCTAACTTACGCCAAGCTTCATCGGAAGACTCATACGTTTTCTTTTTATCTTCCCAAGGATTATCTAAATCTCGTTTTTCGTATGTCGGTAATACAGATCCTCTATTAATAGAATATGCTATATCATGAGATGCTTTTTTAACGAGTTTAGTTAATTCAGGGAAATGTTCTACGAATGCTAAATAAGCAAGTCCTAATGCGTCGACAAAGTGTTCGTTATTACTATTATAAACTGGAACACCAGCCGCCGTAATCTTTTCAACACGATAATCGATTAACTGTTTAAAAATTACGTTATCATAAGGACTCATAATTAAGTTACCACGTTCAATAAGAATAGACAACTGATTTACCATAAACGGTTTTAAATGTTTCTTTTCGAGAACGCCTGTAACAGGATCTTGAATATCAATCTTTTCTGAAAACATCCAGCCCTTAACTTTTTTATCGAGTCCAGTTTCTGGATGTTGTTTACCGTAAATCTTTAGAGATTCCATCTGATATTCCACGTTGTTATCCTAAGAGCTTTTTATCTCCTAGTTCTTATAGTTTCCTATAAGGTCGGCATACTTTTTCGTGTTAAATAATGTGAATACACGGTGCGGGCTCTTGGCAAGATTATATCTTTTCACTTACTATGCTCTGCCCCTGACTTATTTAAAATAAGCCTTCGGTTCGAATTGCCATATTAATTATCTAACTTAGGCTTCTCGCTTAATACCGCACTACATTTATATTATATAATTCACTTACAATATAAAGGGCAAATGTTACCAGAACCGCGATCTATATAAATATAACTAGGATTATAGATAGCATTCATATCTATAATCTTTTTCACGGCTTTATCAAATGTAAATTCTGAAGATTCAATTTCGGTACGATTAATAATTCTAAATTTATTAAATGAAGGATCATACTCTAACACTAGTATCGATGTTGGAGCTTGAGATTTCATGTATATTCTATTAAGATCGCTAATCTTAATACGCTTTAATGCTGCTATATATTACTATATAGATTAGACTATATCTTCGGCCTACTATTAGGTCCGCTGGCCACTTCGGATCGCTCGATCCTACTCCTCATATGAGGATAGTCGTTGAACGTCTTTTATTTAAAAAAATAAAATTTCGCTGCTGATTGTCCATTAAGGATATTCCAGCAATTCAACCAGTTTATTACTTATTAATTGCTTAATAAGAGGACTCATCTCGAATCCCAGTCTACGCCTATCGTTCTAAATGGATTAGGCGTATACGTTCTTCTACCCGGAGGAAGTATATGAACTTTTTTTACGTTAGAATCGTCTAAATCCGGCCAAACCGGTTTATAAAATTCTTTATCAAAATAAGTATAATTATCTATGCGAGTAGCTGCTTCTAATTTATCTTTATCGAATACACCAGCTTCTTCGACACCGAACTCTGCTAGTACTTCGTGTGCATACGCATTTTGGTCGTATGTATTTCTAAATTCTTCTTCCATCGCGTCTGACCACATCGGATTATGCTGAGTCGGGTGATAGTGCTCAGTGAAGCCAAGAGATTTATTTACGCAAATTTCATAGAATTTAGAGCGTTTACCAGTCGGTGTAGATGAACATGTTAATCCGATAGTATCACGCTCCATACAAAGAGCGTATACAGTGTCAAAGTCACCTTCGCCTAGATAATCCATTTCATCCAGAGAAATCCACGCTTTGTTACGAATTTAACCGTTTCCGTTAAATCCTTCTAGTATTTTCATACTAGGCCAGACTATATCTTCTTTAGATAAACTAAAGATAACCATTTCCAATTAAGGGAATTTCACCCGCCTACTTAGGCCGTACTCCTATTGCTAATTTTTAACGCGCTAGCCAAGGGATAGTCGTTGAACGTCTTTTATTTAAAAAAATAAAATTTCGCTGCTGATTGTCCAATCTTTTGAATTGTTACACTATGGTATCAAAAGCTCTAAGGAGTTTCCAGCAATTAAGTTATATTCACAAAAATTAATTCTGTGGACTCATATATATTAAATCATATTTTCTTTTTAAAGCATATTTTTCTGAAGGATAAATTAATTCAGCAAATTCTTTTTTAGACTTATTTCTTATTCTTATTAAGTGTAAATAATTTCCACTTTTACATAATTCTTTTCTCAAAGTATATTCAATATTATTTTTATCAAAATATTCAGCAAAAGATTCTATTAATTGATAAGACATCGTACATGCGGACCAACCAGCTTTCTTTAAAGTCCCATTGGCATCCCAATATCCTCTAATAAAATCAGAAATATATTCTTCTGGAATACTATCTGGTAAACATTGCACATAAGTTTTATTTTGGACAATCTTATGTTTATTCATAACAGTTGTAACTAAATGTGTATTATATGTTCTTAATGAACAATAATAATTAATGTTGCCATTTCTTTTACTAGATCCTATGACAATTTTTTCTTCTGGAAATTCAATATCTTTAGCAAATTCTTTTAAATGATCGATGTCGGTGGATTTAATTTTAATTGCTAATTCATATTTTTCACGATTAGGAGTTTTATAAGTATAACCATCAGCCATAATAAAGCCTAACCAATATGCTTTTTTAAAATTATCCACTTCATCGAAATATTTTTCATTAATAGGATTTACTGATGCAATAGATTTTTTAGGTTTTCTTAATCCAAATTCTATTGCATATCGATTTACAGAAGTTAAAGATAAATTAAGCTCTCTAGCTAAAATAGTCGGACTATTCTTATATTTTTTTAACTGTTCAGAAAGCCATTCCTTGTCCATATATTTAAATGCTTTATATTGTTTTAAATCAATATTATTTTCAGAGCAAAATCGATTAAATTGAATATTACTTTTTGTTTTAAAAATAATTAATGAAATTTGTTCTGAATTTTTTCCTTCAGATAAAAGATTTAATACCTGTTGAAGTTTTTCTTTCATTTTAAAGTACCTCGTATTATAAAATATTTATATTATTATAATACTATATTACACTTAAAATGTCAAATACATACTCCAACACGGGAATCGGCGCGCCAATTTTTAGTTTATCATTTACATAACCTATGTTAATTCATAGCACTTCCATTACAGAACGTGAACAGACTATATGTTAATCCTGCATAGCTGGACCAGGTATTTTTCCCTTTAATAATAAAAGGTACTCCGACGCAATCGGATAGTCGTTAGAGGTTATCCTGTACGGACATTCCTACCGGAACAAACTCTTGTTTACGATAACTTAGGATTTAACCATATTACCATCTCGTTAATTTTTTCTGCTTTCGCAACATTCACGCTTATCATTTCTAATTACGTTGTAGTTTAACGAGCTCTTAAAGTTCTTCCCCGGTTTAACTCCTGTTTAGCATATGCTCATTACTGAACATACGGGGCTGGCAATGTTACCCCGAATTGATGCGGCGCTCATACCTGAGTTCGCACCTGTCGTGAAACCGACAATTTTGGAACCGTTTGAAAATTCAAATAGATATGGATTCGTCGTTGCTCTCGTTACTTCTTTTTTAATAAGAGCAGAACTATCGATCTTCTGACGGATATTATCGAAGATCATTCGGATCTGTGATTGATACGGTGTTACAAACATATGTATAAAGTTTTTACGAGTAAAGACGTTATATAATGCTTCCACCACCATCGTTTCTGTTTTACCGGTATTGTGTGAAATAATATCGTTAGCTATAAAGTTACGGTAGCGTGGCACCGATATATCATATGTTTGTTGTTCGCCGAGGTATTCAATCGATACAACCGGATCCCAGAATATATCGCCATTAAGAATATCTTCGATTGATTCAAAACCTAAATGCTCGGCAAGTTCTTTTGCCTCCGCCTTGTTAATAGTTTTGGATTCTAAATATTCTTCAAGTGTTAATCGTCCTGTTTTTAAATATTCAAAATTAGTTTTTCCTAATTCATGATATTTTAAATAAGATAAAAACATCTTATTAAGTTTATCAGTCATTGGTTGAAATTTATATGAATAATAAACAGAGAACATATTTTTATGGGAATGATTTTTAATTCGATTATATTTCTTCTTGTCGACGAATCCTAAAAAATAAGAATTTCGTTCTTTAACGATTTTTACGACAATACCGAATCGCATTAATAAGTGAGCTAATTGATACGCTAGCTGACCCGATTCAGAACAATATAATCGATTAATCGGAACTTCGTCTTCTTCTTTATATGCATCTTTAATTAACTCAGATACAAAGATCGACATCGATTCTTTATTTAAAGAAAACACTTCTTTCGGAATCGACTTGTCGAAAGATGTATCTTTGTTTAATTTCTGAGCCATCAATTTTAATTCTGACTCTTCGATAGATTCATTTCCGAAATAATTAAGATGCATCGGAATAGCGATATTGTCGCCGACCGTAAGATCTTTTAATTCTAACCATCCTAATTCTGTTAAGAACGGATGGTTATCGGTAGCATCAAATGTTCGACCTGTATTGGTCGTAATACGATATACCGGCTTAATCCCGTTATCATATACTTTAGCATTTTTAGCTATTTCAATTTGATAATTATCGTCGAGAGCAAGAATATTAAATTCTTTATCCTCGTCGAATAATTCTTTTACAGTTTTAAATAATCCTGTTTCTGGATCTTGTATTTTAAGATTACCAGTTACACACCGACGGCCACATCGGAATACTTTACGAAGACTTCGGTCACGAAGCATTTCGGCCTGGTACCAACGTGGAGTCCAAGGAGCATATTTATCTAAATCGATATTATAAATCTGAATAAACGATTTAGCCCACATAACTGGATCTCGTTTAATTACGACTAGCTTTCCTTTTTCACTGAGCTTAGTAAAATCTAATCTTACTAAGTTTTCCAAAGGCATTGCCATAAGTTCTTTTACAGAATAATCTTGTTCATTTTTCATAGTTTTTATTTATGGAATGCTTTACCTTCTTGACCCATCATAGTCGTTTGTAGACTATATTGGGATTGTTGAGCTAGGGCCATTCCTGCCTGTCTCATAGTTGCATATTGTTGTGAATTAACTGGATTAGTCCAAGAAAACGGACGATAATTTTGCTGCATTTGTTGTCGGCCTTGCTGAGCTAAATCATTAGCAATACCGACTAAAGCTGGACCACCATAATAAGCAGCTTGAACTGCCATACCTGCCCATGGGCCTAACAATATATCAGTACCAAAACTAAAGGCTGCATCTTGCATTGCATTAGCTTTAGTACCGCCTTCATCGAGAGTATCGTTATAAGTCCATACAGCATTTGCAGTCGCTAAACCAGCATTAAGTTTATTGTCCCAAATCAAATCGCCAGCTGTACCCATACTCTTAGTCGCATTGCCGACATGCCCGACAGCAGATTTTGTTTTTCCGACTAATCCTTTTACGATATTTAAACCTGCCATTACAATGTACCTGGTGCCTTAATATTATTACGTCTTAGTGCAAAATTAATATCGCCAGATGCACCCATATTATCGAGTGCATTTTGTGGCGTTAGTCCAGAACTAGACGACACTACAGGATTAACGGTACCGACCGAAGCAATATTTGCTGTCGACGTTGGCTCCATTGCTGCTTCAATCATATTATTTACAGCACCTAATGTCGCAGCGCCACCTAATATAGTAGCACCGTATCCCGTTAATTTATATCGATCTGGAATAGAATAGTTATCGGGATTAGTGCTAACAAATTCTTTATTAACTTTAAAGTAATCGTTAGCGCCGTCTTTAATCGCCGGAACTGTATTACGCATCGGACGATACTTAGAGCTATAAGCTTCAACTTCTTCTTTAGAATATTGACTACCCATATCTCCAAGAACAGTTTTTTGTTTCTCGAGATTAGAAACTTGTCTATCAATAAATCTATTCGCTCCATTAGTTATCGTGTCGTCAGTTTTTCTAGCGATATACCCAGCACCTTCGATAACTTTTTCGCCGGCAGTTTTTACGCCTTTAACTATACCTTTAAGCATAATTAAATACCCGGAATACCGATAACATTAAATTCGCCATTCTTATCGCGGTATAAGCCGCCACCAGTAGCAACACGATAAGCAACGCTACCTGCAACGACACCTTGAACACCGAGGCGAGTCATATCATATTTAGCATTATCTTTATAGAATGCAGATAATTCTTCTTTCGCAGCTTTAACGACTTCTTTGTCTTCGCTACTCATACGTTGAGCAAATTCTGGCGACATAAATTTATTATCGAACATAGCTCTAGACTCTTTATTTAAATAAGAGTATTGTAGGGCCTGAGATGTATCCAATCCGGCAGCTCTACCTTTAGCCATTTGACCTAATGTATAATTAGGGCTAATGATTCTTTCGACAGAACCAATTTCATCTAAGTTCGCATTCATATTGTTAACAAATGTTTTCATGCCTTGCTCGAATGCTGGAGCACCAGTTTTGCCAATTTCTTTAGCGACTGCATTAGATCCAAAAGCTAATCTACCGACTTCTGCTGTTTTACCAAATGTACTGCTAATTAATTCTAACGCATTATTCACTTTCGCCATAAGCGCCTAACCTCGCATTTCTTTCTTCCTCGATTTGATCTTGTGACAAGAAGAAATCAGGATCATTAAGACTATTAATGAGGGCAGTATCATGATTGACGTCGTCGACATTATTACGAATTTTATCTTTTCTAGTCGCAGCTAATAACTCAAATACTTTATCTCGCTTTTGTACGAGAGTCGTATACAATTCGATACCTTTAGAAATCATTGGTTGCGTTATTTCTTGACCAGTTTCGGTTATATTCGTAACGACATCGATAACAGGATCATAATCTTTATTATTGATATATTGCATTGCCCGTGAAATCAGGAGGTCTAATGTAATTAATTCATGTACAAGAACGTTATCGGTATAGGACGATTCATCGAGATTAAATTCTTTTTGATACTGCATAAATTTTTGAGCGATTAAAGTTGTTTCACAAATACATGGTTCACCGACTTTAACGAGGCCTGCTTTATGCAAAGGATCATTTTTATAAATACAATTTTCGCCTTTACATAAGATCGGCATCTTAGCATAGATCGCATGATCGGTTGCTAACATATGCATAGCTTTATCGAAGATGATTTTACCTTCTTCGCTGTAGCCCCAAGAATTATAATCTTGAACGAACTTATCCATCTGCTCGATAAGCTCTTGCTTTCTATTAGAAAGTTCTTTTTTTGACATAAGGAATATACCTCCTAATGCTCTATATTACCAGCATTACGAACTTTCTTGATTCTTTCCATAATATCGTCGACAGTAATTTCTAAATTTTCTTCTTCACGGTCGACAGATTTAATCGGCTTAGACTTATCAGGTTCTGGTTCACCTTGATTTTTCCAATCAATCCATGCCGCCATTTTATCGGCAAAATCTTTAGCCGTTACTACTTTATTATATAAATTATAATAGATATGCATTAACGCTTCGATTTTTAATGGCTCCATAGAATCTTTAATAAAACCATAGATATTTTCTTCGACTTCGTTGTCGAAAGATAAATCGGCTTCTGTCCATACCGGAGTTCCGTCATTTTCATAATGAAATTCAGAGATAACGACTTCATGAGTTTTCTTATCTTCTTCGGATGCAATATTATTACTTTCGTTTAGCGTAAGAATTTCGTCTTCTTCAAAGATATTATTAGCACCGAATTGAGGAATGTTAAATAAACCATATGGTTCATACGCATCTTTTACAGATTGTAAATACGGGCCGAATTCTTCTGTTTCGATAAATTCTTCGTCGAAAAACGGAGCATCAAGTTTAAATTTATGAAGTTCATTCATAAAGAATAATACAAAGTTTAACTTATACATGTTAAGATCTTTGTAATCTGTGCATGCACGTTTACATGCTTTAGTAAGATTATTAATCATGTTTAACCTTTCTTGCGCAGCAAAAAAGACGATATAATAAATAAATACATCGTCTTAATTAAGCATTATTAAATTCCAGTACTGCCAATACCGCCGATGCGTTCACCGTCTGCATCATCGTCGTCCGTAATTAAAAATTTGTGGAATACGCCTTGAGCGACACATTCGCCTTTTTTAATATGAACGACATCATCATTATGAGATAACAAACCTAAAGAAATTTCACCTTCATTAGTTTCGTTATTATAGAAATCGCTATCGATAACAGCGACACTATTAATCATACGTACACCACGTTTAAATGCTGCTGAAGAACGAATGTGAAGATACAATACTTCATCGTCTTCCATAGCTGCTTTAACGCCGGTCGGTAGTACATATAATTTATTAGGATACAATTCAATATCTTCGATAGCAAAGAAATCATAACCTGCAGATTTCTTAGTTTTACGTTTAGGAAGTTTAACTTCCATATCTTTACATCGAGATACTACTTCAAATTTTCTCACTTTTATCTACCTGCAATTTTATCTACTTCTTTAGAAATCTCGTTCATTAGTAAAGTTAATTCACTAACGGCAAATTCTTTTGAAATGCATCCATTATTATATAACAGTGCATATGCCTTAACATGATCATAAGATAAATCAGAACAGAATTGATCGACAATCTTTTTATTTGGCCAATCTGTATCTAAGATACTATACACAATCTTATCTTTAGGATCATCCAAAAAAATTAAGATTTCGTCAGGAGAATACGCCACGTATTTCTTCATTCGATTTCCTTTCGCTAATTAAAATATATATATTGTAATTATACTTTAATTATACACGATTTTTTGATTGTAAGCAAATAAAGGGGAGAAAGGGAGGGAACGGTGCCGCGAAAGCGGTGCCGGATCCTCCCAAATGACTGAGCATTAGTGCTCTTCTTTGGATTCCAACAATCTTTTTGGAATGCATTCTTCTGATAAAACAATCTTTTGTTTACCATCTTTAATATATTGAATATCGATAGCTGTATTATGGATATCGACAAGGCCTATGAAGACAGCTGGTTTTTTGCCATGCAAAATAATTTCACCAGGATGTACCTCATTCCAATTAACATTCATTATCTTCCTCGGAACTTATTGTACAAGAACACTAACACATATAATAAAGTAACGACAATAAAAGTATAAAATACCGTTATTAATTGTCCGTCAAATATATTGTATTGTGCTTCAACTATTTGTGATAAACTAATAGCTAAAGATAATACGAATAAGTAATCTTTCATGGTTAACAAGTCGTTAAATAATTCTCGAGCTCTTCGATCGTTTTGAGCTCGACCTGTTCATTGATCCCGTCAAATGCTAATACAACATCTTGATAAATATCGAAATACCAAGTTACGTTATTTTTCTTAGCGATGATGCGAGTACAATGACCTTTTTCAGAAATAATAGGAGATTCAAAACATTCAATGATTTTATTTAAAGCTAATTCCATTATTTAAATTCTCTTTCTTAAAAGAGTATGCATACCGTGGGCCCATATCTCTACGTATATTCCGACTCATTATACCGATATGCATACAGTCTTTTATATTACATAAATTCTTCGTATTCGTCAATAGTAATTTTATTATCTTTATATGTGACTTTCCATATATTCTGATTAGAAGATCCTCTAAATTTTAAAGATGGATCTTTTAATTCGTCGATAAATTTACCGTCGACTAAAGCATTGACTAATTTTAATAACTCGACTTTTTTAGGATCCATAATAATCTGATTGATCGTATATCCAGAGTAACACCAGATATCTTTATTTTTGAACCATTCTTGATCTTTTAAATATTTATTAATAAAAGACACAAGACCGTCGACATTTTCAAATGGTTCACCACCTAATATAGTTAAGCCCGATACTTGAGGATGTTTTAAATAATCGACAAGTCTATGCGCCGCCATATCATCGAATAGTTCACCGGCTTCATGGCTCCAGTATTCTTGATTGAAACAATTAAAGCAATGATGAGAACATCCTGTTACGAATAATGTAGCTCTAATACCGGGACCATTTGCAATATCGTATTCACGAATTTGTCCATAATTCATTATTTTTCAACTACTTTCAATAATCCATTTTCGCTCTTAACAGAAATATGTGGAACTTCGTAAATTTTAGCTGTATGATGTTCGATGATACAACCACGATATTGATTCCAATCATCTAAAAATACTGCTAAATCGGCATTCGCTAGCATCTTAATAGAGTCACCAAGGGCTACTAAAGGTTCTTTGCTTTTATTTTTAGGAGAGTAACTTTCGATAATTTCAATATTCGTAGAATCAAGATATTTAGTTAAAAATTCTTGAACTTCACGAATGTTACTTAAGATTTCTTCGTGTGTTTTACCACGCATCGGCTGAGATAAAAATACTTTCATAGCTTTTTCTCCTATCGAATAATGTGACTAACATTAATCACAATCATATCTTCACTTATTAAATTATTATCGATATACTCTTGTTTCTTTTCTTTTGCTTCATCTAAAGATTGAAATACGCCCAACACAGAGTTATCATAATCATCAGAATAAGTAAATAATATATATACCGTATCAACCATATTTACCTTTTTGTATAAATTACTGATTGCAATTTCTAAATCATCCATAATGCCAAGATAATCGTCATCAGTAGCATAACCAGAAACTTCTTTTTCTAATCTATTAAGCTCTAAAGCTATCGACATCTTTTCATTGTATAAAGGATCTTTTTTGTTTAACATAGTTATCACTCATTAAAGTCATTAATGTAGCAAGTTTTTACATAAATTTGATCTTCGGTATATCCATCTTCCAAGAAGTTCTGATATTCTTCACGAATATTTTCTTCGTTATACCAAAGAGATTCGATTTTATCGTCGACCATTAAAATAAATACTTTTTCAGGGTTGTTCATACAATACTCCACATTTCTTAACTTTTTTTAATATTTCTTTTGCGATCACATCGATATCACGAATAACTTTATGATCGGCACAATTAATCATAATTGTACTATACCGATTAGCTATTTTCTGATATGCATGATCGACTTTCTTTAAATATTCAATATCGTTTTCATGAATATCGCCAGTATTACCGCCAGTCTTGCCTTTCCGTTCTGCAAGTAAGTTTAACCGGATTCTGATAGGGAGGCGTAACATAATAAGTAAATCCGGTTTAGGTAATTGCAATAAACGATATTCAAAATTTTCAAGCCATTGCAAAAACTGATCTTGAGCAGTTGCTTTTTCATAACGAACGACTTGATATAACTCATTAGATGTTGTATAGCGATCGCAAATAAGAATTGCGTCGTCTTGATTTAATAATTCTTTATATTTGGTTTGAAATGCTGCATAGCGATCCATCGCAAAGAAAAGGGAGGCAATTTTGGGATTAACGGCACCATTTCCACCAAACGTTCCATCTAAATAAGATTTAACGAATGCTGAATATTCAGATTCATAATCAGGAAAACTAATTAAATGAACGTTATAGTTCTCTTTCTTTAAAGACTCATATAATTTATTGGCTTGAGTTGCTTTGCCGCAACCGTCGCCACCATCAATAACTATTAGTTTCATATAGTAATCCTTTTAATAGTAGAAAAGGCTCCAAGTGGAGCCTTTATTTAAAATAAGAAATTAAAACTATCTTTTGTAAGATTAGTTTCGTTTAAATTATAGTCGGCTTCTTCTGGATCTTCTGTAATAAGACCACCGCACATAGCGATTAAATCTTCTAACATTAATCGACTATCGATAGTCGAATTGATCGCCGAAGAAATTCCTTCTAGTTTTTGATTGTAAGTCGTAACGATTTGATCGCTTAATCGGCTACTGTAGAAAATAAATTCTTTCTTGCCGTCTTTATCGGCGCGAATAAGACCGAGCATTACTTCGTTACTTTCTAAAGTAAAATCTTTAATATATAAAGAATCAGAATCGATACTTAAAATAGTATCTTCATCTAATACTTCTTTATCGACAAACCAATTAAAGAATATATTAGTCGTAATATCCTTGCAGCCAGTATAATTATCGACAGTTATAACGACAATATCGTCGGCAAATTCATCTTTAAAGTAAACAGCTTCTGCACCACCGTTAGGCTCTGGAGCATTAGTAACATCTCCAGTATAAGCAGCAGCATTATTTTTTAAATCGCAATTCCAACCAATATGTAATCTTTTAGATTCGGCATGTAAATCTAAATCAGTACGATATCCATTTTGATTAAACCAATGAATACCGAAAGAGAATTTATTTGTCGCATTAACCTTAGAACACATCGGAATATTGCCGATGAAATTCTTTTCAGATGTCGGTACTGCATATTGAATATATTTAGATAATAAGAATTTCTTACCTTCGACTTTATCTTTAAGATCTTCTCTAATGCTATTAGCAATGAGAATTAAACGACGCGCAGCAACCGATGTATAACATCTTTCACCGGATTTCTTAACAAATACTTTACCGTTTCGAATATTATATAATTTATATTCTGACGGCGTTAATTCGCTAAGTAAATAATTATACAAAGAAATTTTCTTAAACAAAGTAATGTTCTTTAATTCTTTTACTATATCTTTATCTAAAACAAACGGACTTGCAATATTATCGAGAGGTAATTGTTTACAAGGAACATTTAATGTTCTTGCTAACTTAGATGCTTTATTGACAATTTTAGCATTAGCTTTACTATCTTTTTTTAGCATAATCCAAAAATCACGATAACGATTAAACGTTCTAGCAATTGTTTCGACGCCATAATTTTCAGCAAAAGAAGCTAAAAGTTTAGAACTGTTATAACGATAGCTATTAACATTAAAATCTTGTTTATTATATTTACTACTGATTAAAAGAGTACTACCAGTTTTTTTATAATAAATATAACGAATTAAATCAATCGCATTAGACGGAGTGTAATAACCGGCGTCAATTAAATACGCTTTAATTTCTTTATTCTTAAAATCATCGATAGAAAACTTATTAACGTAAGACGGAATAATTTCCATTAATAATTCAATAGTTTCTTGTTTTAATGCAATACCAGATACAAGACCTTTAACTTTTTCGACAAGTTCATCGACCGTAATCGGATAAATGATCGTGAATTTAATAGGTTCTTGGTCGTTATCTAAACCTAAATATTCATTAGGTAAATATGTCGACTCTTTATCGACAGGAATAGTACCGAAACAGCTTCCGTCTTCTTGATGAGTAAATACAGATAAATAATGTAAAGCTTGATGTAATCTTAATTCATCTAAGTCCATAAGATCGACAGCTTTAACAGATCGATGCAATGTCGATTTATTAATTTGATCGATATATTGGTTACCGTATTGACTTACTAATGTATTGCTATCATTAGCTGTTAAATAATTTATGGCCTCGTCGACAAGATAGATGCCACTTTTAAACAGCTTATCTCGTTTAACTGGATTAACGCCGTCTTCGATTAAAATTCTTTTGAATAAACGAATAATCGCATCACGTTTCTTTTGATTAATCATATCTTTTCCTCCATATTTTTTTTATTTAATTCCGTAATATTCTAACAATTGTTTTACTGAAAAAGATGTTAATTCAATATTGTATTCTTTTAAAACATCTTTTAAAAACTGTTCATCAAATTGATCTTCTTCTTGATATTTACATGCTCTAAAAAGACAATCATCCAAGTAGCTACTAAGACTTCGATGACCATCTAACCATTTTCCAATACGTTTTTGCAAAGCTTTCTTTTTCTTTGCATCAGATTTACTGTTATGTTGCTTATAACAAAAAAGCAGCAAATGCCTTTTTTATTGTTTTATATCCATAACCTTGAGCATCATCTAATATCTCTCCAGTGCGAGTATCAATCATTACATATCTATTATCATATGGTTTTGACAGCTCATCACTTTGAACAGCTTTTAAATATTTGTTTTCTATCTTTTCTTTCATCATTGTTAGCATCACTTTTAACCAGTATAATAAAAAAATGATGACTGTGACAAACAAAGACATAAAAGACCTTATTTGTCACAGCCATCATTCTTAAAATAATTGCCGGCGAGAAGTAAGATCATCCAATATAATATTAATAAAAGGAACTTCTTTATGCCGACAGTTAAAATAATAATTAGGCGAAGAGTAAATCATTTTCTTCAGCTTTTTATAATTAAAAGGAACTCTTTTATGCCTAAACTTATTATACTATCTTTAATCGTTAAATGCAACTATTAATTTTAAATATGGAGTACTCTAGATTGAATTTCTTTAGTACGACCTTCATTCCAGAAGTTGTCTCCTAAATCCTTTATACCGTCGGTTTCCCGATATTTTTTAGCGGAGTAGACTATACCTTCAGCGCTTTCAGCGCTATCACCATGGTAGTCGTTGAGGGTTATTCTTATATATATAAGAATCTTCCCTGCGGATTATCCAATAATTAACCTTTTTACTGTACCTGAGTAATTACTTCAGCCATTATTGTATCACTACAATAACTTAGTAGTCAATTCTCTAAGGACGTTCCCGCATATAGATGATTTAACGCGAGCCTTTATATTAACCCGCATGTGCGGCGGCAGACCTCGAGCTTGCTATGATCTTTGTTACCGCACTTAGGACATACCCAATCGCCATGTCCATCGGCAATAATTTCACCTTCGAATCCGCACTCATGACAATAATCTGATTTAGTATTAAATTCTGCATAGATAATATTATCGTAACAGAATTTAATAATACTTAATACAGCCTCAGTATTATTTTGCATTGAAGGCATTTCGATATAACTCAAGCATCCACCGGTCGAAATTTCTTGGAATGGAGCTTCGAATTTTAATTTATCGAAAGCATTAATTTCTTCTCTTGGGTCTATATGAAATGAGTTCACATAAAAGCCTTTATTAGTTACATCTTTAATTTCACCAAATCGTTCACGATCTGCTTTACAGAAATTATGAGTCAAACTTTCACCAGGAGATCCATATAAACCAAATCCAATATTATATTCTTTATTCCATTGATTACATTTATCTTTCATAAATGTAAGAATTCTAGTAACAAGATCTGGATGCTTAGTATGAGATTCACCTGTTAATAAAATAGATACTTCATAAATCCCCATATAACCTAATGATGCAGTGCTATAACCATCGGAAATATATTTATCGATAACTTCACCTGGTTTTAATCGAGCTAATGCACCATCTTGCCAATGAATTGGAGAAATATCAGACGTTGTACCCAATAGACGGTCATGTCTAAAGATTAATGCTTTTTTACATAATTCTAAGCGTTCTTCTAATAATTTAAAGAATGCTTGTTCTTTATCTTCCGCATCTCGGACAAGAATAGCGATTTGCGGAAGATTAACCGAAACTACGCCGATATTTTCACGGCCGTCCCATTTGTATTTACCTGTTTCAGGATCTTTCCAATTAGATAGAAAACTCCTACACAACTTAACATAAATTAAGCTGGACTATCTCTTCATTTATTTAAATAAATGCGATGCGCATCGAGTAGCACGTCTCTACTCTACTTGGCTACATTCATCACCAATAGTCTCTACACTACTATAATAATATAATAGCACGGTATTGCCATTAAGGATTCACCGTTAGCCCTATAAAGGACACCTGTTTTGTGATACAGTTCACATCGTTTTACATGGGCCGATATGTGTTAACCCATGCAAGTAAATACTTCTCCGTCATGTACTTCTTTTAATTTTTTAGCAGAAATATAATCAGGATACATTCTTTTAGCTGTACACTTAGCAGCTAATTCTGTTAAATAATAATACTTAGAATCCTCATGGATATTATGTTCATCTAAACAATAAATTAATTTAGGGAAGCTTGGCGTAACATAAATGCCATCTGCATTTTTTACACCTTTAATGCGTTGCTTTAACACTTCTTCACAAATTAATGCAGCATAATTAGCATATTCACCATTAGGATTAAAATTTAAAAACAAAGTAACGAATGGAGCTTGCGTAGCCATTCTCTACGTAGACTATATCTTCATCCTACTAACAATAGGATGGATGGCGCTTCCATATAAAGAATTTCACTTTATATGTACGAACTTCATCTTCTGTTCTAGAAGGTATGTTCTAGTCGTTTGACCTTTCAAAAAATCCCTCTTCTGACTTGGCACTGGATTATTTATATTAAATATATAAGTTTCCCCAGTTAGCATAATTATTATTTACCATTTCCTGTAAAACACTATCGTTAATTATACACCGTACATTTATACGTTCACCATCTGCAATTATTAGATTACTCTAACAATGGGCCAGTACTCTACCGTTGGAAGTATTCAATGTTTGGATCTGGTATTGAATAGTCTGAATACCATCTTTCAGTTCCTTCATCATCATACGTTCAGCAATTTTTTCTTTATTTACTTCATCTTCAAAAATTTCTAAATATTTATCATAAGATTTTTTAAGATATGGAGCTAAAATTTCATCGAATCCATTAATTGATTGTCCACCAAATTGTCCGGATGCCACTTGAGCTATGACCTGTGTGGTAATAGTACAAGCAGTTTGGAAAGATTTAGGCGTTTCAATTAATTTATTATTAATACGAGTTCCGTTATCTAACATATCTTTAAGATTAATTAAACAACAATTTGGAATCGGTTGAATTAAATAATCCATATCATGAATCCAAATACTACGATTATCATGAGCTTCAAGAATATCTCGAGGCAATAATTGTCGGCGAGCAATATCTTTAGATACTTCGCCTGCAATTAAATCACGTTGCGTAGAAGCAGCTTTTGCATTTTTATTAGAATTTTCATTAATTGTATCGACATTTGTACCATCGATAAGGCCTAAAATAGCTTTATCAGATGTATTTTCTCTACGACGATATTCTTGAACAGCTCTATATGCTTCATAAGCACGAGCTACGTCTTTTTGTTTATGTTTAACAAGAAGATCGAATACCATTTTTTCGATACGCTTAATATCCAGTTCCTGGAGCATAAGAGCTTCTTGCGTTATTTCTTCGGCAATAGAATTAGCTATTTTTTCATTATCTTTAAGTAAAGAATGTTGTGCCTTACTTATGGCTACAACGATCTTAGATTTATCGAAATCGACCTTTCGGCCGTCTCTTTTAATTACGATCATTAATTAAACCTCATTCTTAATTAACAATTCGAAACCTTCAACGATAATAGAACGAGATCCATTAGCAAACTCGATAGAATACGCATCTTCTACAGTATCGGTAATATCGGTTACTTTCCAACCTTTATCATAAGTATTGAAACGAACAACGTCGCCAACCTGAATGTCGGTTTTTTCAGTTCCTTCTGTCATCCAATATACATTAGGAGTAACCGTAACAATTTTTACATCGTCGGCATATAAATGTTTTAAAGTATAAACTTTTAAAGATTGTTGTCCTTCGTACTTAAAATGTACATACTGTAGATTTCCGTTTGCATTAGGAATGAGCTCGTCCATACCTTCGATGAAGGTTCCGATCATCCTAGTGTCATTAGGTAGAGATATCCGGTTATCTCCGCCAAATAATACTTTCATATCATTAATCCTTTCTTGTTAATCGCGATATAAAAAAGAAAGTGTTCTATGTGATAGAGCAGAATATATATTACGCACAATATACTACATATAGTATTTAATAAAACATAGAACTACTAAATCTATTATACCAAATCAGTATAAGACAAACAAATGATTTTATGGTATAGAAAACTCTTCATATATTTTACATGTGCCAAAAAATAAGATATAATAGTAATAGTTAATTATACTTATTTAATATGAGGTATTTTAAATAATATGGCAAATATAAATTATGAATCATTGTTCGCGGCAGAGCCAAACGAAGACTTAGTCTCTTGGTTATATCGCATGTATCTTGCTAAACAAGAAAACAATAAATTAACGGTAAAAAGAATTAGTGCTTTGGCTAAGACTTTTTTTGAAATAGATCTTGATGTTACGACTATTAATAGTTACTTCAACGATTTTAAAAAGAATCTGGCGCCAGCATCGACCGACGAGAAACTAACGTCGGCAGCTGTAGATATGCTTCTTAACGCTCATGCTAAAAATGTGAATAGCAAAAACCGATCTGAACTTAATAAACATTTAAAATCGATTAGCGATCAATTCTTACTAAAAGAATTAATCGTCGAGGCTATTTCTAAAATTGAGCCTCTAAAATATGAATTTAAAGATCTTCAAAGCGGCGAGTCTGAAGCTGTACTATTATTAAGTGATTGGCACCGTGGACAAGTAAGCGATAATTTCTTTAATAAATTTAACAATGAAATTTTCGATGAACGTGTCGAAAAATTAATGAATAAGACAAGAGAATATTGCTTACTAAATAATATTAAAACTATTCACATTTTAACGTTAGGCGATATGATTAACGGCGGCATTCATGTTCAAACACGAATCGAATCTCAAGAAAATCTTATCGAACAAACTATCGGTGTAACAGAAGCACTAAGTCATTTATTTAACAATCTTAGCCAAGAATTTAACTTAGAATTATATTTCTGTCGTGGCAATCATGATCGTGTTACTCCTTCTAAAGAAGAAGCAATGAACGGTGAATCGTTTAGCGACATCATTCCTTGGTTCTTAAAAGAACGATTAAAAGAAAATGATCGTATTCACTTCAACGAAAACACTGTTGACGATGAAATTATCACGGCCGAGGTTTGTGGACAACGTATTGTCGGTGTCCATGGCCATAAAGATAATTTTAATAAAGCTATCGATAACTTAGCATTGTTTACAAAACAAATACCTGATTATATCGTAATGGGTCATTTTCATCATTCAAGAGAAGCCGATCTTAAAGGCGTCGAAATGATCATTAACCCATCTTTATGCGGTAGTGATCGTTATGCAGTAGACGGTCGTAAATTTTCTAAAGCCGGTCAAAAGCTTTTAATGTTAAATAAAGAAGATGGCCGATATGCCACTTACTTTATTAGCTTTTAAAAATTCGATAAAAATAAGTTATCATTGCGATAATAAATACTAAAAAGAAAAAATCGGCTATGCCTTTCATATTATTTTCTCCAATTAAAAAAGCCTCCTATTCTTTAGGAGGCTTAATTTTTTTAATAATTTTTTCTAACGTATCAGGATTGTTATCTAAACCGAATATAGTATCGATACCGAATAATTCTATCACATACGATGCTGCTCCTATTACGATAACAAGGAATGCAATCGATATTAGCACCGCCGATATTAAAGCTATCGGCATTAATAGTATACTAAAAAACGAATTAAATAATTCAAAGAATTGTCCAAGAATTCCGAATCCTAACGTTAAAAATAAATACAAATAAAAACAGAACTGTTTAGTCTTCCTTGTCATAGCCAGAACCTGTACTATTATGCAAACCAACAATTAAACAGCAGATCATAACTGCAAAGAACAAAATTATTAGACTCATTACAATCGTTGAAATAATCATTTAACTACTACCTCGTCTTATTTAGCTAACAAAGATAAAAACAAAAAGACTACGCCGACTAAAAGAATTCCTCTGTAGATTTTGTTCTTTTTAGGATCTTGTTCTGTAAGGCTAAATAGTCCTTGAATTCCGCCATAAATAATAGCGATAATAACTAATATTAAACTTATTCCAAACATTATATTTGTAAGCATATAAAAGCTCCTTTTATTTAAATAAATAACTAATTAATAATCCGGCTATAACGATAACAATACCAAAGAACGAAAATACCAGCATAATTAAAGCTAAATCAGGTCCATCTTTAATTAAGTCATTAATAACATCTTTTAAGATAGAAATCAAAATTCCACCAACGCTAATTAAAAGAATTATTACGCCTATAACAATAATAAATTTTCCTGCATCCATTATTTATAATCCACCTACTTTATTTTTTAGGATTAAAAAACATAAGCATATTGCATGCTTTTTTATAATTCATGTGTCTAAATCTAAAAATCTTTTGTGGTTCACATCCACTAGCTGTCTTATATATAATGGTTTTTCCATTTAATTCTCCAGATACACTAGGAACAACATATTCTATTGCATAATTAGAACAGCATCGATAAATTTTATAACTATTTTTCTTTCTAAACTTTTGTATCATAATTAATTATCCTCAAAGACTTCTTCGAAGATTTTCTTTAATTCTTCTCCAGAAATATTCTTTAATCTTTCTTTAAATCTTGCCTTATAGGAGTCAATCATGTCATCATGTTCTTCTTTTGCTTCTTGCATAGCCTCTTCATAGCCATTATTATAACCATCATCGTATCCTTGATCGTATACATACTGATTACTTTTTTCTTCGACATTATTTTCTAGCCATAGAGCAAGATCTTCTTTATTATCTTCATTTCTTAAATCATAAATAATATCTTCGAGTGAAGTATTGTTTGTAAGATTTCTCATAACTAAATCTCCTTTAAAATATGAAATACGCAGCACTTTAAAAAGTATAATGTATAAGCAGTTTTATATATGCAGAGAAGTTACTTTTAATACTCACCTTTCTGTAATTAAATAAAACTAAATAGTGCTGCGTATTATAAAAATATCTTATTACAATATATATTCATGTTTTAGGGAAACATTTTATATAATACAATAAGATATAATGGTACTCCCTGCGGTAGTCGAAACCGCATTAAGCCGTTATAAGCGACCCGTTTTAACCATTAAACTAAGGGAGCATAAAAAAACGGCATATAGAATTAATATTGAATTCTACATACCGTTAATGATGGTGCACAGGGCTGGATTTGAACCAGCGTAGACAATGTCGTCAGATTTACAGTCTGATGCCTTTAACCACTCGGCCACCTGTACATATATATGGAGGAGAAGGTGAGATTCGAACTCACGGTACGTTTCCGTACGACAGTTTTCAAGACTGTAGCCTTAATCCACTCGGCCACTTCTCCATGGTCGCAGAGAATGGAATCAAACCATTTTAATATACATATGCCATATATTATTTTACTTTGCTATGGTAAGAGTTGCGAAAACAGCGTACGTCTATTTCCGTTTTAACGACAAACCCTCAATGCCGACCAATGCTAGCTTGGATTTAGTGGTGGAGGGTGTTGGAATTGAACCAACGCAAAACACAGGGCTTCAACCTGTTGCTCTACCTACTGAGCTAACCCTCCATATGGGAGCGGGAGTAAGAGTCATTTTACATTATATCAAAATAATGTTTTATGAAGTTTTTAAGATGTCTCAAAAACTTTCAAAGGAGTAAATGTTAAATCCTATATTAGCTGGCTTAAAGCATCGCTAATTAATTAATAATGGGAGCGGGAATGGGATTTGAACCCATACTAGACGAGCTTATGAGACTCGTGTCTCTGCCATTTGGACTATCCCGCTAAGGAGTTGCGTATGTGAATCACAAGACTTTTATTAAAAGGAGAAAGGAGTCTTTTTCATGAAACAGTTAGTTTATTTATTAAGGGAGGCAAACTAATGTATAGACAAGGAGGTCATGTCTAATGTTACTATGTTATCTTGTTTACGCACGACTCACATACGCATATGTAGAGGAGGAAAAGTATGAGAAGGCGCCTCAAAGTCTGATAACCTTCAAGGCACCATGAAGTCCCTGAACACGGGGGGACGTTCAGGGATACTCCTCTTGTATTCAAGGTAATGAGAGAGACCTTAAATACATTTATATTATACATCGATTATTTAAATAATGCAAGTATTATTATTTTTTAAAATCGGCAAAATTTAATTGCTGTCCAGTTTTCATATACGCATTACAATAATCTTGGAATACACCAGGATATAAATCGCCGATAGATCCATAAGTTCCACCGCGATTAGGCTCAGACCAAACTTCGATATGAAGATGTTCAGCATAATCGTTAGGGCCACCAGGGCCAGTACCACCAATAATACCGATTGGCTGACCACGTTTAACCGTATCACCAGGCTTAACAAATATTTGAGACATATGCATATAAATAATAGTCTTATTTGTTCCGTTAGAGGCATTTACAGCAACTGCGTTGTAGCCCCATCCGGTATCGAATACATATCCGTCACATATCGATAGAATTTCAGGTTTAGGAGAATCGGGAATATATACGACGTCCATACCTTGATGTGTATGACTAGAGCGAACTTCACCAGGGAAACCAGATAAGCTAATAGAAGGAATGTATTCTGGAGCAAAGAAGAATCCCCACTTATCGTTATCGAACTCTGTCGTATAGAATTCTTTAGACAATTCTTTGTATGCAACACATAATTCGATAAGCTTTTCTAAAGAATTATGCGGATCCATTGGTTCTTCACGTTTACCGGTGACATTAATAGTATATGGTTCCCAGAATTGAGATAATGTCCAAGATGCTTGATTCTTGATATCGAGATTAAAATACTTCTTAGACTTACCGCCACCATTATTATTACCAGAATTATCTTGTAAAGCATATACAAAGTCTAGACGAGTCTTAAGATCTTCGTGTTTAGCAAGCTCTTTCGTCTCATCTTTAGTCGGCTTGTCACCAATAATATAAGATTCGTTATAATAATAAGCTAACATTACTAATAGTGGATTATCGATTAAAGACTCATCTTTAAGTTTCTTAGTAATGCTTTTAATCTTTTCGATAATACTACTGTAATCAGACGTATTGAGTAGACACATTAAGACAGCTATAATAACAGAATTAATATCTTTATGAACGCCGGCATTCTTAACGGCATCAGCCATCTTAACATAAGTATCTTTAGCTCTGGCAATATTCTTAGCTTGATCTTTATAATTCTTAATTTTATCGATGGCAGAATCGGCAGCTTTTTTAAATAATGGAATTTGAGATTTAGCACACTCTTCCGCTGTTAGATAAAATAAATTATTTGTATCGCCAGTCATAGCAGCGCCAGCCGCTAAACCAGATCCATATAAAGAAGGTGAATTCATTAACTTAGAACCGTCGTCTATAATCGATTGACGCCAGTTAATAATAGGCACCTGCTCTTCGACCGGAACGAGTTTCCAATCCATCTTAAATCCTTCTGGCCATTCATCTTTAAGATCTTTATGAGGATCGCTTTTAGTAAGAGATGCACCTTCAGCAATATTAGCTAATTTTAACGGCTCTTGATAACGCTTAATATCGATTAAGTCACAGTAGTGTTTCATATTAGAATACGATAACTGATTATTATCCAATAAAACACTAAGATTAGCGCCAACCTGATTAAGGATCTCGTACACTTGACCGATAATCGGTTCGATACGAGTACTTGTCATATACTGATCGATTTGAGTTTGCATACCGTCGGCAACCCTGTCGTCTGTAAGCTGGCGAATAGCTCGATACTTTTCATAAAGAGTATTGCCGCCATAATACATATCATTAATCGGAATAATACTAGCTAATCTAAATAAATATCTTGTTACGGTCGACAAATGATTTTCGACTTGAACCATACGTTTCTCGACGTCGCCACCCATCTCGAGAAGAGCTTTAGCAGTACTGAGTTCGAACTCAGTTGCCTTAATACTTTCTTTTACGATACGAGGCATATGTAATTCTAAATCTCGAATACGTAAATCTGTCGGAAACGGATCTGTCGGATTTGGCACCATACCAGGAGTCGGTACCTTAACAGCATTATCATGCTTAGTCGGATCGAATTGAATCTGACGTTGTGCAATAGACTGCATACGAGTCATCTGATATTTAGCAGCTTCACTGCCATAAGCAGCTACTGAAGTAATCGGCAAACCGACGTTAAAACAGTCGTCGACATCGATTGTATCATAAGCATATAATGGAGGATTCAATTTCTGAGGACTTTTATCTTGAGCGCTTAACGTATTGTTTTCGACTTTAGCATCTTCAGACTTCTTATCAGAATCTTCTTTCTTAGCTTCAGGAGTATTCTTATCATTAGTCTTAGTAACGTCACTTGTCGTACTATCGACAGGCTTATCCTTAGAATCTTCTTTTTTATCTTTACCGAATGTAACTTTATCGGTACTTAATGATTCGAAGCCAGTTTTACCGTCTTTAAGAGAAACCGATTTAACTTCGGTCGCGTCTTTAACTTCTTTATTATCGGCAGTCGTTTTATCTAACGTTTTACCGAGAGCCCATTCTGGTACTTGATTATATACCGATACAATATCGGGATAAACAGGTTGACATGGAGTTTTACCGATCGCTAACTTCTGAGCATTAAAAACATCGTAATACTTAGGAGTTTTCTTTTTAGTAACAAACGTACTTCTAGTACCGGTATCGGAAGGAGCTGTAGCATTATAGACACCACCGCTACTGCCTGCACCACCTGTACTAGAACCAGAAGAAGCAGGTACTTCGCCTAATAGATCGTCACTTAAAGGAGTTCCTTTAACGAAATGATCATAAATCATTTGAGCATAGCCTTGACGTTCTGGAACGTTAGCTCCACCAGATCGTTCGAAACATTGTTCGAATGCTAATGTAGCTTGTGCAACATCGGTCATTTGTTTAATCTCGGGCCACTTAGGATAACCGTCACCATTAACCGGAGTCCATTCTAAAGGACCATTTTCTAACTCCCATAAACCGAAGTTTAACTGATCTTCTAGATTGTCTTCGTTGCCTTTAAATTCGTTAAGAAAATGTGGCCAACGATATTCTTTATCCCATTGGCATAATCCTCGATGAGTATTATTATCGGCATGAAGATTCCAAGTCGACTCTTGCATGATATTACCGAACCAAGCAGCTCTAGCAATTTCTGGAATATTTTTAGTACCGAGATATTTCCAAGCCTGTTCTATTAATTGAGATATTTGAGCCATATACTATTTCCCTTCAAAACATTCGTATACAATACGATTATATTCTTGGTTTAAACAAATTAGTTCTTTCGGGATTATCTTAACATGATCTCGACAATGCTTCTTAGTCGTAGTATAATCGAGAGATTGATTCGATATTCTTTCTAAAAAATCTTCTGAGTAGCTACGATAGTTAGATAATGATTCACTAATATAATCTTTCATATCGGTATCTAATCGATTACTATCTCCATCCGTATTATATAATACAAATTCCGATGTATATCCTAACGGCATTGGCCCATTATATTCGACATAGAATTCACTAGCGAATAGCTCATCATAATCGTCATCTATAACGGTTAAATAATCAGTATATAATAAGTATAATAGATATCGCAGTTTCTTAGGAGAAACATTTGGCGACTGCTCTTTAATATACTGAATGACATCTTCTATATGGTTCATTAATTTCTCCATAAAAAAAGCCCTCATTCAAGGGCTTTAAAATATTCAGCAGCTTCTTTATATTCTAAAGAGTCCTGATCATATAATAATAAATCGATTAAATAATTGCATGCATCTTCTATATTCATATGATAATACCTTTAATTTAAATAAGAACTAATTACTAATTAAAGTATATCATAAATTTTTAAATAAAAAAAGAGCATCCTAGTAAGATGGCTCGGGATTTTGAGTATGTATTCCGCTGTATTCAAAATATATACTCGATTACTAGGACACTCTTTTCTGTAGTCATATCGAAAGGATGATAGAAAGGTATCATTTGACTACATCCTTATTATAGCACGATTATTTTTTATCGTCAACTGCTACAAGTTCTCCGCCAACAACTTTCCATATTCTACCATCTGCAGCATCTTTACCGATAATATCTTCTCGAGTCATATAGTCGAGAGAATCGCTAAAATCGTCATAGATTTCTTCTAAACCATCTTTAACATAATTAATCATGAAAGCATTTTTATCGGGAAATGGATCGACAAAAGCTTCTTCGATCTGACCTTTACGAATACGATTATATTCTTCCATCGTCATAATACATCCAGTATTAACGTGTTCGATAAAAAATTCTGGATAACGAATTTGATCGCCACTTAAACTAGAATAGAATCGATCGCCTTGCCAAATTACTCTTCTTATTTGATATGCATCACGCATAATATCACCTTTATTTAAATAATATAAATTTAATTTGAACATTTATATATTACTAATATCTTATTCCAATCGACTATATTAATATAATCAGCTCGAATAAGATATTATGCTGCCAGGTAAAAGGTTGTGTATATGTAAATTATCGAAACACTGGCAGCATAAATCTTAAATTTTTGTTACGTAATTTAAACAAAATATTAAATATTACTAATTATTTTTGGCCGCAAGAGTAGCCTTTAAATATTCTTTAAAATAAGCTAATTAGATTAAGTTTTTTTTAAGATCGCAATCAATCCATGAATCATTATTATTATATCGATCTAAAGATGCTTATGTAATGTATGAAACTGTTAAAAATCGGATTACATTAGCATCGTAGCTTAATTATCGTAATCTGCTTATATTATTTAACCTATCCTAACAGGAAATGTTTGTAAGTACTAAACGTAATCTTATAGCTTGAATATTATATTCCACACAATAATAACTTTCCTGCGAGAGAAACGTTTAGCTGTAGCTTATTAAGGAATCGCCGCCAGCTTATTTTAGAAGATTCATTCGCATTATCTAACACTCGAGCGACTGGCTAGAAATTGTAAATTAAAAAGATGTTATGTGTGCAATCATAACATCTCATTATTTAAACCGTTTAAGCTGCCAGTCGAATCAAACGTTCTTAGCGAATGAATCATAGGATTCAGAATCATCAATATTGTATAGAGTATGATATTCTTGGTCACTCGCCATCATATAACGTTCAAGCGACTGGCGAGAGTTTGCAAATTAAAAGAAGTTATGTTGTGCACCACAACTTCATATTATTTAACACTCACAAGCGCCAGTCGAATCAAATCTAAATGGCGAGTGAAAGCTATTCAAGATTATTTATATCATACAAAATATTATATTTTGTTTTCCTGTTTTAGATAGACTAATCCCGTGGGGGTAAACGAATTAGTTAAAAATATATATATACTATATTAATATATAGCATAGTTTTGCTTCACTAGAAGTAATTGTTTCTTTATTACTAAAGCTCTTGACTACTTCCTACGATATTAGTCTGTAGAATACTCACGTATCCCTCTCACTTTTCCCGACATTTAGCGTTTCCGCACAATCGTAGATCCCGTCCTATTGCTGTATTCACCAATGAGGAGTGTCCTCTTTTTTTATTTAAGAGGAACAGTGAGTCCCCCCGGGTCTTATTTAACCATGGTAGTTTTCTAAACTTAACTAAAATTCTGTATCTTAATCGCAATGTTTTGTGCATTCACTACTTTAGGCTGTATACGGACTTGTAACCTATTTGCCCGCTGACGTTGATCCTGCTAGTTCCGACTTGAGTACACAAACTTACTCTTGCTGGTCCGGGATATAAACGGTATCGTATAGCTATCCTTCATATCCTATCCAACCACAAATCGCTATCGTTAACGACTACAGATCCTCTGATTTATTATCAAATATCGGTCCGCAAAATGTAGCTGATCACCGGGTCGATTTTCCTAGATGCGCTCGACCACACACCGTTGTTACGCCTAACCTATATTAACTAATTAAAGCAGGATAGCATTATCGTCACGACAAGGCTTTGATATCCTTTATAGGCTCGTAACCCGCGCCATCGGGGTCCATACTATAGAGTTCTTAAATACAGGGCCTCTATAACACAATGCCTTCCATTACGTTTCCATATGTATATTTGCACTCTTACGTTGCAACTAGTGACATATTTTCATCGTCAATCCCTATGAAGACACAAGATAGTTTCTAAATACGCTTTTATTGAATTGTTACTTATATTATAATTTATAATTCGACTGTTGTCAAATTATATATTACACTAAATTAAAAACTGGATACGAAATTCTGCAATTCTTTTTTGTACGAATTTTCATTTCGATATAACTTTTGGTTATGGCCAAATCGAGTACGCACGTCAAGAAGTAAATGATATTGGTTATCAAGATTAATCTTTTGTTTCTTTAACGGTTTCTTTGCTAGAATAATTCGATCGAGTTTAAAGCTATCCATATCGACAATCTTTTCGACTTTGTCGGCATACTTATTGATAGAAATGACGTCGTCATCATTTTCATATTCGACTTTATCTAACATTTCTTTATAAATAGCATTAGTATTATCTTGATTGCCACTTACAAGACTACTTAAACCTTCATCGTCAAAATCGCCTTCGAGAACTTTTACGCTCTTAAGTTTTTCGGCCATGAATTTAATTAAGGTTTCCTGAACGGTACCAGCATAATACATGTAATAGATACTTACGTTATTCTTCTGATTTAATCGATAACTTCTTCGAGCTGCTTGACGCATCGTAAAGAAGTTCTGGTCTAGTTCATAGAATACGATAGTCGTAAAATCCAATAAGTCTAGGCCAGTATCGACCATACCAGGATTACAAATTACAACACGAACGCCTTCTTCTTTTTTCTTTTCGAACCATTCGATTCGTTTCATTGCAGAAGTCGAACTCTTAAGGATAGCAGTTTTAATACCTTCCTGTTGCAAACGATCATAGATAATACTATTAATATCGTTATTTGTATCATAATAAGTGTATACTAGAACACATTCCTGATCATGATGATTAATGATCTTCATTAATTCATCGAGCTTATGATTGTCGCGAACACCGGTACCACGATATTCGATATAATCGTCGGCAATAAAACATGGATTATCGCTCCAAGCTGCAAGTTTTTTAATTTCCTGATGTTTATATCGAGCCGGGACAATAGCGTTAGATAAATTACCGATTAAATTATTATAGGCTTCAAGATTTTCTTTATTTAACTCACATTTAATAATAGATTCATTATAAGCCGGGAGTTCAGAACTAACGTCGTCCATCGACATAAATACACAACAATTACTTAACAACTTAATAAAGATATTAGGATTGATACCAGGAGCATCTTTTGTTTTAATCGTACATTCAACGTTAACATTAAAAACATCTGGCCTATCTTTTTCGATAAATTGAAGATCTAAATATCGGCCCCAGTTATGACTAATTTTTATGTAATCGGCAGCATCTTCAATTCTATGAGTATGCCAATCATAAGGAGTATATTCAACTTCTTTATAGCTATAACGATCTTTAAATTGCTTTTTCATGCCGCCACGAAATTCAGGATCTTGTTTCATATATTCTTGATATTCTTTTTTAATTTTTTCAGGATAAAAATATAAGAACATATTATATAAATTTTCGGCATAGCCATTAAATAGTGTACCAGTTAAACCCAATATCTTTTTAGCGCAAGAAGCAAGTCGTTGTGCGCCATGACCTTGAGCACTGCCGGTTAAGAATTCGTGCATCTCGTCGACAATTAACATATCGACATTATGACGGCCTTTGCGTTGAATATACCAGTCAAGACTTGCAAAATTAGAAGCTTCTTGCTCTTTAATATCGATGTCTTCGACATAATCATAGACTTTATATGACTGAGTATTTTTGCTATCAATTTTTTTGCTATCGATTAAAGAAGAACAAGCTTTTATTTTTTGTCCAGCTAAGAAATCTTTGTAACAAATAAGCTCTTCTTTTTCGCCTTTTTTATGAATACTTCTAGAAAAATATTCTAAATAATGAAAGTATGCGTGTTCACTTCCGCGATCGTTACGAACAGAAGCATCTTCTTTGCCTTTACTTTTTACATTCTTAGTATGGCGTAAACAATCGATACTAGTCGTTCTAGTTTTAATCACAGATTGTTTAATACAATTAGGATTAACTAGAATATAATTAGTCGATAATCGTTTAATAATTTCAGGTTCAATCTGTTCGATATATTCTTTAGTGCTATTGCACTCATATATTTTAGCATTAGGAGCTAAGATATTAATATCTTTACTCCATTTTTTAATTAAATGAGTCGGGCACACAACGAATACATTTTTATTTGAACTATTCTTCCATAAGCTAGCAATACTAATAGCCATGCTAGTTTTACCAGTACCTGGTTGAGAAATTAAGAAACCGGCTTTTTCTTTTTTAAGATGACGGTGCATAGCGTTAATGATATTCTTTTGATTGGTAAACAAATTAAAATCCCGTTTATAACCGAGATAATCACTTAATGCTTGCACTTCTTTATCGAAGCCTTTACTTGGATCGAACGTAATATTAGTCGAATCATTTACGGTAGCCGACAATTCATTAATATTATTACAAATAAAGTCGTTAATCGACATACCTTCATGAATATAATCAGGATTATCACCGTCGTCAGCTTTTTGAACTATATCATTAACACTATTAGAATAACAAGTAGTAGATGGAAAATTGAAGATCGTAAAACCAAGTTCTTCATTTTCTTTAATAGAAGAATCGCCTAATGCTTCTTCTGTGTCGAAAAATAAATCGACCAAATTTTCGTTAAAGAATAAACCTTTGGAGTGCTTATTTAAAAATTTAATATAGTTAGAAACAAGTATTTTTTTATTCTCATGAATATAATCAACTCGAGAAAAATTCTTTTTATATTCTAAAATAATACTTTCTTCTATGCCATCAATTAAAAATAAAACATAAAATTTATTTTTTGTTTCAGCATAGAATCTATGCATTACAGATGGAAGGCCTATCAGACTATTAGTCGATGTTTTTGTACTTTCTCGTAATTCGATACGAAAATCAGTATTATAATTCTTTTCATAGTATTCTAATGTGTCTTTTATTTTTTTGTTGTAAGATTTAGAGCCTGTACTATACAGATCTAATAAGATAAATGTATTAAAATCTGTAAATACCTTGGCCGTTAAATCTTTATATTTTTTATCGAAATTAAAAAAGGCTCTCCCAGATTTTTTGGAGAGCTTCTTAATTTGATTAATATCTACTTTCATTAGTATAAATTACCTTTTTCTATTTTATTAACATAGTTGATATATGGTCGGCCAGACTCAACCGATTTAAATTTATTATCGCCGATATATTCAAAGTTAGTAAACTTTTTAGAACCACCGACAATATAGTTGCCGGCAATTTTATTTTTAAGTTTATCGCTTAACATATACAAAGCGATATATTTTTTATCGACCGGTAATAAAGAATTAAATGGCTTATCTTTAATTTCGCCTGTCGTAAATTCGATATCGATAGCTTCATCAAGATAATCAACATAATTAGCATTACTATAAATAAATTCTGGAATATCGGTAAGAGAAAACACTTTTATACCTTCTCGTTCCCCGATAAGTTGTCCATTGCTAATATCGACTTTGCTATCGACAAAAATAATAAATTTATTCTCGCCACGATTAATATCTGATGGTTGAGGATTAACCGCAATAATGTTAGGCCAAATACGTCGATCGTGGAATTTATCACAATAAAAACTTGTGAACAAAAGTGGATCCGTATTTTCTTTGATCTTTTTTAGATTTTTAAATAATATAATATCGTAATCTGTGTTAATCCAAAAATCGACAGAAGTTTCCATTTTATTTTTAATGAAACTATATGGATTAAATTTAATGTTTTCATAATCGCAAAAATCTAAAATAATTTTAGTAAAGTCTTCAATGAATGTATCATCGACATTTGGACAGATATTGCTAATTTCAGAAAATATTTCCCAGATTACAGAACGATAGAAGATAAAACGATGCAATGAGTTTTCGCCTAAAAAATTCGAATATAGTTTAATTTGAGTTGCAAATTCTTTTTTAATAGCATCGTTATTAAACTGCGCAAGATAATTCATTAAAATTCCCTCAAATTGTTCATGATCATTATCTTCTTCGTGTACAAAATTTATTACTGCCAAATATTCGTATAATTCCATATTGTCATAGTCTGATTCAAATACATCAAGACGTTTACAGATTCTATCGACAATAAAAAATCGCGTAAGAACTTGAGAATAATAACGGATACCTCTTTGACATAAATAATACTCTTTAATTTTTAAATCTGGAAAATATTTTGCAAACATTGAATTAAACTGTTTTATTGCTTCTTTCATAATACTTTAAGTATTCCCCCTGCTTGTCAAAATATTCTAAACGTTTATTGATGCCACAAAAATCATAATAGCAATTAACACAGTCTACATTATTTAAATATAACATATCTTCATAGACACCCATTGCTAATAATTTTACGGCTGTTTTTTCTGGTAGAGATTTTAATTTAATTAAAATATCTTTCTTAGTGATCGATTTTATTTTTTGATACGTTTCTTTATCGACTAAGATATCGAAACCAAATATAAGCTCATCGTCGACAAAAATACTATTATAACTACTAGTACTTTTGATTTCTTTCCATCGTCGATTGATTACTTTTTCTTCTTTTTCTTCGACTTTAAAGAATTCATCTTTAAAATAATATCGTAAATAAGCTCCGATATAAATCATGTAAGCATAAGCAATACCATGACTTTTATTGTAACTATACGACGTCGCATCAAGATAGATATCGATAAGCTCTTTGATATTATTATCTTTAGCGATCTTCTCGGCGCTCTCAAGATACTTATGATCTTTGTCTTTCATTAAACGATATGCGCTTTCTCCTGTCACATATTGTTCCATGATACTAATAAATTGTTCTTGATATACGACGATACCGTATGTTCTTGCAGTGTAATCCCATAAAGGACCCTTTAAAAGAATTTTTTGGCCGTTTTTTCTTTTTATATACGTATCTTTATGTTTAGATCGAATAATCGCCAGGCTATCACTAAGCTCTTCGATACTACAAGGTTTAACCTGTTTAATGCAAGCAGAGCTATAATCTGTATCGATTTGGAATAATCCTTTAGCAGATTGCCATATCGATTTCCATACATCGGTATCGTTAAAATTAATTTTAATATTATGTTCGTCGATAATCTTCTGATATTTACCGACGACAGAAGAGCTTAATATATCGTACTTAGGAATGCTCTCAGATTGCAAAATTGCCATCTCTCCGCTCACTTCTTCAGCTTCGTATATATTATGTCTATCGATACAATAACTCACCGGATTAAGCCGTTTTTTGCCGTTTTTATCGATAGTATATACTCGCCAGATATGTCCTTTATATTTACGATACAAATAACTGATTAATTCTTCTCTTCGATTGGCATCTACATCTAGATCGATGTCAGGCTTATGACCGCCAATAAAACGAGTAAAACTTAAGTTATATTTAATCGGATCCACTTTCGTGATTTCTAATAACCAAACAACGAGACTTCCGACGCTACTGCCTCTACCATAACCAGTAGCGATCTTTTTATCTCGACAAAATTTACAATAGTCGAATACTATTAACAAGTATTCTTCCATGTTTAATTTAAATAATGTATTTAATTCGTCCTGCAAACGATCGACATATTCACCAGATAACTCTAGTTTATTTAAACGATCATAGCAGTAATCTGAAATGAATTTTTGAATATCGTTCATACAGGCCTCCTTTTTTTTCTAATAAAAAAGAGCTCCATAAAGGAGCCCTGCATCACATATAAATGTGCGTAAATACTTATATCTAATGATTAGAGTAATTTAGAATCTACATTAAATACATGATACTGAATTTGACCGAGAATTTCATACATCTGCAATGTTGTATCGATATTTTTTGTCGTTACAAGAATATCGCCCTTCTCGGTAACTTCAATTGTAAATTTTTTATTTTTATTTTCTTTTTTAGATTTTTTCATAATAGACACCTGCTAACACTAACAGCTAACATTAGCCGTTAATGTTAGCATTCAATTCTATATGTATATTTTAACATATTTTTTGTTTACCAGCAATCCGGACAAACAATTTTTTTAGTGTCTAAGTCGTATACAGCACAATCGTCACAAATTACTTTGCCACATTTACTGCATATCATTTTATATTCTTCTTCACATGGTTGACCACATTGTTCACAACGAAAATATCCTTCAGGAACTGGAGGTTGATCTGATGTGAGTTTGCGCCACCATGCTTTAATTTTCTTAATCATAGGCCATACCTCTTAAGTTCTTTATCGAGAATTACTTTAGCAGCACAATCTTCTTCGACGCTTCTCATCGCTATACTTAACTGATCTTTGTATTTATTAAGAACACGTTGACGACAATCCTCATATTCGTTACTAAAATCTTTAAGTATATGCCGATAATATGGAACTTGCCTATTCTTAATAAGACCAGGCAATTCATATTTATAGATATTAGCCATATCGGCTAAATCTTTATCTTTATCGAGCCATACAATATCGGGATACAGATCATATTTACCGAACATCTCAATAGCTTGATCGACGTCTTTTTCACCATGCCAATCTCGATCGTATACGATAACGGGCTTTAAACCAGTCGATTCGATAAGATTAACATGTTTATCGTCTAATATGGTTCCCATCGTACAAACACAATTTTGCAGTCCATATTTAGTCGCTAGTATAACGTCGAAACAACCTTCAGTTAAATAAATATAGTCGAGACTATAGTTAATTTTATTTAACCCATATAGATAGCGGCTTTTAGTAAAGAACTTATTCTTATTGTCGACAAAATATTTATTAGCAACTTCATCGTCGATAGCTCTTTTACAGAAGCTAACTAAATGATTATATGCATCATATAACGGAATCGTAATGCGGCCACGAGTATCGTAACCTAAATTCCATTCACGAACATCGCTGCCAACTAATCCACGACTTAAAATATACTTCTGAGCTTTTTCGCTATGCTTAAGATTTTCTATATAGCCTTGATTTTCCTTTTCATTCGATTCGAGATAAGCAGTTTCTTCGTTCTGAGGTTTTAATCCAGTAATCTGAATCGCTTTCTCGATGGCATCTTGGAAGCTTGCTTTTTTGTCACCATGGTTCATCATCCACCAGATGAAGGCAATAGCATTAGAACCGAATAACCTTTTTTCTGTGTTCTGCTTGCCGACATGACAACCGAAACAAGCCCAAGTTTGAGCGCCATGCTTATTCCAAATTTTAAAACTCGGAGTTTTATCGTTATGATCGGGATGAGGACAAGAAGCTTGCCATAGATTACCGACTTTTTGAACTTTGGTATACTGATTGGCAAGCTTAACAATGTCTATTTTTTCATTCAACTTACGGATAAACTCTGTAGTATATTTCATTATTTATCCTTTAAATTATTTAACGTAGAAAGCATCGTCACGATCTTCATATCGAACATTAGTTAATTCTTTGCCATTGAGTAATACTTTACCATCGACAAACTCAAGATCTTTTTTAAGATTAGACCAAGAGAATTTAGTGACAGTTTTGAAGTATTTATCATCGTCAATACCTTTAACTTCTTTTTCGAGTTCGACATCGTCATGATCGATAAGTTTTTCTTGTTTGCGATAGCCAGCAGTACCTTCGATAAACTTAACAGATTTTTTACCGGTTTGTTCAAGACTAGATTGAATATATGGTTCTAACATTTGTTGTAGCCGTTCAATTTCGAAGTCATAGGAATTGCATTTGCTATCGACAAACATTTTAACTTTATCTTTGTAAAGCTTTAACATTCTTTCGGCTTCAGCAATATCGTGTTCTTTTTGTTCTTGAAGTTCTTTAATACGTCTAATCGTATAGTTTGCTTCATCGATAGTACTAACGACAGCTAAATTCCGATTCTCTTCGTCGATGAAATTCTGAAGCTCTTCGGTAAAACCGAGCTCAGAATTTTTCTCTTCTTCGATAAGATTAAATCCTAACATATTAATTATCCTTTCTAATAATACGAGAATGATATCCTTCTTTTTTGTTCACGATCTTTAATGCGATTTCATCATAGCTATTAGTTGCTATCAACTGGTATACAAATACTGTATCGTGATTACTGCTTGCGCGTTCAATTCGTCCATGACGTTGAGTCTGAATCAAATAGCTATCGGCTGGTTCCATCTCAATGAGATATTTGGCCGATGAAGCGTTGAGGCCTTCGCTGGCTGCGTTAGAGGCAATTAGGACATTACATTCTTTTGTATTATTAAATTTTTGTAATTGATTGTATCGTTCTTCACTTGAATGAGAGCCATTAATAAAGGCGATCTGAATTCCTTTAAAGCGATTTTCTAAATACGTTTTTAGAATCCCTTGTGCTGTTCTATACTTACAGAATACAACAACTTTTTCGCCTTCACTTAAAATACTCTCGACTAAGTCTAAGAACAATTCAATCTTTTTAGACTTTTCACCAGTCACATATTCTTGCGCTGCTTTACTATCGCTTAGTAACAATAACTCATCACTAATCGTAAGTTCTTGAGCAAATGTTTGTTTCATTAAGATCATGTTGTCGATCTTATTAAACTCTTCATTCTTTCTAGCTTCTTCGATCGAATTAAATCGCTCGAGCATAACTTCTTGTTGTGCCTTAAGATCTTTAATTTCTTCGAGAAGCTGATCGCTCATAGCTTGAGTTTTCTTACTTAAAGAGCAGAACTTCTGAGCAACGACAAGTTTAGGTAAGTGACTACTTACTTCTTCTTTTGTTCGGATAATTAAATTATGTTTAATTTTATCGGTTAACTCTCGTTCATTACGAGAGCCGATAATGTATCCAAGACTATTCTTTTTGACATACTGCTTATCAAATTTGTTTATATTAGTAAATAAATCTTTTTTAATAAATCTATATATGCCAAATATATCTCGAGGATTTTTTTGAATCGGAGTTGCTGTTGCTCCGAAAGTATACTTTACATTATTAAATTTATATAGGCTTTTACTTCGTTTAGCTTGATAGCTCTTTACATACTGTACTTCGTCGGCAAAGATATATTCTAATTTCATTGCTAACAAACGCTCTCGTACTTTTTCATCGTTAAGCGTTTCGTAGTTACAAATAAGTAAATCGCCGACAAACTGGTCATTGAAATTTTTTTTAGCCTTTGCTGAAGTTTCTAAAATATTCGGAATCAGATCACTAAACTTCTGAACTTCATGGAACCATTGAACCTTTAAACTACTTTTAACTACGATTAATCCTGGACCTTTTATTTTCTTACGATCTAAAAGCTCTAAGTAAAGATCGATAGCTATCAAAGTTTTACCAGCACCGCAACTTGCGACGATTAAGCTGCCTTCATCGATATCGAGAAGTTCTTTTACGGCTGTCTTTTGATAATTATAGAGTTCATATTTACATTTACCGATACCTTCGATGCTAAAATTCGGACAATATAATAGCAACCGATGAATATCGTTAACCTTCCATTTACCTTGTTCGACAAAGTCGGATGTCTTTCCAAGCCCATAAAGAATTTTATTTAAATCTTCTTTATTAATATTTTGAGGAACGACAACATTATTTAAAGTATCAATTATCAGATCATATCACCACCTTTACAGTATATAATTATATTATACACTATTTAGATCTTAATCTTCAATTGATTTATCGAAATTTTGATACCGGCAACATTAAGTTTTATTCCTTCTTCTTGAGGTTTCCGGTATGTATACTTTTTCCAAGTTCTTTTCGAGCTCTTGTAGTTTTTCCATGTTTTGTTTGATGCATTCATGATCTGTATGTACCTTCAACAATCTTTTAATGCCGCCAATATATGACATAATGTCAAGAATTTGTTGCCGAGTCGTATAATATTGATTTTTTAACATAGTTTCTTCCTCGGCAATAAATTGACTTATTTCATAGTTAATGTCTCTTGTTAACATAGTCGTTATACAATTCCCTTAACTGAATGATATTACAATTAGGATCGTAATTCATTTCTTTTAAAAACTGAATGAATAAAGAATCCTGTTCTTTAATTTTATTAAATAGTTCTGGAGTTTTCTCACAGATACGTTTATTAATCTGATCTAACTTGGATAATTTAAAATTATCTGGCATAGCTTCATCGAATAAAATTTCTTTAAATAATTGGAATGTTCTTCGACGACGCTTCCATGTATTATAATGATCACATTTAACCTTATACATTTTGCCAGTATTATCAGTTATTACATAGCCTTCAATATCTTGCATACCGCCAACAAGCTTTTCGACACCAAGTTCGAATTGATATGGAGCATAAACCATTTCTTCTTTAACAAAACTAAAAGTAGTTTCATAAGCAAGATTAATATTTTTGCTCAGCTCTTTCTTTAATACTTCGCTTAGGTTTCGATCGATATTTCTACCGTTAGCAATATGTAAAACATTCGGTACAAAATCTAAAAGATACATACATTTTCGACCATGATAATTAACGATATGAGGATCGTCTGGATGAATTACTTCGAATATTGCAGAACAATTACTTTCTTTAAGAATTTTAATAATTTGCTCTTTGACTTCTTCAGAAACAAGGTTCCAGACATCTTTAATATATCCAGCGTGTTCGCTTTCTGTTGTGGACTTGCTAGCAACAATTAATTTATCTAAACGATGATCCCAACTTAGAATGCCTAAGAAACCATTTTCTTTCATCGCAAGTCTGACAGGATATTGCAATTCTTTAATCTCGTCTTCTTCATTATCACGTTCGCCAACATTAAAGAACTTATCGTAACTTCTTGCAAGAACTTCACCAGTAATAGCGTCGACAAATAAACCTCTAGCTTTAATAGTGATATCATTCCAGATAGAATGATGGAACACTTCTTCACTGAAGTTAAGACTTAACATATTATTAGGTAATTTTTTAACTTTTACATGTCGACTATTAGCAATAGCATTTACTTCAAAGTCGTTGGTGCTATAATATTCACCTTTAAAGTCTTCGAGAAGCCTTTGATTTGTTTCGATGTAATTTTTATCGTAAACTTCGTTTCGAATACCGCTATATTCTTCGCCGTCTTTACTTAAAACAAAATATTTTAAGTATCCGCCGAATTCGACTTGGCCTTCCAAAGGAATATTATGTTCAGTACGTCTTGCACCACGATGACCAAAAATTTGATTAATCTTAGTATCGCTTTTTTCATAACATAACTCATAGAAAGAAGCTACATCGCTTTCGTAAGCACCATGACCATTAATATACTGTTCGGCAGCCATAAGATCGACTGGTTGAGTCATTAAACCAGCATGGTTAACACAATATTTTTTATCACCAAACTTAAAATAGAATGCCGGGATCATATCGCGATATAAAATTCTTAATTTTTTAGATAATTCTTTATCGCTAATATATTCCTTTTGCCATTCTTTTAAAGTCGTTAACTTGAAACGTGTCATTCCATTATCTGTTCGTTGATCGGCTTCGCCAAATGCCCAATCAGCCCAATGTGCTTCATGATTACCTTCAAGAAGAACGACATTCTTTTTATCTTGAAGTTTAAATAATGTATTGAGTACTTTTAAATTTTCGATGCCGCGATCAAAATAATCACCGACGAAAATATATAGATTCTTTTCATTATCGATACTATATTTTTCGTCGTAAATTAATTTTTCTAATACAGTATTACAACCATGAATATCGCCGACACAAATAATCTGATCATATACTTCAGATAAATCTTTATTTAAACCTTCAAAATCACTTCGAAATTTTAATTTATCTAGCTTAGTAATACCAGACAGCATCTTAGTGCCAACCCAGTTATTATACATAGTTCTAACAATATGTTCAGGAACATAATCTAAACTAGGGCGTGTTTCATTTCTTTGAAGATATACTTCTAAATCCTGACGCTCTGGTTCCCAGTAAAATAATCGATATTTATAGCGTTTAGCTAATTCTTTATATCGATTAATTTGTTTTGAATGCCATTTTTGAGAACTACAATGAGTGGCATCGACAATGGTCGGAGAACCAGTTTTCATTCGATTAACGAGCATTCTATCCATAAGTTCGAATACTAAGGCATTATCTTTTTGACTAACGCCAACTTCGCCAGCAATGCTCAGCTCTGGAGCTCTTAACATTAATCGAATAGTATCAGGAGATATAGTATATGCTTCAAGGCCGGCAGCTTTAATCGCTGTACTTTTCCCAGATCCGGGACAGCCTCGCATAATAATTAAATCTCTCATTTTATTTCTCTTATTATTTAATATTGTATTTATTAATACGATTAATTAAACAATCGCGATACTCGATCATTGCAGACAATTGTTTACACAATAAATAATAATCTTCATGATCTTTGTTAGCATCTAGAAACTTAACTAGATGCTTTGTCTTTTCGTCGAGCTCTTTAAACTCGCTCAATAAATTATCTTTCCAAGTTTCCACTATTTAAAATCCTCCAATTTAAAAATTTGTAATCCATTTTTAATAGCATATTCTAATTCTGTCATACATCCATTACTATGGATATAATCACCACACATAACGATAGCATCACAATGTTTAAGTAAATCCATGCAAATCTCTAAGCCATCTTCGTAATTTAGTTTACCGTCTAAAGTTCCAAAGTTATGGATCGGGCTAATAAAAACAAAGTTGCTTTTATATTTTAAAACGAGATCTGCTAAAATATGACTTACTTTATTTAAATTATCTTGAACATCGCCATGAGTTAAAAATGGATGACTAATATATACTAAAGTCTTTTTATTGTTCATATAATTTACCTAAAAGAACTCAAAATAGATGTCATCATTATCTTCGATTTTTTTTTCGTTAATAATAACGCCTTTTTTAATCCTTAATTTATGAGCGTAAGATTCATTCCAATCGACAATGACAGTATTAAAATCTAGATTATACTTTTTAGATAAAGCAACAAATGCTTCTGTGTCGATATCATATCGATGAGACATAATCATACTAATATAACAAATATCGTCTATATGATTATAGGAAACATTGACTTTATAAATATTGTCAGGAGGAAATGCTTCGCCAATATTTAAAATATCAAGACATGATTTCTCAGTACTAGTATCTTCTTTTTTTACAAATTCTGCAATACCAAAAGAATAATCTAGTTTATAATTATATTTTGTTTCAGACTTTATGCTTCCATCTTTATTTTCAATAATACAATTATCGATAAAGTTTTCTTGAACGAATTTATTCATATTCTCAAATGAACCACGAATATTCATTTTTCCGACTGCCCAATTTGCCATTATTTAAACCTTTCTATTTCTTTAAATTTAAATCATTAGGATATTTACCATACGTATTATCCCAATCTTTAATTTTTTTATTTAATTCTGCGAAATAATGACAAGGATCATTATATTCTTCAAGATTAAATTCTAAATCTTTAATATTTGTAATTTCTTGGTCCCAAGAAGAGATAATATCAGATTTTAATTCATGAGCATATTGTGGCTCTACATTATAAAATACATATTCATATATTTGAATAAAATCTTTAATAAAAGATGTCGGTAATTCGATATCTAAGACATCTTCAATTTCGTCGAGAATATATTCACATTCTATGTAAATTTCACGATCGGTAATTTCGATGCCATTAATAGAACCTTTAAATTTCTGAATTATTTTTGCGTCCATTTATTCGACCTTTCCTTCTACGACAGAATAACCGTATTCATTGTAATAATGTTCAACATAAACAGATTTATCAGGATGAACAGTTACGACATATAAATAAGTAACATTGCTACTATAATTAAAAACAAAAATACGATTATTAAAATCTTTTTCGTTGTAAGCAATTTCTTCTAAACAATCTTCATTAAAATTTTTAAGATCTTTTTTAATAGCTTCTATTGCTAATTTTTTATAATGATCGTGTATAAACATAGTTAATCCGCAAATTTACAAATGCTTTCATCATTTGCATAATCCGTAATCCAAATTTGATAAGTTTCTTTATTAATTAAATGACGAATATATTTTTCGATAGAACAAGCTTCTAAGAAACCTTTTTTAGATCTCCAGATGATATTTCGAATATCATCAGTTTTACTATCAATTACTTCGAGCCTAAATTCCAAATAATCATCTTCATACCAATTTAAAAATTCTTCTTTAACGCGGCTTTCAAACTTAGCTAATTTTTCATTTAAATCGTCATTTTCATCTATAACATATGTTCTATATAGACCAGATAATCTGTTATGTAAATTGATTATATACATATAAATCACCTTTATTTAAATTAAAAGCCTCCCAATTAAGGGAGGCTATGTAATTAATTATTTATTTATTTATTAATATAAGTTTTAGTACCATAATCATCACGTTTCATATGAGTGAATGGATCATCGTTTTTATTAACACGCAAACGTTCTGTTTTGTGAACAGAATTATCTTTACCTGCTACAGTGTCGATACGATAACGCATGATTTTATTTACTTCTTCAAGTTCTGGTTCAAATTCTTTAATAGCTTTAGCCATTTGAGCATCGATAATAGCACCATTATTTACAGCTCTCCAAAGAGCGGCAGCAAATTCATAACGAGTCATTTTAGCATCGCCTTTGAATGTACCATCTGGATAGCCATTTAAATAGCCTTTATCGGATAATTTCTTAACGAAATCATATGCCCAATGATCTTTAGGAAGATCGCTATATTCGAAGTCTGCATCTTGACCTGCTTTTTGAGCAGAAAGATTTTTAACTAAGTTATCATATTTTTGAGAAATAGCACTTAGTTGCAATTTTAGATCTTGAACTTCTTTAGCGACAGCTACTTGTTTATTAGTAGTCATAGAGCTATGAGAACCGAAACGAACAGTTGCACCGGTATTAATCATATTTTCACCAGTGCCTAGAGTAGTACCAACACTTAACAATACGTTTTCGTTAGGTTGGTAGAAAGCACCTAAAGCAGTAGCATTTTTGCCTTTATAGTTACCGAAGCCTACACTAAATTGCCATTTTTCATCGGCATTAAAATCTAATGGATGTAACGCACTTAAAGCAGCGGCATTAGCGCCAACTTTAGCAGTTTGATTATCGGTATAAGATTTAGATTGATTTAATACATTACCAGCTGTAGAATTAATTTTATTATCTAAATCTTTAACGCCACTTTCAAGAACAGTAATTCGACCTTCATGATCAAGAATTGTATGTTCAGCTGTACGAATATCATTAGCGTTTATAGTCACTCTTTGGTCTAAACCATTAATACGACCTGTTAATTGATCTTTAGCATTATTAAGTTGAGACACATTAACTGCGTCAGTATCATTTTGACCAGCTGTTACATTAGTAATTGTTTTATTGCCAGCGTTAATGCCGTTATTATTAATAGCTACGCCATTATTAAATTGAACAGAGTTCATATTAGTTAAATCTTTATTGACATGAACTGCGAATTCTTTACCACCATCAATATTTTTTGTTTCTGTAACAGTTGTGTTAGTTCCATCAACAACAGTAGTAAATTTAAGAGCATTAATCACTGCGTTAAGTTGGGAACCATTAATTGCATCAGTAGATGTATCATCTATTCTACCTGCTGCAACATTTGTTAATGTTCTTTTATAATTTTGAACACCACTAAAACCAGCTTTGCCATTAGCACCGATAGACACAGTACTATTAGCTACAGCGCCAGCAAAATTATATTTTTCACCATTAATATAAATGCTGTCTGTAGATACTGCTTCTTCTGTCGTAGAATTAGTTCCTAATGCTACAGAATTTTGTACATCAGCTAAAGTATTATTACCAATTGCAACAGCATCTTGTGCAATTGCTTGACCATGGGTGCCAACTACAATGGCACCTTGATTGTTAGTTGTAGAATTAGAGCCAAAAATAAGTTGTTCTGGTTTCTCACCTTTAACTGTGTTATTATAGCCAAATACAGCAGATTGGGCAGATTTAATTTCGCCATTATTGGCACCAACTACAACGGTATTGTCTGCATTAACTTTATTAGTTCTACCAAGTACTACACTAGAGACACCGTTAGCTTCAGAACCATTACCAATTGTGATAGTATCATGAGCAGAAGAAATTGCTTGAGTACCAATAGCTACAGTATAATCTTGATTAGCTTGAGCATTGCTACCAAATACAAAAGTATTTCGACCTAAAGCTTGAGCATTTTCACCGCCAACAAAAGCATTTTCGCCATGCGCTTTATTACTTGTACCACTAACTAAAACATTTTTAGCGGATACTTCATTGCCATAACCGCTAACTTGAACACCAGAAGCATTTTCTTTGATAATGTTTCCATAACCAGATACATTATTGTATTGCCCATCTACTTTATTTTCATAACCACTTACAGAAGAACTTCTTGCAGACACATTGTGTTTTTCACCATTTACTAAGGAATTTTCAGTAGATTGTTCAATAGTATTATTCATACCAATAACTAAAGAATTATTAGATTTATTTGTATTTTTATGGCCACTTACTAAAGAAGATGTTCCACTTACAGTATTTTCTGTGCCAACAGTTAAGTTATTTGCATTACTAATAATGTTAGAATGACCTGCGGTAAGAGTATTGGCACCAGATGTATGGTTTTTATATCCAGCAGTAAAAGAACTTGTTGCTGTAGAATCTGCTTGATTCTCTACACCAAGTACAAATCCATTATCACCATTAGATGTATTACCAATACCAATATTAGATCCTTGAGCAAATACATTACCAGTTGCTAAAGACGCCAATACTAAACCTGTTAATAAAATTTTGTTATTCATGATTTTTTTCCTTTTCTTTCATTAATTCAATAATATCATTTACTGTTTTTTTATGGAACTCATTATCGGCTACATACTCAAAAAATATTTTATTGTCGCCACTTTTTAAAATTCTAATACCATTATTAAAATCAATTTCATTTTCAGTGGTATGAATTAAAAATTCAAGGACTTGATAAAACAATGTATTTTTAAAGTCTTCGAACCATTGATTTGAATCTTTTACGAAAATCCCTTTTCTTGTAATCCTCATTTTGTTCCTTGTTCATTTAACAAAATATATAAATTATCTTTATCTTCTTCTGTTGGTAATTTATTTATTAATACATCTATTTCATGTTGAATAGCAGATGCTTCAGACAAATAAATACTATCGGTTCTTATTAATTGACCTGGACGAATACCTTTACCATAACAAGCAATTTCTCGGCCATGTTCTTCGATACGATTAGGATAAAATTCTGCATCGCCAAAGCCCAACAAAGTTGTTTTCCAAATGTAGCTAGAATTATCAAATATTAATTTATCGACAATATTTTTATAGCTATATTTTTCTTTATTATATTCAAACATAATATCTTTTTTTACATAGTAATAAATTCTTCTATTATCATAACTTTGTTATAATGCTTCCTAATAAAGTGTTCTTTGTATTGATATAGTAATCCCATAATATCATCTTTATTAGAACTAGAAGAAATAACAATTACATTATTATAAATTGATACATCAATTTTAATTTTTTCATTGTGTTTGTCTTCATAAACAAATACCTTGGTAAAAAATCCAACATTTTCATTATAAGAATAACCATAACAATTTCTGCTATTGTCATAAAGTAATGGATAATGTTTTTCATTTTCATCGACCAAATCAAAGAACGTTTTAGCCAAATCACCATTTTTAAATGCTAATGTAGTTCTTTGAATTCTTAATCTTTTTAACAATTCATCTGACATGTTATTTAACCTATTATTCCTTTTACTTTGTTATTGATGTCGCTAAAAACAATTTCGAAATCTTTATCTGATATCCATGAATATAAGATTCTATTATTTCTGAATTCTTCTAACTGAAAGTCTTCAACATAATATGTTCCAGTAATATTTTCTTTTTTAAAGACTTCTATCATAATCTCAAAAACTTTTGTTAACTTATCGTCATCAGTATTTTCAAGAACATCAATAAGATTAGGAGCATACTTTTCAATCAATGACCATGTAGTAGAATCGTTTTCTTGAATATGTTCAAACAATATTTGTAAGCCATATTCTGTTTTAAAATCGAAGTAGTCAAAACCGTCATCATGATTATTAATATTTTCAGCCGTATATTCCAATACATTTTCTTCACTTTTAATGATCGTCAATACTGTTTTAATCTCGTTGTTTGCTTCTTCAACTCCTGTTATTTCAATTTGACCGTTAAAATCGGCTAAATATTCACAGCCAGATTCAAAATCGCGACCTTCGACGATAGCACCAAAACCGATATAATCATTAATATTCTCAAAAGTAATAGGCATTTTGGCGCTAGCATTTTCGATATCTTTTTGACTAAAGCTTAATATCCATTTAAAACTATTTTCATATGACCATCTACCAATCGAAGTAAAGCTTAAAGGTTCTGAATGGACATAATCAAAATCTTCATCGATTTCAATATCGCTAGAGCCTAATTCAGTATTACCGTAATATCCAGGATATACCTCACAGAACTCTTCGATAATTTTTTTAAATTTTTCTCGATTTTCAGGAATATCTTCTAAGCCTTTGTGATAAAAAGTAATATCGCCATAAAAGCTCGATTCATTTGCCATTAAAATCCCCCATTAATAAAATAAGCAGCATCCTCAATAGAATACTGCTTATTAATTAATTACACATTAACTGCGTCTTTAGCAGTTTTAGATGCTTTAAATTTAAATGTTTTAGATGCTGCAATGTGAATTTTTTCACCGGTTGCAGGATTATGGCCTTCACGAGCCGCGCGTTCACCGCGTTCGAAAGAACCAAAACCAGAGATGGCTACTTTTTCACCTTTTGCTACTTCGTTAACGATCGTAGTAAATACTTCAGACACAATAGCTTCTGCAGCTACTTTAGTAGCTACTAATTCTTTTTCGACAAGTATTGCTGCAATTTCTTTTTTAGTCATGTGGATTTCCTCCATTAAAAACAAAAATTAGTATACACTTAATATACACTAAAGATCGGTCATTGTCAATTTTTTATTATGTTTCTTAACAAAATTCTTTAATCGAAGATTCTCTTGATTGAGATCTTTTGCTAAAGAAATTAAAGTATCGACCTTTGATTGAATATCTTCGTTATTTTTAATGTATTTATTAACAAGCTCGGAAAGACTAGCAATTTCTTTTTTGAGTCTTTCATTTTCTTCTTGATACATATTAAGTTCTGCTTTAATATTATTTTTCTTATAACCAGACTTAATAATTTGTTGTAAGTTATAAGAAATTGCTTGTCTCGATACTCCGTATTGATTAGCAATATATTCTAAAGTATGCCCTTCCAAATAGAGTTCTGCTCTATTTTTTCGAACAGGATCTAAAGAATTTAAGTCGACATATTTCATTCGGTCTTTTCTTTCTTTAAGTTCTTGTTTTGAGCAAATATTTTGTTCTGATAATTTTTGTTTGCATTTTAAACAAACATTGCCTTTGCTGTTGGGCCCAAGCAAAGTTCCACAGTCTTTACAATATTTAGATTCTTTTTTATACTTTACAATAAGATTATCTAGATCAGTATTTTTATTATCTCCATCTTTAAAGCTAATAGAATAAATTGGTCTTCCTTCTGCTAAAAAAGCTTTAGCTTTTAAATGAGACACAGCAAAACGTTTATTATCTGAGTTTCTCATTACGATATAACCTCGTCTTTGGTCATATGTTCCTTTATTAACAGTATAACCAAAGTAACGAGTAAATTGTACTATCTTGTCTTTGTAAACATAAAAACCGTCGACAATAATACAGTTCTCATTTTTAAGATCGTCACTAACCTGTAATGGCGTTAATCTAAACATTCTTTAACTCCGTCATAATATTCTTTCGGCGTAATGCCTCGGATATATTTATAAGTAATACTATGTTTAATTGCTTTATTAAGTTCTTTAATTTTCTTATCGTCTAAATTAGTCAAATCGGACCAAGATACTTTTAGATAACGAGTTATTCCACATTCTTTTACTGTATAATAGAAAGAAATTTCTTGGCCGACAGTTTTTCTAATTATCGATACATTATTTAACTTTTCCATTAGATTTCTTTTCCATATCTAAAATATTATTATAATCAAATTCGTCATAAGCATCTGTTGTTATACCAATGATTGTATTTAATTTATTTCGAATGTGAAAATAAGAAGGATCATCAATCTTAGCACTACATTTTTTATGCTCTTCGTCTAACCAATCTAATATAACAGAAGCAATGTCGCCTATAACTTCTAAACAATTTTCTTTAGTTACCATTATCTAAACCTTCCTCGATATTTAAATTTAATAGGGACACAATCATATTTCATAAATGGACGAATATGCCCTTGCAATCTTAAAGCTTTTTGTCGATTTCGAATCCTGCCGAAAGAAAAATCACTAATCTCAGTATATCGAGAATCTCTAAAATAAGGAGATGGCCATTCCCAAGATTTCCATAAGAAATCTTCTCTTTCATATTTATTTTTTAAAGTTTTAAATACTTCAAAGAAGTCGTCATATAATTTTTGTTCTCGCAAAACATCACATTCAACTGGTTCACCATTAGGATATGTATAAGCACCATCAATATCTTCTAAGCTACTAGCATTAGTTCCGTATTGAGCGCCAATTACGATAATATATTTATCGTTAGTTTCTTTATCAGTAACAATATATTTACATAGACGACCATCATAATTTTTAATGCCAGAAGTTTCTGTCGTCATGATAAGATGAACATCATTATTTTCATATTCAATAGTATATTCTTTTTTATCTCGATACTTTAGCCAAACAAAATTACAATCTCGATTAGTTAAACTATCTAAAAGATTCGGTATTAAAAGTTTATTTTGATGATCGATAAAAGTTAAAAAGCAACAATCATCTTTTAATACAGATAGAACAAAGTTTTTCCCAAAAACTGCTCCATGCCCATCAATAAGCCTAGTATCTGGATTAAAAGCTTTTACAGAATATCCTTTCTCTTTTAAAGAATCGATATACTCTCTAGCTTTATTATTTTGATCTCTAGGCAATAACAGTTCATCGTTTTTCCAAATGTAACAACCATAATCAATAAATGCCATTATTTAATTTCCTTTCTAATATCCTAATAATGTCATTGTTATTTTTGTCATTAATGCAATTAAGAACATAATAGTTATAATAATACAAAAACCAAATGATACTGCCGAAACACAAAAAGAAATATGTCTTAGATATTTAAATATTTTTTCTTCAGAATTTCTTATTACAATATAAATAAGAGAAAAGACACTTCCAATTAAAATAATAAGTAGAAAGTAAAAAATAAACATTTCACTTTGCATTTAACAATCTTTTCTTTAATTCTCTATATTTTCTTCGCCAGTTTAAATTATGTTTTCGTTCTCTTATAATGCAATGAGCTAATTCATGAACAAACGTATCTTCAACTTCGCCGGCGTTGAAATTAATATTAATAATTGCTGGACCATTTTCAAAGAATATAGATTCTCCGTATACAGAATCTTTTTTAGTTTCACAAATCATAATATCTAAGTTACAGCTATTTTCATATTTTTCAGCAATGTGCTGGAATTCTTTTATTCGTTTTTTTCTTAATTTATGATCGTAATATATTTCCATTATTTTTTATATAAAAAAAGACGACCCATAAAGGGCCGTCTTAATTATAACCTACTAATTTATTAATACTATTTTTTATTTTCAAAGGGAATTTATCTAAAATTAATTGGCTGTACTTATAAGCCTTGTATTCCCAGAATATATCATGCCATTCTCTATATGGGACTTTAGTAAGTAAACTTAATTTAGCTAACATACAAAATGGCATATCTTTTTTACCGTTACAAATTCTTTTTAACTCAAACGGATTTACATTTAATAGCTTAGAAAAATCTTTTATAGTATATCCACACGATTTAATATATTCATTAAGAACTAAACCTGGGTTTACAATATCACACATTATCTTTGATATGCTGTCCACATGACAGTGCCACCGTCAATATGGGCAGGATTCATGTCTTTAGTATGCACAATACCTTCGACACGCTTATATTGAACGCCATAGTTAATATAGGCTTTATTATCGAGATATGTTGCACCGACTTTAACTTTTAAGTTCTTTTCATGATTGATCTTGTAGACGTCAACAGATTTTTCTTCTTCGATAATTTTAGTTTCGTCAGATTTTGTTTGAATTTTAGATTGAGTATCTTGAGAAATATAATCTGAACGTCCACCACGAGCAACATGCTGAACTTCTCTGACCACAGTTACAGGCTGTTCTCCCTGAATATATTGAGTACGAACAATTTCTTGCACGACAGGAGTGCTTCGTTGAGATATTAAATCTCTTCGTTCGTTCTCAAACTTTAATTTGGCGCCGCCTGTTAGCTTTGCCTGATCTTCTAAGCTATATGTTGTAACATGATATTTCTGATCATAATATTTTTCTTGTAATTGGTCGTATTTCTGTTTAAAACTTACTCCCCATGCAAGGATAGCAACAAAAACAGCTATAACAGCCAAACAAACAAATACAAGTTTTTTATGCTCTTTAATCCATGTTACAAAAGAAGCAAAAGTAAACATGATTCCAATCCTTATTTAAATAAAATATAAACTTTTGGTTAAGCACTATTTATATTACCAAGAAAAATGTGCAGAAAGCTTATTTCTTTAAATACATTATAGATAGTGCAAATTTTTTTATAAAATTTGTGTATGTTGCTATTGCTTTTATACACAAATTAATGTAATATAATTATATGAAAAACAAATATAGATATACAAATACAACTGTGTCTTTGATACATTATCATTTTATATTTTGTCCAAGATACAGAAGAAAAATTTTTTTGATTCCGAAAGTAGAACAACGCTTTAAAGAATTAATACAATTAAAATGTCAAGAATTAGAAATAGAAATTATTACTATTGAATGTGATAAAGATCATGTTCACATATTCTTAAATTGTTCACCTACTTATAGCCCATCAAATATTGTACGAAACATTAAAAGTTATACGAGTAAAATACTGCGCAAAGAATTTTTAAAATTAAATAAAATGCCCAATTTATGGACAAAAAATTATTTTGTTTCAACTGCTAATAGTATATGTAACAATACTATTAAAAAATATGTAGAAAATCAAAAAAAACGATATTAAATAAAAATACATTATTAATAAAGGTGGTGAACATAAATGAAAAATTTTGTTGTTCAATTTCTTCTTAAAACAGAAAAATATCAAGAAGATATTTTAAATAAACGTTTTGAGATTGGTAGACAACTCTATAATTCTTTAGTAAATATAACTCAAAAAAGATATAAAGAGATGATTAAAACTAAAGAATATAGAAATCTCATATTGCAATTATCAAATGATAAAAAGAAAAATAAAATTATTTGGAAGCAAATTAAAAATATCAGAAAGCAATATGGTATGTCAGAATATTCATTTCATAATGATGTAAAAAAAATGCAAAAACATTTTTCTAGTAATATAGATTCCTTTACCTCTCAAAAAATAGCTACTAATTTATGGGAAGCATATGATAAACTTTTCTATAGAAATGGACGAAAAGTATATTATAAAAAATATAATAATTTTAATT